CATATTCCTGAGAAACTAATTTCTCTTGAGCTTCTAATAACTGTAACCCCATATTCCCTAATGGGCTTTTTTCAATTCTATACCTAAAATATTTATCATTCATATATCATCACTCCTAACTCCAACATGGCTGAATCATTATATTTTTACTTCCGTTCCATTCTGTGTAATTGTATCTAACAATCTTGTACAACGTAGGCTTGTACCCTTCATTTAATTCCCTTACATAATTCTTACACATTGCATCATAAGCTGCTTCATATGTGTCATATTTATCTGGAAAACTACCACTTCCGTTTGCCATTTCAACTTTATATCATCTTTTTGATACGTATTCATCTTCCATTCGAAAATGAGAAAGTAATAACATTCCAATCGTATGTTCCTTTGAAGAATCAGGATAGACCATTACATATTCATTACCATCTATATCTTTCCATTTTGAATCTTCATCTATATAATAAAATTTACCAACCTCAATCTGGTGAATCATAAATTTTCTTGCGCTAACACATTTTACTTTTAACATAATTCATCAACCATCCTTCCCATTACTTACTCAACCGTAATAACATATTTTTCACCAGTTGCATTACATTTTGGGCATGTTTCAATTCCATTTGCATAATTCTCTGCCAACCATGCAGCGCCACATTTTCTGCATCGCATTTTAGTTGACCAACCTCCATTCTTTTCGCTATCAATAGTTCCATAATCAACAAATCCTACTACCGCATCACAATCAATCACTCTAATCTCCATTAGACCCTCATTATGAAATTGCTATTTCATCACTCATCTTTTAAAACATTTTGTAAAGCAATTACCGTTCTCAACGCCTTCATTGCTTCATTAAGCTCTAATCTACCAACTTTGATTGCAGTTGAATTAACTAATGCTTCTTGTTTTGCTTCCCGTAATTTTGCTAATGCTTTTTCTTTATCCATATCACTCAACCTCTCTTTCCTATAATACTTTAATCAAATTCTTACTAACCCATCGTTTCGCACCTTGTAACGAACCTGCCACATACAAATAATCATCTCCGCTTGCCTTATTTATAATTCCATAAGCACATTCTCCAATTTTATCAATCCAAACAAACTGACTGTTTTCGGTTAATTTGCAAGCCCATTGTGTAGGTTCTCCATTATCACAATCACATTCATGTATTATTCTCCATTTCATTTTCATCACTCCAATCTTTAATTTATCAGTTTCCCTAACTCTACCATCAACTCATGTTTGAACCCAATAACTGCAAGTACCTGATTGATGCCTTCAGCATATCCTCTGTGATTCCACGCCTTAGTTTCCAAAATATGCCTTTCTGTTGTGTTATAATTATTTCCAGCTTTGTAAAATTCTTCATTTGCGGTTTCTGCATTTCTGATCGCTTCATCCAATAATTTTTCACATTTTATAGCTTCTAATTTTGTCATTCTAAGCACCTCCATCATTTAACAATATTCCATATTGTACCTCCCAGAACTATCATTTAATTTCTTTGATGTAATATGTACAATTAATTCCAACATCATTTAAACCAAATTCTAATGCTGTTTCTACCTCTTCTACTGTCGAATCATCATAAATCTCAATCTCTACCGTAATTGTTTTCATATCATCTCTTTCCTCTAAAATTTCCATACTATTTCTCCCTTCGAAATTTTTACTTCATCTTGTCGTTTCCATCAAGCATCTGTTTAAATATTCGCCAAATTCAATACCAGCAAACTCAAATAACATTTGTCTTAATGCTTTTTTATCCCTGCTTCCCTTATAAATTTCAAAGATATCTAATGAAATTCCAGAAAATTCAAAATCAGATTCATCCATAATATCTTTCAAAATTGTATCAGAATCAATCACTTCCCCATTTGGAGTGTTGTGATATAATTCTTCTACTTTTTAATATCCTCTTCTAATTTGTAGTTTTTTTACATAATCCATCATTTTCTTTATCTTACGTGACATAATACCAACCTCCTTTTAAAATTCATTTTCCTCAAACTCTCTCAATAATGCAGAATATTTATTCCAATCCTTTAATAACTGATCGTATTCATTTTTCTCTTCGATAGTTGAATAATGTTTCCACCAAATTGTATCATATTTTTCTGTCATTCTATTATGATATAACTCTTTTGTTCTTGCCGCATTTTCTGCCTTTTGTTTAAGAATTTTATGAATTTCTTCGATGGTTTTAATTTTCATATAATCAATTCTCCTTTCCGTAAGCTGCTAAAATCCAATCTCCATCTCCCATTAATTCGTCTGTTTCTTTGTTATAAGCATCAGGCAATCCTTTATCATGTTTCTTAATAAATTCCGCTACTACATCAATGGCTCCATCCTCATCTTCATCATGTAATCGAAATGATACATAGTCATCAAAATAATACTTAAATTCATTAAATTCAACATCTCCGTTTTCATACAATTTAAGTTCCATTTCTAATCGCGGATTTTTAATTTCTTCATCGTTAAACCCGATTCCTTTTGCATATTCCAACCATTCATCTTTAATATAATCTGGAATATCTTCGAATAACACTCTGTATTCCGTTGCACCTTTATAACCATATTCTCTACATGATGTACTTTTCCATGTAATTTCTACTGGCTTCATATAATCAGTTCTCCCTTCTAATCTACTAATACTAAATCATAAACATCATCCAACCACTTGAACATTTTATCAGTATCTTCATCATCGAAAACTCCATCCTGTATATTTAAACGAATATAGTCCTCAATATACCATCTGCCTTTACCTTTCATATTTGCAGTAATATAATCTTGGAACTGTTTTAAATTAGTCATAGTATCATCTACCTTTCTGAAATATATTTCTTTATAAAATCATCAGCTTCCTTTTCAGTCATCATATCAGACAACCAACAATCACAATTAGAGCCAAATTCTCCAAAATCTTCTTCAAAAATACATTCGGCAATAATTTGATTTGATGCATTTCCATATGTTTCTCTTATCTCATCCAGTGAACTATAATAACCAGAAATATAAATTTCCATCATTCCTTGCGTATAATTCTTCAGATCAATCGTTGCGGTTTTCACTAAATATGATTTATCTGGATAATCTTCATCTCCATTACAGGTGTCATAATACAATTTCTCAATAAAACTAAATGTACCATCTGCATTTTCTCTACAATATTGTAAGCAATCATCATCTGTACAATACCATTTACTCATTACACCAACACTCCTTTTCCTGATATAAATATTTTTACTCTATAATCTGGATGTTCTTGTAGTAATTTCATAACATCATTTCTTTTATCATTTGTACAATGTAAAATCACATTTCCATTTCTGTCACAAATATAACTTCTAAATTCCATAATCACATCTCCTCCTAGATTAAATTACCAGAAATGTAATTATAAATATCATCTAATGTAGCACCATAAAAATACATTTCTTTAAATGCTGTCAACACAGCTTCTTCTAATAATGCCCAACATATAGTTTGGTAATCTGTATTTCTGTCCATAAGATAATAAATAATATCGCTCATAGAATATCGTTCCTCTACCTCTGTAAATTTTTCATTTCTAATAAGAGATGCAGGAACTCTAAAATATTTTCCATTCAAGTTTTGTGTTACCCATATATTTTCAATTTTATAAACAGAAACCATTTCTCCAGATGCAAAAACATTATTATCAACAAGACTCATACATTCCATGAATACTGTATTTCTATTAATCACATTTCCCATCTATATATTCTCCCTTCTAAAAGAAAAGAGAAGTTGCTTTCACAACCTCTCCTACCAGTTATCACATTCTTCTTTTATATTATAAATTTCTTTAATTTCAATTTCGAAATCATCTGGATCGTATTCACATCCATCAATATTCCAACCATCCATATATGATTCTTTCATCATATTTGCTTCTTCTTCCGCCTCTTCATATGTCTTATAAACACCCCACTCAAAATCACTACTATCTCTCATAAATCCTCCATCGTAATATATAATATACTTATACATATAATCATTCTCCTTTCCCTATGAAATAATTCTTTCATAGGTGATAATGTATAGATTGCTTCTTTAACAAACTCACCTTTTCTTGCATCAAATAACATCACTACACTCTTCATTTAAGACACTTCTTTCCAATCAATTACCTGCCTATAACCATCTGCCTGTAAGATATGAATTTTTTCATCCTTATCAAGTTCATAATGATTTCTGAAAAATTCTTTTAATCCCTCTTCTCTTTCCGCTCTCCATAGTTCATCATGAGTGATTACATCTCCAAACTCTTCTTCATCCGTTGTTACGGTAATATCAGAAATTTTTCCAAAATATATTGCTTCAAGTAAATCTGTATCCACATCTCCCTTGACAATGTAATCTTGCCAATCGCCCTGACTATATCCTGTAATTGTACCAGTCTCAAAAGTATCTTCCGGATAAAGCAATCTGATTACATCAACAAGAATATCTTCCGTACATCTGCATTTATCATACATTTCTTTTAATTTTGCATTCACTTCATCAGATACATCCGTTGGATATTCGTCATAACAATCAATATTATCCAAGATCTCTTTTGCTTTCTGATACCATTCTGCCTCAGTACAGCCTGTAAAATCTCTATTGCCCGTAAGAACAACTTGTTCATCGAAGTTTTCACAGCCACAATAATCTTTCCATAATTCATTTTTTCCATATAACCAAAATGTTCCTTCTCCTGTGTTATCAATTCTAATATCTACCATATTAATCAACCTCACTTTCTATTTAATTAAGTCGTAATCTCTCATTTCTTTTTCAGTAAGCTCTCTGTTGTAATACAACTCAGCCCACACCATTTTTCCATTAACTTCCGTTCTATCGTCATAATTTACAAAATCCATAAATCCTTCTTTAGGCTGCGTTCCCATGCTTACAGGACGCAATGTGGAATAATATTTTTCCCACCCATATTTATCTGCACTCTGTCTTACATAATCTGTATTACTCATTTGCAATCTCCTTTACATATTTGTTAAACATTTCTTCAAACTGCTTTCCCATTCGCTTGATAAATCCACTCATTAGTTCATTAGATTTTTCAAGTTCTTTTGTTTGCATATCATAATTACGTAATCTGTCATAAGTATCTATGTCTATAATTCTTCTCATTTCGCTTTTAGTACAACAATGCGGTTCGCAATATTCTTCATAAACCATTTTATTATCTATAAAAATCTGTTCCCACATTTTAATATCAAAGCATTCATCGCTTACATACCAAACCATGTAATACTCTAATGCTTTTTCAAAGCTGTCAAAATCTCTATTTGTATATAACTCCCAAGGTGCATCGCTATGTGGAGCATTAAGACTTTCCGTTGCTTTTACAAATTTATCCCATGTTTTTGCATCATTGATAATTTCAATGTGATAGTTAATTCGTAAATTACTTTTATTCATTTCGCATCCTCCTTCCATTACAAAAGGCAGACACAATTATTTGCATCTGCCTCTATTTATTCTCTGTTTTACTTGTCAACTTCTTTTACTTCAAAGATTTCGTATTCAACATCGCCATTGTCAAGTCCGTAAATTCGCTTACATTCTTCAACAGATGATACTATACAACTTTGCGTTCTCCATTCCCAATTACTCATTGCATCTTTATATTTGAATGTTATATTAAGCATCTGCATTCTCCTCCTTTGATGTAATAAGCTTTGTAATCTTCTCTCTGAAAAATTCACAATATCCGTTAATACTTCCGTCATTGTAAACCCAGAACCAATCCTCATCACAACTCCAGAAAATCATTACTTCATGACCTGCTGTAACACTGTCAAATACATGCTTGTTTCTCGTCCCGTCTTTTGATGTGAAGCATTTCTTTACACTATCCTCACTTGCTCCATTTTTACTCATTTTTAGATATAAATATCTTCTAAGATTTTTTAAATCCCTTTCTGTCTGTATATCAAAGATTTCAACCATATCATCATATGACAAATCATCGTTAATATCATTCTGAGGAACACAATCTTTTTTTGTCAGTCTCTTTAACTCTTCACTAATTGCAAACAGTGCTGATTCTTCATATTTCTTACACTCTTCTTCACTTCTAAATACAATCCCATCCTCTGCAATGTACTCTGTTCTTACTACTACTTCTTTTGTTTCTCTTACTTCGTTTGTTCTCATAATTTTAATCTCCTTTTCTTATACTATATATTGTTTTTTTATACGTTTTGCTTACTACTATATCTTGTAATTATCGTGCCAAGAAATTACAATTTCATTACCAACCACTAATATGTAATCCTTTATCAGTATAAATCCTAACCCATTTGTATTTATTGTCTAAATCATTATCTATACAATATTGAACTGCATCGTCTTCCGTTGGAAATTCTTTTGATATCTGTATAAAATCTTCACTAATATCATTTCTAACTCTTACATTAAAAGATTTTGCTGTCCTCTTTGCAATAGAGCTAAGACTTTCTATATGCTCTCCCTCCATAGCAAATAACATTGGCTGATAATCTTTATCATGATTATGTCCGTTTGTTCTTTTCATCATTTTTTCATATGACATGTTTTCCTCCTTATGGTTGCTGATAAATCCAGTTTCCATGCCTTACCTTATTGCTATCTTTGTTCCAAAAGCCTAATTTAACCATACCTTTAACGCTCCCTGTTACATGAATGCATGAACATTTGTCTGTAAATCTTTTACCAGTTGCGTTTTCATACTTTCGTGGACTACTGTAATATGCCATATAATCACGCTCCTATCTGCTAATTTTCATACCACTGAAATGCACAATCATACATCATTTTGCCTGTTATCTGGTCTTTAAATGTAGGACAATGCCAAGCCATTCTATAATCATGTGCCTTACACCATTCTTCAATTACCTTTGTTGTAAGCGGTGTTACATATACATATAAGTCAGATCCATACGAAGGATGATACATTTCTTCTTTTGGATAACCTGCTTCAATTAACATTTCCATTAATGTTTTCTGCATAATTCTTCACCTCCATTTCTCATATCAGACAATTATCATAATCATAAATATCTGGATATGTCTGCCTGATTGTGTATTTATTGCCTCTGTTACTTGCAAATACAATTCCTTCTGTTTCCTTGTTGATGAATTTGCAAAGATAATCAACATCTTTTCTGTGATAATTTCTGTTAATAAGAACATCTGCCATATCGGAATATGACTTTTCATAACAGCAATCACAATTGTAAAATTCATTTCCAGTTTTCTTTTTTACATAAAGCAACTTATCCCATTTATTTTTCATAGGGAACTTTTTAATAAGTGCTGCAACCACCTTTTCTCTTGCTGATCTCTGGTCGTACATCGTTCCATAAGTCTTGTCATCAAACCAATTTCCGAGATACATATAAGACTGAATCCATGCTCTATCATTTACCCAAGGTGTATCCCGCATTACATAAGGTGAATCAGTACATACAAACTCGTACCACTCAATACCACAATATTCATGTTTATGTTTTACCTTTGTGAATTGATATTTATGACCTAAATACTCAAACTCTGTATCTGGAATAGGTTCATATCCAATTTCCTTTTCCGCCCAACATCCTGTCCAATTTTCGTCATAATCATTTGCCTTTTCAGGATATAAGTCTGGATCTTTATAAGATAACAACCACTGATTTATTTTCATTGTGGTATCTCCGTTCCAACATTCAGCCCAAAAGTTCTTAGTCAAGTCTTCCGTATTATGCTGAAGCTTTTCCTTTGCCTTATTCCACTCTCTTTTAATTACTGTTTCAAATTTTGGAAGTTTATTTCCATCCGCATTTGAATATCTGATTGCTTCATTTCCATTTTCATCACAACAGATAAACATTACATCATCTGCCATTGGTGCATTTAATTCACAGTAACCAAGCGGATCACATACCGAATACCAAGTTCCCTCATTCCCATATGTATATCTTCCGTAATATCTATGCTTCCCTTCAATTTTTTCAACTGTTTTCCAAAGCTCGACATAATTATCATCTTCGCCTCTATATAACTGAACTTTAATTTCTCTCATATTAATCAACCTACCTTCCTATCTCACATATGGAATATCTTTTCCATGCATATAATTTTCACCTCTAAAACAATCACCACAGTATTCCCAAATTCCTTCATCTACCTTTTTAAATGTGGAATATGTTGTTCTACCTTCTCCATTTTCATCAATTCTGCTTAAACATGGCTCACCAATCTGTGAGCAATCACTTCTCATACAAGCTGGTGGTAATAAATCCATGAAGAAGTCAATCATATCTTCTGTGAAATACTCACCAACTTCATGTGCATCAAGTCCAAAATAGTGTTCTTTATCTACAACTTCCTTTCCCTTGTACATTTTCGGTTCGCTTAATGGAACACCATCATATTCGACTTCTTCAATCACTAAATCTTCATTGAACCATGTATATGATTCATAATGCTTTTTATAAACTTCTGCTGCTTTGCGTGTTGGAAAGATTTGCGGATTACCTGCTGATAATCTATATTCTCCGTTGTAATACACAACTTCATATCCCTTAAGTCCCTTTGTCCATCCTGGAATATCAGTTTCGATTACATAACCTTTATCAACTGACCATTCAGTTGCTTCATAATCATATTCGTCTACAGGTTCACCAACTGTTTTATGCTTGTAGCTTGCACACTCTTCCTTGCCTTTTTCTGTCAATACAAAATGCTTTCCTTTGTCTGCTTTGTACCAATTGTTCCGTAATTCCATAATTAGTTTCCTCCTTGTAATAAAATAGGCAGCTAGGTATTTATTCTCCTGACTGCCTTTAATCTAGTTTTTAACCCTTTCTTTTCTTATAACTCTCCATCCTGCACATGGGGCATCAGCCCATATTCTCATGCCTTTTTTCCAATCTACGCCATCTCTTATGTGTTCTAATAAATATTTATACATTTACCTTTACTCCTTCCTTAGAAATCTTAGTTTCATAAGTTTTCAATGTCATTCTTTACATTAGCAATATCATCCATCAGATTGTTCATATCGTCATCTTCTCCGTATTCCATATTCTCATGCATATATTTTGTGAGTTCATAGAACATTCTAATTTTCTGTTCATCATTCATTTCATTGAAACATTTCTGCATTTTCTCATTCATTTCTACCATAATTGTTTTCCTCCATTTTTTCTATGAAACACCTAATTCTAACTAATTAGTGCTTTTTTATGAAATTTTAGTTTATTTGCCTGTTGCATCGTGATAATCTTCTTCGTCAATTTCTTCTACATAATCAACATACTTTTCATCTCCATCTTCCTCAAACAGATGATTATCAATGGCATATTGTAACACTTCATCTTCACTACTTACATTTGCCTTAACAAATATAGAATAACCTGCTCCGTCTTTTGTTCCGTCATAATTTATGTGAATATCATAATATCTCATAATATCTACCATCCTTTCTAAAGAAACACACATTTATTATGCTTCTTTAAACTCCTCTTTTGGATCAACAAACTCTATCTTCTGAACCCAGATTGTACACCCGTATTCCTCTTTCAGATGTTTGTATGCAAGTTTTGCACTCTCTTTATTATCTACAGTGCGAAGATGCTCTAAACTTCCATCTGTGTTATAACAACCTAATCTGTACTTCATGATTATTTCCTCCAATATTCTAATGAAATGCGAATTTAGTCTGACTCTAAATCTGCATTCGTTAATCCGTTATTTCTTTCAATTTCCTGCACCTGTTTATCAGTTAATCCAAACACTTCAATCAACACATAGCTCATTTCAAGTAATGCTCCGTGATTATCAGTATTAAATTCATTATCTGTTACCTTTTTATACATTTTTGCATATCTAATCTGATATGCAATTCTCATTTTTTCCCATTCTTCCTGTACAGCGTTCATGGTTACACCTCCATAATTCTATCCAATGTATAGGTACAATTTGCAATTCTGAACCCATTTTCAAAGTATTCAATTTCACTTTCCGTTCTTATGTCTACTTGTAAATACACTGGTTGCTTTCCATCAAAGAAAACTAACTCATGTGGTTTTACCTGGTGTAACACTCTATAAAATGTTCCATCGTTCATGCTATTAACACGTTCTAATTTAAAAACTGCCTTGCCTTGTATCTGCCGTAACTGCTTCTTTAGTTCTTTCCAATTCGTTGCGTTAAGCATAATTAATCACTCCATTCTTCCAAGGAAACACGCATTTATTACGACATTTTCTCAATCTTTTTCCAATCAATCTGTGCAAACATTTGACGGTTAAACTCTTCAAGTTCATCTGCCTTTTCACACTGTTCACAATAATCATCCACATCATCAAAGTAATCATCTTCTGTTTCCATATACCAATCTTCCCAGTCATGAGAATCTTCATCCCATCTCTGAACTCCACCACAATTACAATAATCAGGCTTAATTCTATTCTGTCTTTGATATGCATCATATGCTGCTAACATATCCATTACTTTTTTGCCTTCTTCAACTGTTTTTACAGGAACATAAAATGCTCCCTCCGTTGCACCTGCTTGTGGAATCCACCATACTCTTAATTTATCCATTCTTTTTTACCTACCTTTCACTATGAAATATCCATTTACTCTTGCCACTATTCCTCATCTTCTATTCCAAAATATGTTTTTTCTTCATCTGTCATTTCACAGACTTCATCAAAATATTCCATTGCACTTTCTCTATCATTAGAGATAAGCTCGTCTTTAAATAATGTTGCAAGTTCTTCTAATCTGCAACGTGGAATATAATCTGATTCTGTTCTACTTCTGAAACAATCAAGTGCTGCTTGTAAACAACTTGCCTTTCTTGCTTCATCCCAATAAGTAAAATATATTCCACTTGACCACTTCTGATCTTCTGGCTGTATTGGATCGTAACCGGATGCAACTACATACTGTGTATCACTTTCACTCTGCAATAACGCATAGTTGCCTTTCCGTAAAATTTCAATCCATTTCATTTTCTCTTTCCTCCTTGAAATAATATAAATCTTCGATTCTCAAAATATCTCTATCCCAATCAATCTCTTCGCTGTCAACTGGGAAACCATCATAAATTCCATATTCATTTGCCTCATAAGCCGCGAATCTTAACTCTTCAATTCTTAATACTGAATAAAGAATTTTATCCGTTCTGTAATCTCTCACATTATATGGTTTACATCCAATATCAACTGAATACTGTAAACCATTACTTTCACTTACAACTGTAATAGCAAATAAAGTCGTTTCTGTTCTTCTTATTTCGCTATTTGCTTTTTTGAGAGTTTTCTGTACTACATCCTCTGGAAGTCCAATTTCTGCTAAAATTCCCGGATCAATGAATACAGTAAGTTTCTTTTTACCTGTGAATTCTTTATGCTCTAAAAAATCCGAATGAGATTTTCTAAAATCTGCAATAGATTTACAAATATAATTTGCTTTTGTATTTTTCATTACTTTTCCCTCTCTAGTAACTCAACCAGTTTCAATGCTTCATCTTTAGTGAATGTGATTCCTTTACCCATCTTGGAATGATCTTCATTCCAATCTCTCATATCATATTTCGCTTCTTTGTCGTTCCACGAAATAAGGTTTAACTCTTTCTTCCAACCTTTCTTTCCTTCAGAAATAATACCGATTGTCTTTTTGATTTCGTATTTAACATCAGCCATAATCTCAACTCTCCCTTCTAAATTCCTAAATTATACTTTTTGCTTAATCCATGAGCCAATGCTCCATTAATTTCTCCGTGTGCTGGTACAGCGATCGTCTGCGTTCGCTTGTAGATAACGTGTCCACCCTTTGAACGCTCTTCTCTGAAGCCATTGTCTTGCAACTTCCGTTTAAAATCTTTGTATGGAATATTATTCATATATTCTCCTTTCCATTTTATTTGTGAAATAATCACATTGATGTTCCTGATTTTCAAATCAGGAACATTGTCTAATTACTTCCGTTCTGCCCGTCTTGCCGTTAGCACAGCTATGTATTTGTATTTCGCTTATGTAACTTTTATCTTCTCATCTTGCGCTCAAGTAAATCATAAAGTTCCCCGTTGCTCTTAATCGGATAAATGATACTCTCGTAATAAGTAGCTCCCTTACAATACTTCGTAAGTTTCTCTTTCACCGCATCTTCTCCATAATGAGCATATAACTTTTTTAATACATAAAAGATTCTAAGAGTTAATGCATTTTTACTTGATCCGCTCCATCCAAGTGCTCGAATTAATCTAACCGAATATGAAAGCATTTCTTTATCATTTGTTGCATATCTAAGTATTGATCGAGATGGCTTAATTACGCCAATTGGATTTTCCAATCTGTTATCTTCCGATGTAATCTGAATATTTCTTTCTTCGCAGAAATATTTCAAATTTACATACTCTGGTAAATTTGCCTTGATGCCAGCTCTATACATATCTTCAACAGTCATAGGTTTTCTGTTAATTGCCTGACTTAAAAATGTAAAAATAGCCTCTTCTTTTGTACAATTAAGAACCTCTACAATAATTTTCATAATTCCCTTTTCAAGTCCTTCGTTATAGAGGATAAAAGCAACGACTCTATGCGCTCCATCAGCTACATATAACTTTCCGTTATCTACATAAACTTTAATCGGATCGAATTTACTTTCATTAAACTCCCCGGCGATTCCCATACATTTACCCATCTTCGTATCTCGCTGCCATTCTGGAATGTGAATTAATCTTGCATCAACTACAATATATTTTTTATTCCCAACTGTCTGCGGATACTGCATTGCAACCTCAACTTCTTCTTTCTCTTCTGTTTCAGATAACACTCGTTTGCTTTCGATCCAATTTTCCGTTTCTTCTGGTGTCATTATTCTAACAACATCTTTTAGATTTTCAATTTTTCTGGCTGATTTACTCTTTGCATTTAAAAAGTTAAATCCAATGTTTTGAATTTCAATATCATCTTTATGTACCTTCAAAATCATGCACAGCTTATCAACTACTTCATCCGAAGGATTACTTTTTCCACTTTCGTAATTATTTATAGTGCTGGCAGTCACACCCAATTCTTGTGCAAGTGCTTTCTGTGACATTTTAGCAGCCTTTCTAATCATCTCTAATTTCAGTCCATTAATTCTACACATAATATATTCTCCTTTTCTCTTCTCAAATTTTGTTTCCACTTAGTTTTGTGTACTAAAAAAGCACCCACGCTTTTGTGAGTGCTTAATTACATATCAATTTCTTTTTCGTTTCCGTTTTCATCAATTCCGATAACACGAACCGATTTACCTTGTAAACGCAACGCATCTACTTTTAATTTTGCCTTGTCATAATCCAGATAATCAAATGATTGCAACGGATTATCTGTATTTACAATCGTATATTCTACAATCACACCATCAACCTCCTTTTTAATCCTGCATATCAAAGAAATCAATCGAGAACTCATTGTAAAGTAAATCAGCGAATCCTGTATCTCTCTTTACATACTCTCTCAGAAATTCTTTCTTCGTACATGGTGCAAGTAAACTATGTACATCTTCACGGATATCATCATCCATAAGATTAACGATTGCATCCCAATATCTCTCTGCGTTTCTCCTCTCTATTTCGCTTTATTTATTGATTTCAAAATAGTAACCTGTCCCATCTTCAAAGTAAAGATACAAACCTGTTTCCGTTGATTCCCAACTAACTACTTTCTCTGCATCAATCCAGTCACTTGCGTATGCTGTAGTAGTAAATACTAAACACATTGTAATAACTGATAATAATTTAACTAATTTTTTCACAGTTTTCTCTTTTCCTTTCTGTTTGATTCTAGGCTGGCTTGTAATACATCTTCATAGAAAATGAATAGCCCTCATTCTCAATTTTATACTTCTCTATTTTCTCTTTTGCTTCGTCCAGTGATTGAGCAATGTCAATTTCCATCCATTTACCATTATCATTTTCTTGTAAGATTACATATTTAAGAATCTTACTTTCAAATTTCTTCCTGGATTCTGCTTGTGCCATGTGTTTCGCTTTAAAATATGTTGTACGTTTAAATTTCTCAAATTCTGCCTCATCAGATACACCAACATACAAACAACGACCTTGTAAAATCGTTCTATGCGGATCATATACTCTGACATAGTCCTCAATACGTTGTAACATAAAAATTTCTCTTTCCGTATTGAGTGCAATGATTCTTACACATTTACCTCTGTAAGCAATTTTCACTTTTCATATACCTCCATAACTTCATCATCATAAATGTAGTTTTTAGTCCCGTTGTCATTCATGACAAGCACATACTGCCCGTCAATATCATATTCACTATCATACTCTATATTTTTCTCTGGAATTGTATCAACTACCCACTGATTTCCGTCTGTAGTTTCAAAAGTTCCATTTCCTATATAGGTTGCATCTTCTTCTCTAATATTCACCCATATAGACTTACCTTTTGAATCTGCCTTGTAAAATCCATCAACAGATGCAAGCGAAGAAAACATAGATCCAGCAATAGCGACAACAGTTCCAGCGATTGCAGCAATACCTAAAAGTTTCATAACTAAACCTCCTACGATTTGCGTTTTATTTTGTTTTGCATATACAATTATATACTTTGCACACTAGATATAACTAAATCTGTTTTAACTTATTGATGCCAGTCAAGCCTAACAGAAGCGCATTTGACTTCTTCAGTTCGTCGATTATCTCATCGGCAATAACTGATGCTGTTTTATACGTGTCAATTATTTTATTTGCCGTGTAAATCTGTGATTGTAATAACTCATTTTCAATCTGAAGCTTTTTATTTTCGCTTTTCAAATGCTCATTCCTTTTAAACATTACATCAAGCATTTCTTTTCTGTTATCGCGAGATTTATTGGATGCATTGAGCTGCGCTTGTAAACATCTCTGTTTTGCAAGAGATTCTTCAAATTTCTCTTTCACACACATAAGACTTGCTTTGTATGAGTTCGCAAAATCATTATCAATGTTACTTTCTGCTATATCACAACATCCTTCAAAAGCTGTGTTTACATATCCAGTCGGATCTAATTCTGCAAGAATATTTCTGATGAGTTCCAGAGCTGCACGTTCATCTGCCTTTGTTGTTTTAAATTTCTTTTCTCCCATGATTTTATTCTCCTTTTCGCTTTTATTTTTTTTTAATTGATTGATGAGTTACACATTAATAACCTGAAAGTCTTTTCCACTCTCCATTTTCAAGTTCCCATGCCGTAGGGAGATTTTCAATATGATCGAATTTCATTGATAATTCAGATAACTCAATGTAGCGATCTTGCATTCCCGTTTTGGTTTCGAAAAACTCTTCATGATCGAATACACCAGATGCATCATAAACACGCAGTTTGAACGGTTTTACCACATCTTTTCCGTTACATGGTTTTGTACGATCTAAATCTCCGCATACTGTAAAGTATTTACAGTATGAGCATGGATTTTCTGTTTTCTTTTTGACAACTACAATCTTATGAATTTTAAGAATTCTTAAAAAGTCATTAAAAGTATCATTAAGTGTAAATTCTGGATGAGCACCTTCACGCATATTTGCAATGTACGCGGCAAGCTCTATCTTCTCAATTTCGCTTGCTGTATACTGATCTGTGACATACTCAGCTTCAAAACGATCGATTGTTTTATAAGTGAGAAAAGTTTTTGGGATGGTGTGTTTCTTTTTCATGTGAGTTACCTCCTGTTGTTATATTTTGTACTTATATATTCGCTGTGTTTCCGTTTGTTTGGGCGAATTTTGGGTATAAAAATAGCACCTATCTTTTGATAGATGCTTTAGTGGTTTACGTTAATGGTTATAGATTTTTTAACTTTGCTTGAAGTTCTGCGATTTGATTTTCTAAATTCTCTTTTGCCTTAGATTTTTTATTTTTTTCCGGAATCCATTCCATAATTTCATCAGGCATACAACAGAAAAAATCACAGATCTTGCATATTGTATCTACTGTAACATTTTCATTGTTTCTAAGTTTATTCATTGAAGAACCGCTAATTCCAGTATCTTCTCTAAAATCAGTTTGTTTTATCCCGTTTGCCTTTAATTTATCAAATAATTTTTGATATACTACCCTCATAAAATACCTCCTTTTCTGGTAGCATACCACACTTTTTTTCTTTTGTAAATCGGGACAAAGTTTCCCCTTATCCCGATTTTTAGCAGAATTAACCTATAATATGATTATACAATTCCCTTTATTGTAGATAGAGTAAAGGGTTCAAGTGTAGCAACCATGTAGGCAAAAATCGCATTCTGATAGAGTTTGTCATCTGAAGCAATTCTTTCCCAATTTTTCTTAGTTTCTTCTGCCGTTGCCTTTAATCCACCGCCATAATCACGCCAAACGGTATCTCTACTAACTACACCCATTTTCGCAAGTGTTAGATCCATTTCACGCAAAGATTCTACACGTTGTTCTAAAGACCATAAATTGATTTTAAGCATGATTTACCTCCTGCCTTTTGTGTAACCTATTGAGTTACCATAATATCAACCTCCTTTTGAAAAGAGCCAGATTTTACTTCTGGCTCTACATGATTTGCCTTACAAAGTTAGATCTTCCACATTGATTTTCAATGAAGAAAGTTTTGCTTTTGTAGCCTTGATCTGGTATTCCAGTTCAGAATTACTAACCTCTCCATTTGCTTTTTTGATACGCTGTAGATCGGTGTACTTATCAATCAATACCGCGATCAGTTCACTTTCTGTCATTTCTTCCATCCTTTCCACCGCCTTTCATTTACCTAAATTATAGCGGATTTCTCCCTTGTTTACAAGTTACAAATACGTGCTGGAGGAGTCGAACCTCCAGTACACCTATCACGCATAAATTAAAAGATACTTTCTACCTCGTCAATCGGATAGAATCCTTTTAATTCTACAAGATCTATTGCTTCCGTTTTAGACATGGCTACAACCTGCATAGCAGAAAAAACGCTATTTTTGTCCTTATAAAGAACGTTATAGTTGTTTCTAGGATTTTTTATGATTTTATACCTCCATTTTATTCTCTAATATTTGTGGCAACTACAGATGCATTTCCTTTTCCGTACCAATGTGCAATTTCTGTTACTTCATTCCATCGTAAAACATTATTGATCTGATTTGTAGAGATACGTGATCCACTTCCTTTTTTATGGCGTCGATCGTGTTTCATATAATCCTGAAAGTCTTGAGTTTTCATAGATTTTAAAATTTCCATTCCTACGTTTGGAACTCTTCCGAGTTGTTTACACATAGAAACCACGCACTGATAAATTGCGTGATCTGCCGGAACTGATACCAATTCCCAATACATACCATTAAAAATATGAATTGGAAGTTTTTTATTAACTAAAATATAAGAATCACATACCCAAAAAACAGGTTTCCCGTCTTTTCCTTGAAAACGTCCATAAGTAGATCCCGGATCAATGATAAAATTGCCTGGAAATTTTATACGCATATTGTTAGCATAGCGTACATATTGCTTAGAATCATTAAAAATACGCATAGATATAGCCCCCTTTTATTAATATTTGAAATGTGTGTCGGGGAGTTGAACCCCGATTAGAATCCCGCACACTAATTATATGATTACTTTGTTTCAACTGTTTCTGTCGCGTTTTCTTCTTTTGGTATAACAACCGTATGTTTATCACTATTTGCAATGATGACCGCGCATAAATCAGTGATAGATTTGATCTGATTTTCAATTCCTGTTTTTGTGTAATAATTGTATGGATGCAGTGTAAGAACTTTTTCTTTGTTTACAGTCTTTGTAGTACGTTCACACTTGGCACTAGCTCCGAAGGAAGCAATAAAATGACGCATATCAACTTCAGAAATATCAGATCGTTTTGTTTTCATTGCATAAAAATATATACCTTCATTGCCTAAAATACGATTGAGAACCGGACGCAACGATTCACGAAATGCTTTAAAATTGTTACCATTGTTATACCAGTTGTTAATGAATGTTTCAAAATTTACTGATCCTTCCTTATCCTTATCAAATAAATCTGGTAAACAGTTATCAATAGTGACAGGCGAATAAATCATATGAGCTAATAAATTGATATGGATTTTATCGCCCAGCGGTAAAGCCGTAAGAGTTTCTTGTGATACTTTGCACAGATCAAGATCTTCTCTAATTGCTAAGTATTCCTCACGATTTTTCAGAAACTTTGCTGTGTCATCGCCCAGCGCGTCACGTACTAATTTCTCATCACATGTTAAAGCATCAGCGCCAGCGTGAAGCTGTTCAATCTTTTCACGATCTTTTTTGATCTTATTTGATACCTTAGAAAGTTCAACTGTTCTGACAGTACGACGCACGCACTCATAAATAAACAGATCATCTTTTTTCAGTGCTTCCTCTTTTGTTCCTAAAGGTTTGATCTCAAATAAATTAGATTTTAACATATTAACTCCTTCTATCCTGGGTTTAGTGTGGGGACGTTCCACAAAAGTATTTTTATTTGTTTCAAGGCTACAGTCGGGATCGAACCGAACTTATAAAAAAGTGTAAACCCATAAACTTTGCTTACTCTGTAGCCGATCCTGCATATGTAAAGTTTTTAAAAGATCGAATAGATTTTATCTGATTCATTCAATATTTTTCACGCACGTTTCACAACGATCGCGGCGGTCTTTTATCAATGTACAAATTTTAATACACCCGCAATTTTTAAAATTATGATATAATCGAAATGACGGAAACCGTCATAACTTTTTTGGATTTTTTGATCCAATAAATGATATTAATTTGATCTTCAATCCTATTGTTTCTTTAATCGCCGGATTCCGGATTTTAAAGAGTGATTATATCAAGTTAATAGCTACCTGCTAATCTCATCTTCGTTTTTTATTGGTTTATAAAATGATTATTTAAGAATTAACAACCGTTCAAAAAGTGGCTTCGTTTAAGCCTATGCCCCTAGGCAATCGATCCAGCATCTTCACTGGTATCGTTTAATTTTCAAGGGTTTTTGCGATAGTCGCAGCTATGGATCTTTTCCTAATTTTATCAATTTTCTAACTGGGTGTTAGTTATTAATTTAATTCGTGCTCGTCAGCACCGCGCATTCATTAACCTTGATCTTACGGACAAGCCGGATAAACTTTATAGGCATTGATTGATCAATTAACTTAAATTAATCAATCTTATATCCTTGTCAGGCTTTCTATGTTTAGGTGCTGACTACCTCTAATCATCTGCTAACTAGTGCCCGTGTGGTAGATTGCGATCCTCACACGGTAGGATTTCATTGTTTAGGTTAATTGGTTTCTTCGTTTGGACTGTACACGTTGCGCCCCATGTACGGGGATACCGCCCGATTGATTTAAGCTCTTTCGTTTGGTATGGTTAAATTATAGATCCTTATATGGGTTTTGTCAATAACTTTTTATGATTTTTTTAAAAATTTTTTCGCCGGAATAGTAACCGATCGGTAACTTGTAATTATCTGATAATATAACACATAATTCTTATTTTGCGATAAGTTCATAATTATATAAAATAGTATCACAATTCATATAAATTATCTGACATTTTATTCTTCCCGTCAATGAGTCCAGCGGAGGATCAAAATTTCGAACGTGTGTTCGTTTTGTTCTGCTCAGTCTATAGAGAACGAGTGTTCGAGATTTTCGTAGTGGTATAGTATAGTATACTACCATGAATCAGCCAGATCCGGCGGTACTTAAAACTTAAACGTGCGTTCGATCTCGCAGCAGCCCCGTAAGCTGGTTCACCCACACACTCTGTCAAAAATCCACTTCCAAATTCATCTCACACTCCCAAAATTCCCAATAAAATCAAGTAAAAACCACTTATCTATCGATTATCTAATAGATAAAAATCAATATATTTTTCCCCTACCCCATTACACTTAAATCCTTACCTTAACCCTTAAACCATAATAAAATCAATACTTTTCAATACGTTCCATCGCTATCCCTACTCCCATTACATATCATTCCTATCATCATCTCCCCAAATCTCCCTCATCTCAACATTCCCACTTCACGCTCACTTCACCTCAATCCCCCAATTCTCCAATAAAATCAACCCACAATAAAATTATCACTTCATTTAGCACAATTATTTAAATTATCTCACAATATGCCTAAATTTTCACAACCTTTTTACCCCATTTTATCCCAAATCTCCTATCTCAACTGCCCTCTCTCAATCCGTCCTAATCATCCTCTCACTCAACAAAATAAACCTCTCCATCCTCTCTCACTCCAAAATACCTTATCGACACTCTTATCGAGAAAACCCAATATCCAAAAGAATTTTTTGAATTATCTATCTCAAATTTACAACTCAACTTAATTCAAACCTCATCACCCCATTTCATCCAGACCAAATAAACTCACTAAAAATCTCGATACTATCGCAAACAATTCAATACTATTCTGAAAATTTAATCTCTCATTTCACTTTCAAAAAATCCTTAAATAGGTTTCTATACATAAATTGTTACACAATATAATGTTCAATCACAAGAACGCGTGATATACATTAAAATCACTTGATTTCAAACGAGAATCTACCTATTAAATACATCATCTCATCCCTCATTACATCTCCCAGCATGGGGGGTACATTTAAACTCAGAATAAATTACTATACATAATCACTGCTCTGATAATAAAATAGGCGAATATTAAAATGAGAAAACCAAGAAAAACAAAAACTAAAAAACACAATCACAAAGAAAAAAGGGAGAATCACACATGGAAAACTCAATAAACACATATTTAGTACCTGTTTCAAGCCCCTACTACGATGATTTTGATTATTTCGTCCCAATTTATGCTCATACTCATGTAGAAGCATATAAACGTGCTTTATCCTTAAAAGATAATAATTATCATTTTGAAGGAAGATTAATTAAAGAATCGTTCTATGCTTATTATCCTGGCAAACTCAAAGTAAAACTTCGTGTATACCATAATTCTGAAATTAATGATATAATTAACATTGCATTAAAAAATAAAGACTCTACACAAAGTTCATCATCAGAGAAAGGTTCTGCACAAATGGGATACTTTAATGTAAACTGGAACAAATATACTACTCAACTAGCTACTATAGCCAACAAAGAAAATTGGTCTAATTCTACATATCCTAATAATGGGATACTCGCAAACTATATTGTCAAGACATATGAGAAATTATCATCAGAAAAGAAAATTGCTATTGGAAAAGATTATGCTCTGTTCAATACAGGATTATTTAATGAATATTATGATACCCTATACGCCTACCAGACAGCTTCAGATATATCTTTTCTGACTGGATATGAATTAGGTAGACTTGGAGTAAAAGAACGTCCTGCACGGGCAAATTACTTTAAGGAACCAGAACTGTTATTATTTGACTGGCATTATCCTATCGACGTTCACTATACCCATATTCTAAATGATGAGAAGAACAAAAAACGTTTGCCAAAAGAATTTCTGAATAGCAATAACAAAATCAGTATAATGAATGGTTCACTAGACATTATGAAGAAAAGAGTATCAGCAAATTATAAGTTAGCTGTACCACAATATTATGAAGGTAAAATTCAGTTATTATTACCACTCTGTTTAATGTCAGATGACAAACCAGATGTAGCTATTGCAGTAACTAAAAAAGATAATTCATATCAAGGTCATACTTGTATTACATTAGATATGGCATATAACAATGCTCGTCTGATTGCAAAACCAGAATCTAATTGGTTATCTCAAAACTAAATACCATCTATATAAGACAGGGGAGTTCATCTCCTGTCTTATTTTTTCTTATGGGTTAAAAACGCATCAGAATCGTCAAGAATCGATTTTTATTTCATACCATAAGAAGTATCCATCCAATACCATAGAATCGATTCTAGCCTCTATTTGGTTCATTTTAGTCCACAGATCCCACATTGTAACCATCATACTCTCACTTAAATCATCACACTTCATTCTCTCATCAGTAGAGAATATTATATTGAAAGTCATTCAGACTAAAATCAAAAAAGAAAAGAGGTATATTATCACATGAAAGAAAAATTCGACTGGAAACTGTACAAAAAGATTGCATTTGAATATCTCCACGCAGATCCAGATCTTGATACATATTTAATTCCAATTACATTCCTACCACTGTCTCATCCAACGCATTATTTAGCCGTTTATGCTCATTCTGAAGAAGAAGCTTATGATTTATCTATTGAGTATTGTTCTCATCGTTATATGGCTTCTCAGAGCTTTCTAGTGAGTCCTTATCAATGCTTTAAAGGTATTCTTGAAATTAACTACAGGCTCTTCAGAATGAAAGATGAAATTGAGATTATTAGTAAAGCTCTGGAAGAATCTCATCTGGCAAGAGAATATCCAGAGATGGAATAATATTTATCATTTTCAGAACGTTCGTTCAGTTGTATTATCCATTATCGTTTGATATAATAGCCCTGTCCATAACACACTTCAAAATTTGAAGTCGTAGGAATGCTGCTATACTTTTCTCCTTTGTAATTCCACACAGGTATAGTAGCAAATAAGAGGTATTGAGTTCCTATTCTCAATACCTCTTATTTTTTTCTAAAATCATCATATTTCCAATAATATTAATTCAAATCTCTCATGTAGGAGAATATATATGTAGAAAACAGAGACAATAAAAAACAAACTACATATATTAAGGAGATTTTACATGAGCAATCCAGATTTTAAACTTATTAAATTCAATTTTTATGAAGATACATTACCGATTTTGAAAGATACTATTTCAGATCGAATATATGTTGCATTACCATATATTTTTAATTCTGTTGGATTTAGTTCAAAACAATCTGAGTATCAAATGAAGAAAATTGAGAAAGATCCTCTTCTAAATGAACACTTATTAAAATTTAATCCATTAGACTATAATCTCTCATACTCAAAAGATATTACATGTATCTCATTAAGTAGACTACAGTTAGCATTATCAAAATTATCTGCTCCTAGAAGTAATCAGAATAATAAAAAGATTGGAAACAAACTCTTTATCTATCAAGATGAATTGAGTGATGCTTTGATGGACGAATTTTCTAGTCCTGCAAAAGATGATCATGTGAGTAACCCAGAGACATTAGAAGCAATTAAACTTCTAGCTGAATCGATTAATATAGCATTCTGTTCTATTGATGAAAGATTATCCTCATTAGAAAAGAAGTTTATGGAAACAGAACTTATTTATAATTCTAACGAAAATGATCCTAAAAATATTGTAACCTCTGAATGGACAGGTATGATTCTTCAAAAGTATAAAATCATTGCTGAATCTCTTGGAGTATCATATAGGGTAGTTCAGAAAGAAACCATCAGACGGTTGGAGAAAAATAATCGTAATATCAAAATGAATGAAGTGATTTGTTCATATTGTAATAAGCATAATGTAAAAACATGTTATCCGTTAGATGCTATTGAAGAAAATGATACTGTAAAAGCTGCATATGAGAAAACAATAGATAGAATGATTGGAGCATTTGGAGTAGATCAGAATCAAAATAAAAGAAATAATAGTCACATAGGAAGAAAGTGAATATCTGCTATTGTTGACCACGTTCATTCAGAGAACGCTCAAATTCAGGATTCAGATTTTTGGACTCTGAAAGAGTACAATAGAAATCATTGTTATTGAATATATCATAGTAAATGAACTATCTATAAAAATGTGCAAAGATCGTGTACATTTTTTCCTCACACTTGGGGAGTGTGCGATCAAAAAAGTGTACATTTTTACACAATGGAATCATTTAGAACACAAATACAGATCTTGTTAGATGCATAAGAGAGAATATACAAATGAAAGGAAGTGAGAAAATGCAATTATGGTTAAGCGAATCTATATATAAATCAGATAAAATATCAATTTATGGATTGGCAGTATATTGTTCTATTAAATCTATGCTGCCAACAGAAGAAATTAAAGAACTTTGTATTTCTAATGAGATATTAATTTATCAACTCACTAAATCATTAGATAGTTCTCGAAGATTTGCAACAGGGATCAAAACTGGATACGATGAATTACTCGATCTGAATATAGTAAAAAAAGTGGACTCAAAAGGTAAGTTTGATGTAATTGATTGTTCTAATCTATTTTTAGTGAGGGATAGTGAATATTTCACCATTATAGAATATGATGAGATATTAAAAATTTTTCAACAGAAAGATGTAAATACTCTTTCACTATTAAAATATTTTATTTATCTCATGGGTACAATCAGTTCAACTATTGATGTGTACATAGATGCTTGCCAACACAAATGTAGAGTCGTAGGAAATCTTACTCTTGAATATCTTTCTCAGATATCAGGAATATCAACAAAATCGATAGTTGAATACAACAAACTATTAGAGAAAATTGGGCTTCTCTATATTTATAGGCAGAATGATTTTGTTATTAATAAATCGTCTGGTGAATTATCGCGTATGACGAATGTTTATGGTAGACCAATCGACAAGATTTATATAGATACTTATGCTACTAATTTACAAAAATATAAATCATCATATAGATATATTGAACATAATATCGAGGAAGCAAATAAAAAAAGACGCTTGGCGCAAATGTACAATCAAATATGTAAAGGTAATGACTCTAATTATTCAGAAGATGATATTAAAGAAGTATATACATATATCTTCCAACAGAATCTTAAATATGAATCATTATACAACAAGAAAAATGATTCAACGTATTTTGAAAAGATTAGAGATATTAGTGTTTTTGAAAAATATAATTTCATTATAAAGGAGAAGAAATAATTCGTGACTAAAGTTAAATGTGCTGCAACAGGACTTACTGGAGATTCAGGTATTTTTTATAAAGCAGCAGATGAAAAATATTATAAAAATAAAGAAATATATTTAAATTATACACAAAACCAAAAAGCGACAAAGAAAATCATAAGATTTTTGAATGTTAATTTCTTAAATCAGGGAACAAAGAATTTCGTAAATGATGGATTTATTATAAAGAAAATCAAAGAGCTTGGAATAGAACCAAGAGATCTTTTACCTATGTTAGAAGATCATCAAAAAGAGATATCAACTATATTATCTGATAAAGGTGATTTATCGATTGGAAGTAAGATTTTAGTAATTATGAATTATATTTCCAATATGAATAAATTAAGAGTTTCTTACGCTGGTTGTTATTGTATTGAAAATATCAATACGCATATTACATATATTGGGGAAAGCATTGATATTTTTTCAAGATTTCTTCAACATGTAGATGATTTATATAAAAATCAGCATCATTGCAAGGCATTGCAGGAAGCATTTAACATTAATAAAAGTATTAAAGATTTTTATTTTAAACCATTATATTTACTTCCAATATTATCAAAAGATAAGAAGAATGAAAAGGAAGAAACACTATACTTAGAAGCAGCATTTTGTATTAAATATGTATCAGAGGGAAAGAAATTATATAATACAGTAAATCCTTATACAACATTGAAAAATGGAAAGGCTCATTATTTGGAAGAAAATGATATTAATGCGGAAGCTGTGCTTCGTAAGGTATATATTGATAAATACAGGATTTTACCTGTAAAAGTTTTGAAAGTCATCAGACGAGATTTAGAAAATGTAATTGATGTATCAGAAATATTAATTGATAAAAATGATGAGCTGGAAACTGAAATCAATGTGTCATCTACAAATGATAATTATAATACTAAAAATATAAAAGACACATCTTTTACTACTTTAAAAAATGAGAAAAAGAACCCTAGTAAAAATAATGAGATTAAGATTCCATCATCTGTTCCATCTAAATATAAATATATTATAACAGCAATTTTTCGAGAAGCTGCTCAAATGTCAATTCTTCCAGATGAATATGATTACAATAAAGTTAGAGAAAAATTAGTTGAAAATGATATCATATACATGGACGAAAATCATTTGACAGTCGCTACACAAAAATCATTAGATAATGAATGGTTTTTTCTATGTTCAGAAACTATCTCTAGCACTGGATCGATACGTAGAAAATATTATATTTCAGAGGATGGTAAAAATGAAATATTTAAGATTTTATCTAAATATTCAAAAGAAAATTTTCTTTGCACTGTAGCATAAATGGGACAAGAAATTACACCAAACGAAAGGATACATAAAATATGAATTTTAATACAGCTCAGAAAGAAGCTATTAATTCTATACATGGTAACTATGCTGTTATTGCTACTGCTGGTAGTGGTAAAACAACTGTGCTCACTAAAAGAATTGAAAACTTAGTAAAAAAACATAGTATTTCACCGATTAATATTCTTGCTATTACATTTAGCAAGAAAGCAAAAGAGAGTATTCAGGATAAATTAAATAAACTTGGTATCTCAAATGTTAATGTAGAAACATTCCACTCTCTTGCGCTCAAGATTATTATTCAAAAATATGGTTCAGATAAATACAAAGTCTGGACTGCTCAGTGGGAGAAAGAAAAAATCATTCAAGATACCTGTGTAAATATGCGACTTTGTTCAAAAGATAAGGTCCCATACAATGAGATTGTACGATTCATTGCTAATCAGAAAGTTAATATGATATCTGATGTGAATAATCTTGTATATGGCGCGGATGAGCCGTTTGATAAAACCAAAATGAAAGAAATTTACTCACAATTTGAAGAATATAGAAAAGCCAGATCATATATTGAATTCGATGACTTTTTAAATATGGCAAATGATATTCTGGATAATAATGAATCATTGAAATCACAGTTTCAAAAGAAATATAAATTTATCTTATCTGATGAGTTTCAAGATATTTCAATGTCTCAATCTCTTCTTCTCAAGAAATTAAATTTCACAAATACAATGATTGTAGGAGATCCACTTCAGGCTATTTATTCATTCCGAGGTGGTGATAGTAAATATATTTTAAATTTTGATGAGAACTATGCTGAGTCTAAGATTATTAATCTAAATACAAATTATAGATGCAGTAAGGATATTGTTACTACTGCTAATGCTCTAGCTAGGGATATTCCAGATTCAAAACATAAATATTATGTAGAAAGCATTGCATCGAATGATAGTTATAAAGTTCCAGAGTACAGGAATTTTCCAAATGAATATGCTGAAGCTAAATGGATTGCTGAGAAAATCAAAGAAATGAGTTCCGATTATAAATATCATGATTTTGCTGTTCTGGCGCGGACAAACGCACAGTTGACTAAGGTACAGTCTATTTTACATGATAATAGTATTCCTTTTACTGTTGTAGATGGTAAAGTATTTACGGATTTGCCGGAGATCAAGCTATTACTCTCCTATCTCAAACTGTCAGTAAATAAAGATGATAACGAAGCGTTCTCATATGTATATAACAAACCTAATCGTTGGTTAGACAAGAAATTCTTCGAGGAAGTAGAACAAATGGCGCTGGATAAGGGGATGCCCTATTATGATGCTATGTTTATTATTGCCCGGAGAAATTGGAAATTTAAGAATGGTATCAATGAGATTCAGTCTGTTGTAGAACATATAAAGAAAATCAAAAGTATTGTTGAGAAAATTAAATATATCAGAAAGTCATTGAATGTTGATATGTTTGTTTCTAAAGGTAAAGCTGCGGATGATGGTAGCTCTACTGAACAGATTGAGAATATGAATGCTTTTGAGAATATTGCTGAGAAGTTTGATTCTCTGGAGAGATTCATTTTTTATCTGAGTAATCTTAATAATACCAATAAGAACAATAGTAAGAACAAGGTAAATCTCACTACTATTCATCGTGCAAAAGGTTTGGAATACCCAGTAGTTTTCATTATTGGATGCAATGAGGGATTATTACCTCATGCTAAGAATGATAGCATTAATGATGAAAAACGATTATTTTATGTTGCTATTACTAGAGCTGAAAAAGAACTCTACATATCTTCTACTGATTCTTACAATTCTAAGGATAATATCCCAAGTAAATTTATTGATATAATCAAACCAACGATTTATGTCGTAAAAAAGAGTGAATATATAAGTGAGAGAACTGATGAGGAATAGAGAGTATACTGCTCTCTTATTCTTCTGAGGTGATAAGAAATGTAATTAAGAAAAGGAGAAAATATAAAATGCAGGAAATTAGTATTGATAAATTAAAACCACATCCACAAAACACTGAATTTTTCGATGACATGACAGGTGATGCGTGGGATTCTATGATTCAATCTATAAGTACATCTGGGGTCACAAATGCTATTACTATTACTGATAAAAATGTTATTATCAGTGGTCATCAAAGAGTTAGAGCCTGTAAAGTTTTGGGAATTACATCCATTGAATATAAAATGGTCCATTACACTAAAGAAGATTATAAAAAGGAAAAAGATGTAAAAGATCTAATTGAGTCAAATCTTCGCCAACGTGTAGTGGGTAATGATAACCCTATTAAGTTAGGTAGATGCTTTCAGTTTTTAAATAATTGGTATGGGATTCAGAATGGCGGAGATAGAAAATCAGAAGAAAAAATTTTTACTCTGAAATCAACAGATACCCCATCAACTCAATCAGAACTTGCGAAAAAATATGGTATTACAAAACAAACCATGAGTAATTATATGCGATTGGCAAAAGCCATTCCAGAATTAGAAGAACTGGTTGATACGGGAATTGTTACTACTCATACAGCGTTAGGCATTATGAAAAAACTCTCTCCTGATGAACAGAAAGATTTTATTAATTCTTTATCTCCAGAGAAAAAATATACCCAAAAGGAAATGGACGAAGCTACGAAGCAATATAAACTTCGTATCAGTGAATTAGTTCAACAGGGAACGAAAACAGAGGTTGTTACTAAAGAGGTAGATCGTCCAGAGACTTTAGATAAAATCAAAAATCTTCAAGAGAAACTTGATGAGAAGACAAAAGAGAATATTAATATGTCAGCAAACTTGATTGAGAAAGAAAAAATGATTAGTACAGCACTTGGAACGAGTACAAATTATGAATTGGTTTCTCATTGCAGTGAAATCACGCTGAAGATGTTAGATTTTGTAAAAGAGATGTCCAAATATGATTACATGGCTGAAAGCTTTAATGATATTCCAAACGCAACTCGTATCGAGTACGAAAGATGTATCAAATCAGTAAAGAAATGGGCTGATAGAATTTTGGAAACTATTAACACAGGAAAAGAAATTATTGAAATGTAAAGGAGAAAATTATTATGAATACAACATTAGAAACAAAAGTGTTAAATCTGGAAGAACTAACAGGTGATTTAGCTAGATCTCTTCAACTTACCAACGGAGTTGTAGGAAAACTGATCAATGGAATTCATAATCAGATTAGCAATCAATTAAAAGAAGAAATGGTAACTACTGGTAAAGAAATTGAAGCTAATGTTACCACCGCTGTTACAAATACTATTTCAAACAAAATTGATTTGACGATTAAGGAAAAATTAGATGAACGTGGACTAAGTAAGGTAGATGCTGATAGACTGACAAGAGCGCGCTATAAAAGAATGCGTGAACTATTAGGTGATTCTAAAGAAGATAAATATAAATTATTTATTCCATTTTATCAGGGGTGTATGAGAAAAGGATATTTAAAGAAATTTGATGTGATGAGATACGCTGATATTGAACCAGATAAGCTTCCAGAAGCATTAGAATATATTCAGAATTTTAATATTATTGATACATCTTGGTGTGTAGAGGCATTACATAGAACTTATCAGAATAATGAGTTTACGAATAATAAATTAGTACATGCTTACGAAAGATATTTTAATATTACTGTAGCTTAACATTTTCATATGAAGAGTAGAAAATATTATCATTTTTTACTCTTCCACTTACATTAAAAGGAGACATAACACATAAAATGCAGACAACAAAAACTATTACATATTTAGATCATAAAACGTATGGAGGAATTATTTTAGAATCAGATTTTTACACTTGTCACCCGACTGGAAAGTACGAAATCAGAAGTCGTAGAGCTGACAGAATATCCCACGATCATTCTTTTGATTCATGGTGTCAAAATTATAAAAAGGTTACTACGAAATTTAAAGAGAGATTAATCAGGACGAATGCATAATGTTATATAATTCAGATTATAAGTTTTTTAAGAAAGCTAGGGATGTTGCAAATATATCTGATTATAAAAATCCTCATATAGGATGTGTAGCTGTCTATCAGGGACAAATAATTGGTTTAGGATGCAATTCTAATAAAACCCATCCTACGCAGCAGTTCTATAATAAATATCGTACACATTCTGATTCAATGCTTCCAAAACTTCATGCAGAAATCAATTGTCTTAATCAAATCCGAAATCTAAATATCAATTTTTCCAAAGTAAAACTTTATATCTACAGAATGAGAAATGATCAACCATTTGGTATTGGTAGACCTTGTGTATCATGCATGACTGCAATTAAAGATTTAGGGATAAAAGACATTTATTATACAACGAATGACGGTTTTGTTTACGAATGTGTAGGGAATATATAAGTAAGAATATTAAATAGGTGGTGATATGATAATTCATGAGTGAATTTGGTATTAAAATTAAGAATATTGAAGCAGCAACTTTATATGAATATAACAAAGGTTTAAGAGATCGCTATGATTATAAAGATGCTATGTTTGTAAACAGCTTATTTAAAGATTTTATTTGTGAAAACAAATTAAAATTGAGAAAAGATGGTTCAACAAGGGATTTAATTTGTCTTGAATTTAACTTTGGAACCAGAACATATGAGCAGGAAATTGAACATATTAGAAAAATTGCAAAGAAAGCAAGATTAGACTATAAAAAAGCCATTAGTTTTAAAAGTGAAAAACTAATAGAAACGCAGAAAAACAAAAAACATAAAATTATGGAATTATATAATTTTGCAAAAGAACACAAATATCTCTACTCTTCTATTTCTGCTGATGAAATACGTAAAGAATTTTACATGAATGGGGTAGATGTTGAATATGTTACTAGAAAACATTCTGGTGAAATATTAAAAAAAGAAGTTATTCATTACAAAATGCTTTATAGGAGTACAGGGAAAGCTAAAAAAGGTACATGTACGTTCATCAGAGATAAATTATATGATAAAGCACTTAATTTTCTTAGAATGGGAATTAAATTACCTGATGAGAATCCGGATATTGTAGGAATTAGCGCATATTCTTCGCTTATTTGTAGTGGTATCGTAGGTAGAGTAAGAATAAATCCTAAAAATATTTTAATTTTAAAAGATATAGATAGGTATTTTAATACAAAGATTATTTCTGTTGAAACTACCGATGAAAAGCAATGTATAGCAAAATTAATTGAAAACTATAAACTAAAAAATACATTGTTTGATGGTCAAGCTCTTATTGATTCTAATATTTTTCCAGAATGGGCTGATGGGTATATTTTATTAAGACATCATTTCTGTAAAATGGCTGCATTTGCAACTAATATTCAATTATTTTTCCGCGAATATTTTGGAGATGATTACTATGCTGCTACTGTAAAAGACATGTGGGGCAATGAACATTATGTAAAAGATATTGAATTAATTACAACTGATAATGCTATGAAATGGATTAAATATGACATTTCTTATGATTATTGGTGTAAATGGGTTTATAAAAATGATTGTATGTTCGGAATTGTAAAAACAGCACATCCAAGTAAATTAGGTAATTATCAAAGAATGAGTTATCAAATGGTAAACTCATTAGATATTGATACTATGGAAGATGTTTGTAAAGAAAGCATTGAATATATCAATAAATTAAAATCTGATAATGATTTCTTTTTGGAATATTTGAGAAAGAATTCAAATTTTTCTAATGACTATGATGCTCTAATTGCTCTATGTGAAAGAAATAGAGATTTTGTTAGAAGTTCATATTTTAGAGAAAGAAAAAAATCAATTATTATGACATATGTACTTAATTTTAAAAGTGGAAAAGTAATTCAGAATGCAGATAATTTAGTAATTGTTGGTTCTCCATATGCTATGTTATTGTATGGCGCAACTGGTAATCCTGATTCAATAGATAATGATGATACTTTTTCCGTAGAAGAAATTGCCACTCAATGTTATACTACTAGATTTTCAGATAATGAGTATTTAGCTGAATTTAGAAGTCCTTTTAATGGAAAATATAATCTTGGATATTTACATAATGTGTATGATGATAGATTTGTTAAATATTTTAAATTTTGTGACAATATCATTGCCATTAATATGAATGGTACTGATTTTCAAGACAGAAATAACGGATCGGATCAAGATTCAGATTCTTTATACGTAACAAATCAACCTCAAATTGTTTCTCATGCAAGAAATTGCTGTCTTAATTATCCAACTATAGTAAACAATATACCAAAAGATTCTAATGTATATAACAACACTATGGAAGATTTTGCTAATTTGGACAACAAACTGGCTGCTTCTCAATTAGATATAGGAGGGTCTAGTAATCTTGCTCAATTAGCGCAGACATATGATTATACATTTGGAGATCAAAAATATAAAGATTATGTTTGTATTTTAAGTGTATTAGCTCAGATAGTAATTGACAGTGCAAAGAGACTTTTTGATGTAAATGTTGGAGATGAAATAAAACGTATAAAAAAAGATATGGATGTTAAAAGAAATAAATATCCTGTTTTTTGGAAGGTTATTCATAGAGATTTCAAAGATAAAAATATTAATAGGGATCTTATTTGTCCTATGAACTATTTATACAATTTAAAATTAGATCAGTTTAGATCTTCTGAATCAACTCTTACAATGGAAGAATTTATTATTAATTATCCTTTGGAATTAGATAAAAGAGTTTGTAAAAGAACCGAAAAGTTACTTTATGATTTTTCTTTGCAGAATTATCAACAAAAAGATGATAAAGAAAATTATTTTTTATTACGTGTTGATTTTGATAAATTAATAGAAAATATTCAATCTTCTTCTATATCAAAAAACTATAAAGGTTTTATGAGTTGGTTATTAAATAGAATATTTTTAACATCTCCAAAGTTAAAATTTAATCAGTATAAGATTAAAAGTAGTATAAAGAAAAATAGAAGTTTAATAATAAGAATTCTTTTTAATGTTAATGAAAAATGTTTTATGGAATGTTTTAAAGAATTCAACTAATTTTTTATGTCTAAAATTCACTTTTTTGTCCCCCCTAGTAAATTTTAGAGCCAAAATTCCCTTATAAAATAAGGATTTTTTTATAAAAATAAAGTAAACTTATGAGGAGAAAGGATTTTAGGTCTAAGTACCTCGCCGCTAAAATGCTAATGCGGTATAAAAATATGCAACGATCGTAAATTTATTTCACATCTTTTTGCCGCATATTATTTTACATTCTGTATTATAGTATGCGGTTATTTCCAAAATTGTGATGTGAAAAATATAATGAAAAAGGAAGAAAAAAGATGAAATTAATCAGTAAAAGTCAAATTAATGCTCTGGTAAACGCAGGTAAAATCAGAAATAGCAAGTATGGATATATTAATAATACTGGTGAAACGATTGGGTATTATAGGACTACAACTGGAAAATGTTATGCTGAAGACTACTATGTGGATTTGGCAAATCAATTAAATTAGGAACAAAAGGAGTAAAAAAGAAATGGGAAAAAGTAAATTAAGTTATAAGCGCAGCGTTACAGATAAATTAGATATTAAAGGTACACTTTCTGAGGATTGTGCTACTATTGTATATAAGGATAAGAATAATGATGAACGCGAAGTACCTGTAGCAGACCTACTTAAATCGTTTGCGGGTAAAGGTATTGGTTTTACAATTCAGTTAAAATCAGAAGAAGAATTAGATCTTGTAGAAGACTAAGCGGAAAGTTGGTGCTTAGTTGTACGATGTAAAAAGGAAACAAGGTGAGTCAGAAGAATCCTATCTATGGAGACTAGGTCAAGCAAAAGATTCTGGTCTGTTAGATATGAAATGGGATGAATTGGCTGTATTATTAAATAAAGAATTCCGTAAAAATGAAACAGAATATAGAACAGAATCATCTTATAGGAAACGATACGCTGATGCTAAAAAATTTAAGATAAATGTTTTCGAAAAATTAGGATCAGAAACGTCGAATGATATTGATGAAAAACTCAGAGAGCTTCAGAAGGCTAAAATTAAACTTCAAACTGAAAAGTTGGAATATTCTAAATGGCTAAGAGAAAATGCCAGAGATGAACTGATTATTGAAAAGATTTCTGATGCAGTCGCTTCTCTTCCATCGCTAGAAATTCCAAAATATATTGCACCACAACATTCTAAAAAGTCACATTTATTATGTATAGCTGATGCTCATTATTCTATTGAGTTTGAGATTAAAGATTTATTTGGAAATACAATTAATGAATATAGTCCAATGATTTTTGAAAAACGCATGTGGGATTTAGCAGCGCAAGTCATAGAAATTGTTAAAGAACAGAGAATTACTGAACTTAATATCTGGGAACTTGGTGATAGCTGCGAGGGATTGCTAAGATTGAATTCTCAGCTTATGAAATTAAGATATGGTGCAATCGATTCTGCTATCTATTACGGAGATTTTTTAGCACATTGGTTAAATGAATTAAGTAAATATGTTGATATTAATTTTCAGATGGTAATGGACAGTAATCATAATCAGTTAAGATTATTAAATGCGCCAAAGAATGCTTTTCCAGAAGAAAATTTAAGCAAAATTATTATGCTTGCTATCGAAAAAGAGCTTCTACATAATCCTAATATTACCATTATTAAAAATCCAACTGGTCTTAATTATGGAGAATTATCTTCATATAAAGTTTTGGGTATTCATGGTGAAGTGAAAGATTTAGGAAAAGCGATCGATGATTACTCCAGAGTTTATAAAACTAATATTAGTTATGTGGTTGGAGCGCATGTCCACCATTTAGCCCAGAAAGAGACAGCAATCGACCAAGAGGCACTTTCTATAAGGTCAATAATGGGTGTAAATCCATATGCTATGACATTATTAACTACTGCCAATGCAGGTGCTTCCTTATTTGAATTTGAGGAAGGAAGAGGTCTGGTTTGTGACCATAGACTAAAACTAAAATAGCAACAAACCAACACTGAGATGATTAAATTCATCATAGTAAGGGAATGCAGAGCATCCCTAAAAACAAAATAAAAAAATTTAAGGAAAGAAAGAGGAATTAAAAATGAATAGACAGGATTTTATTAGAAAAGTAAAAGAAAATGTAGCTGGGACACTAGAAGGTGTTACTATTAAGGATACTACTGTTTTTGTAGATGGTGTAATTGAGGAACTGAAGAAAGCTATGGTAGCTGGTGAGGAAGTTTCTTTCTCTGGTTTTGGTAAGTTCAAGACTGTAGTACGTGCTGCAAGAACTTCGAGAAACCCACGGACAGGTGAGGCAGTTAGTGTTCCTGAAACAAGAGCACCAAAGTTTACTGCTCTTACAGGACTCAAGGAAGCTGTTAAGAACGCTTAATTTAGCATAATATTGACAAGATGAGGAGAGGTTTGGATAACCTCTCTTTTTATTTGGAGATTTACGGAGGATTTGAAAATTGAATCAGAAAAAGGAAACAGATAATGTAGAAATTAGTAGACTTACTCTAAGAGAATCAGATGATATTCTTTTTGAAATTTTAGATAGTTGGCAAGATGGAAAGAAAATTTCTCTAGTTTCTGACATGGAACTGGTTGAGTATGTTGCTACTGCTCTTTTGAAGGATGTAGAGGATATCACTGCTGAGTATATTGATTTCACTGCTGAAATTGATGAAGAAGAATATTTTCTAACTATTGATAAGAACGGTTGGCTCTGTGCTGGTCCACTTGTGGATTATTTTGATATTGAAAAGTCTGATAAGATTTATATTGATCTTGATACAGGAATAAGTGATTTGATTATTGATTTTTGTCTTGATGAAGGTTTACACGTAACAGTATTCGTTACAGATGATGACTGTGATGGTGATTGTGAGAACTGTGAATATGGCATCGAAGATAAGAAATCAGTTGGGAAGGAATCTACTACTGCTACTTACACTGTAAATGGTAAGAAAGTTTCTGAGGAGGACTATCGTAAAAAGCTCAATGAGATGGATAAGAAGTTTCAGAAGCATATTCAGGCTGTACTAGATGAGTATAATGGCTTCATTGAAGATAGTAAAGTTTGGAAGAAATTATTTGATTAATTAATAAAATTAGACGAGATTAATTTGGGAAGATTAATTACGGGAATTTAAGAACGGGGAATCTTTGAGCGTATGATTTGGGAGTCATACGCTCTTTTATTATTGGTGAATAGCTTAGAAGAACACTCTTCTCCTTGTCTTAAATGGACTAAAAAAGGGAAGAAAATGAATCGTAGAAAATTATAATAAATGGGTTAGTAATTTAGCAGCTTAATAAAAATTGAACTTTATATGGTCAGTCTGTGGATTGTCAAAAGGAATTATATGCAAACTATATCCTACCATATGAAGAATTATATGATATGTATGAAATCGTTATTTTATCTGAGTCAATTATTGATATAGCTGCCTGATATAAAATAACGAAATTTTTTAGATAAAGGAAGTGAGAACAATAGGAAGAAAGGTACAATATAATAATATTACTTCTCCTGAATTATTAGCTCAAGTAAATCCAGATAATATTGAGTTAGGAAAAGATTTTTTAGATTATTTAAGATCTATTGACAGATCTCCTAGTACGATCGAAGCTTATTCTTTTGATTTAAACATTTTTTGGGTCTATCTATTACAACACGCCAACAACAAATTCTTTGTAGATTTGACTAAGAGAGAAATTTCAAAATATCAAAGCTATTGCCTAACTGAATGGAAATGGAGTCCAGCAAGAATGCGTAGAGTAAAATCTACTCTGTCTTCTCTATCAAATTATGTTGAATCAATGCTTGATGATGAGTATGAAAATTATCGTCCAATTATTCGCAAAATTGAAAACCCAGTAAACGAGAAAGTATTTACAAAAACAGTTCTAACAGAAGAACAATTACAGAAATTATTGGATTATTTAGTTGAAAACGAAAAGTATGATAAGGCTTGTGCTTTGTCATTAGCAATGAATAATGGTAGACGAAAATCTGAGTTACCTAGATTTAAAGTTTCTTATTTCGATGATTCTAATGTTATCTATGGATCACTTTATAAAACACCAGAACCAATAAAAACAAAAGGTCGAGGTTCGAGAGGAAAACAACTTACTTGTTTTACTCTTTCTAAACCGTTTAAACCATATTTTGATTTGTGGATGAATTATAGAAAAGAAAATGGGATTGAATCAGAATGGTTGTTTCCCAAAAAGGTTAATGGAGGATATATTGATGAACCTATGAATCCTAAAACTTTAGATAGCTGGGCTGAATCATTTAGTAGTATTTTAGATGTTGATTTTTACTGGCACAGCCTCCGGCATTACTTTACTACTGCTTGTTCACGTAGTGGCTTACCTGATAATGTAATTCAAATGCTAATCGGTTGGAGTTCACTAGATATGGTTACAGTGTATAAAGATATTGAAGTAGATGAAGAATTTGAAAAATATTTCTGTGAAGATGGAATCAAGAAAGTTGAGCAGAAATCATTATCTGAACTGTAATAAAAACATCGCTTATAGAGCATAAAAAGATTGAAAACTACATTTCATCAAGTTTTGAAGTATTGAATATACCAATATCCAATATTAGTTTTTAGAGATGAAAATATGGTAGACTTAGCTTCGAAGTCTATAAATATGAGAAGTATACAATACTAGCGAGAAGCCTAATGTCAAAGATTTTGTACTGGGATGCATACCATTCTTAATCCTGAGTGGTTTATCACCACTCTCTCGCCTTTAAGTCATCTATTTTTGGATGACTTATTTTTATATCTAAATATATTAAATTTGTTGTCTTATGTAGGGTAATTGCCCTATATCTTTTATGAATTTATTTAGCATAAAACGTCCATGAGTAACTGTTGCAGCAGTTACTCTACATAAGATAATGATAAGTTATCTGCAAGTAACTAATTGATATATTTAGAGATTTCATAAATATGATGTGAAAGAAAGGACGGTTAAATGCTTAATAAATTTAATAAACGACAATTAGTAGATCAATGTGGATTTACAGTGGATGAGGCAAAGGTAATTTTGGAGTACCAAAAGAAATTACCTATATTATCTTCTGATAATTCGGACGTTTTATGTGTAAATGCCAGAGATTTATTTATACAATTAAATGGTAAGAATACAAAAACAAAATTTATAGACTGGGCGAAGTACAATATTACAAAACAAGATTATTCTATAGGCTCTGATTATGAAGAATTTTATGAAAAAGACGGCGTTCGTTTTAAAACGAACGGTGAAACTTCTCAAAAATTGAGTGCTATGGGCGTTAGAAAAAATTACATGCTATCATTAGAGTTTGCCAAAGAAATATCTATGTATTGTGGAACTTCCACACATGCAAGTATAGAGTTAAGGAATAATAGCAAACTTACCAGAAAATATTTTATCCTTATGGAAAAGGCGGTTAAGAAAAATTGTGAATGGGAACTAATTCGTTATCCATTACGCCAAGGATATAAACAAATGCAAAAAGCATTAGATGAGTATATGTTAAGAAAGATTCAAAAGAATGCTGATGAATGGGATTATAGATTTGAGGCTGACGCATTAAATATAATCGCAACAGGATTCAAAGCACAAGAAATTAGATTATTTGTAGGATGTCAAGATACAAAAACTAGAGATAGTTTAACTGCTACATATAATGAATATTTGTTAAAGCTTCAAGAGTTAAATATTATCTATCTTGGCATGGACATGAATCGTTACGAAAGATATAAAATGTTAAAACAATCTTTTGATATTCTCTTTCCTGACGCTGTCCCAATCAAAGATGATATTGATATTAATCGAATTAGAGAAAATAAAGAACGATTATTATCAGAAACTAGAGAGAAAATAAAGAAGGTGGCTTAATGTTATCTTCTTTTATTTTATGCCAATTTATATTGGTAAATATATATTCTCCTATTTAGGAGAGCAAGGAGGCACATCATGAGTGACTGCAAGAAACATAAAATCAAAGACGTAAACGATTACAAGCATCTGAAGCCAGATACAAGTTGTACCTGCGAAGGTGCTAATGGTTCTGACCGTGGCGAGGGCATGGGTCCAGCTACAGATCCAGAGCTGGTTGCTAAACGCAAATAGTAATTGTTTACAATGGAGAGTGGCTAGTGCTGCTCTCCTATTTCTATAAACTCGTTATTTTGTGTAGGGCAATTACCCTAATTCATTAAATATTGTTTTCATAATATTTTATCCTTTCAAAATATTGACTTTTTCATGATTATTTTTCTCAATTTTGGAGTGACTACTGAAGTGTAGTTACTCTACACAAAATAATAAGTTAAGTTTAGAGGTTTATTTTATTGGAATAAAAGGAAGGAAGTGACTGTTATTGACAGTAGCCAAAGAACCAGCAACTAAAATAACAGTTGCTCAAGCTAAAAAGAAAATTGAAATACTAGAAAATAAAGTAAAAACATTAAAAGATGGTGCATGGTGTTATTTATGTGATGTTCATAAATCTAAAGATAAATTTTATGTAAATACAGACCCTATGAGTAAAAGTGGTTTAGCACCAATTTGTAAAGATTGTGCTAAAAAGATTGCATTAAAGGTTACAAACGGTGAAGAACAGGAGCCAGATAAATCTTCTGTTCAATTAGCACTTAGATATCTGAATAAACCGTTCCTTGAGAAAGTATGGGATTCAAGTATTCAAGAAGTTGAGAATCTTGCTTCTGGTAAAGTCAAATCAAATGTATGGGCTGCATATTCTCGACAAATTGCTATGCCAAATTATATTGGCATGACTTATGCCGATTCTGATCTTTTTGTAAATAAAGCATTAAGTGAGAATAATAAGGATTCTACTACTGAGAAAACTGTAGATAACCATGCTGGATTAGATACATATGATAATTTTATTAAAAATAAAAATGATGTTGTTCGATTATTAAGTTATGATCCTTTTGAAAAAGAGGATATAAATGATCAGCCATTTTTATACTCTCAACTATTAGGACTTCTTGATTCTAGTGAAGATGCCAATGAGGATATGATGCGTACATCTTCTGCTATTACAATTGTCCGTGGTTTTCTACAGCAATCTAAAATTGATGACACTATAGCAAAATTAATGTGTGATATATCTAATATTGAAAAGAATTCCGCCACTATAAAATCTTTGCAAGATAGTAAAAATAAAATTAATTCTGTAATTACGAGTTTAGCGCAAGATAATTGCATTTCATTAAGATATAATAAAAATGCTAAAAAGGGCGAAAATACTTGGACTGGTAAGATTAAAAAGATTAAGTCTCTAAATTTAAGAGACGCTGAAGTAAATGGATTTGATATTGATACATGTAGAGGTATGCAACAAGTTCAAGAAATAAGTGATGCGTCTATAATGAAGCAACTGGAATTGGATGAATCTGAATGGTCTGATATGGTTGCAGAAATGAGAGTTACTAATAAAGATTTACGAAAAGAAAAAGAAGCATATAAAGAAATTAATCGCATCCTGCTTAGAGAAAATTTGGATTTAAGAGATACATTGAAAGAGAACAATCTTTTAGATGAAAATAATGTAAAAGATTTAAGAGATTTATATTCTGTATTCGGAGAAGAGAATGTCAAAGAGAAGGAGAATACAGATGAATCTAAATAAAACTTATGTGATGGATTATTATAATTCTGAGTTAATGAACTATGATAAAGATTTTTATGACCAATATGGTATATATATTAAACCACATGGATATACAGTCTCTTCCAGAAAAATCGAATCTTATATTCAAATTGCAAATATTCAAAAATATCTACAATGTAACCCCATTCGTGCAATAGATCTTTTCTTTAATATCGAATTATTAGACGGACAATCTTTGTTAGTTCAACGAAGTTGGGTTTGTCCAAACGTACTTGCAGTTTGTACGCGTGGTTATGGTAAAAGTACAGTAATTGATTTAGAGATAATGGCTAAAGATATGTGCTTCTGTAATGTTTGGACTTATATTGCAAGCGGTACTGGTGGACAAGCAGAACAAACTTTTACTACACTAGAAAGACTTGCAAATGATAATATTGATACATTTTATGGTTCGACAGGTTCAGTTTTTAAAAATGAAGTTGAAGTAAAAAATGTAATTGGGGATGGATTCAGCCATTCTAGTAATGGGTTTTCTTATACATGTTATAACAATTCCATGACTAAGACATTGAACTCAAATGTGGACGCCAAAAGAGGAAGTCGCGGATCAGTAATTTTTGATGAAAGTGGTTTCCTTTCAGATGAAATGATGAACGTTTATGGAGCTTTTGCAGCAGTAAACAGAAGCTTAAAAACTGGTAAAGACGCTGATGGAAATTCTATAGATCCAATTCGGCAAAGATGTATTCCTAGAGATTTACCATATCAGAAATTTTACATTAGTTCTGCTTCTTCAAGAGATACACAATTTTGGAGATTATATAGAGATTTTGCAAAACAGCAAATTATGGGAAATCCTGATTATTGCGTTTTACATATTGATTGTGAGCAGGCTTTTAAACCAACATTAAAAGGGGAGTTGGTTACTCCGCTTCTATCTCGTACTACGGTTGAAACAGAAATGAGAACAAATCCAGAAAAAGCACGTAGAGAATATTATTGTCAATTTACTACTGATGCTGGAACAGATGCAATCATTCGTAGAGGTGTTATTACCAGAAATGAAGAAGTTCGTAAGCCTTTACTTTTTAATGACACTGGTAATAAAAAATTTGTTATTGGCTATGATCCAGCTAGAAGTCGAGACAACTCAGTTATTTTAGTTGGAGAGGTTTATGACTTTGAGCAGGTAGATGGTACAATTGATAAAAGAATGCGATTGGTTAATTGTATTAATCTTATTGATGTTGGAAAAAAAATTAAATCTCCTATGCAAACTCCAGATCAAGTAAAATATCTAAAACAGGTAATTTTAGATTATAACGGTGGTGCTGATGGATATGAAAATATTCTTGGTATATACATAGATGCTGGTTCAGGTGGTGGTGGTGTAAATATTGCTGACTACCTAATGCCAGACTGGACAGATGAAGCTGGTATTACTCATCGAGGATTAATTGATAGAGAATACTCTTCTGAATATGTAAAAAAATTTCCGAATGCAGTTGATAAAATTCATCTCATGTCTCCTACTGCTTATAAATCTGAGATGTATGAAGCCATGATTGAACTAATAAATCAGGATAAGGTTAGCTTTACAGCTCCATATGATAATAAGGATTATTTAACAGTGTTTGATATTGATCAAGAAAAGTTAAATAAAGCAAAGGAAGAAATAACTTTAAAATTGAAAAAAGAGAAATTGAGCGAACGCGAATTTGAAGAAAAGCTTAACGAAGAGTTGAATAACATCCAGTCTGTAAATACAAAATCAATTAAACTTGAGTGGATGGATAAATTGGCTTTGGCTAATATAGATGCATTAAAAGAAGAATTAGTAAACATGGTAAGAAAAAAACGTGATTCTGGTAAAGACTCGTTTGAACTTACAGCGGAGAAAGCTAATAAGCTCCACGATGATAGAGCTTATACAGCTTGTTTATGCTGTTATGCTTTAATGAATGAACGTAGAAAAACTATTACTCAGAGAAAACGTCCAGCCACAACAGACATCATGAAATATTTCTCAGTACGCGCACCAAAGAAAACAACTCTATTTTCATAATAATCTTAACTATCTTAATCTAATATTAGAATTTAAAAATTCAAAACATAAATATATAAAATTCATAAGAAAGGAGGTATATAGAAAATTTGAATAAGGAAAACAACAAAAGAAATAAATCAGAAGTAATTACAAAAACCGAAGAACAAGATTTTTCTCTGCTTCGTAACAGAGCGCAAAAAATAAGTTTCGCTAAATTTCAAGAATTACTTCAAAGAAATGTTAATAAAACAATATCTAAGAGTTATACACAATATACTAGAGATTTATTAGATCAGTATACACAATCACCTCTTAATAATATCGATAACATCCGTGAAGTATCTCGTTTTTTAACCAGAGTTTCAATGTTATATAAGCAGATGATATCTTACTTTTCTACTATGCCACTATATACATATAATATTACACCTCTTGCAGATTACACAAAAGACTTTAATGTAGATAAACAACTTAAAAACTATGAAAAAGTTTTAAAAATATTTCATCATTTTAATATGGCAAAAGAATTACAGAATGTAGTTTCAAACACCATTCGCGATGGTTTATATGTTGGATGGATGAATGGTGATGATGAAAATGGAATGTTTTTGATGCCATTAGATGTACAATATTGTCGTATATATGGTAAAACACAAGAAGGAGAATGGATAACCTATTTTGATGCTTCGTTTTTTGATAAATCTAATAATAAAGACTTTATTGAGGGTATCAATAATGATGCTACAGGAGTTTGGGATCAAGTGTTTATTGATGGCTATAATCAATATAAATCTGGTGGTAGAGATTATCAATTCTTTCGACTTCCGCCAGAAAATACATTAACACTCATTGCGAGTACAGATGATGAGTTTTATGTACCATTACCTTATTTCCTGCCATTATTCAAATCTTTATTAAATCTCCTTGATACAGAAAGCCTTGTTGTTGCGAAAGAAAAACTACAGAATTATAAATTGATTTTAAATAAAATTCCTTTGTTGAATTCTGAAAATGTAGATGATTTTGCAATAAGTCTGGAATTGGCAAATTATTTTGATGCACTTATTAAAGAAATTCTTCCTGATTTAGTTGGTTATGGAACTGTACCATATCAGGATGACTCACAAGTTATAGATTTTGAAAAATCAACATCTTCTACTGATACGGATAATCTAAATAAAGCAATGAATAACTTATTCGCAAATGCGGGGATTAACAGATTAATCATAAGTTCTGGTGATTCAAGTAATGCGAATGGTATTAAATATTCTAACGCTAATGATTTAGGTAAAATGTCAGTTTATCTAAGACGCATTGAATCATGGCTAAATTATTGGATTAAAAACCATATTACCGATGGAATACATTTGGAGATTTTTGATCAAACTCAATATAACCGAGAAGAATATATTAGCCGAATGAAAGATGCTAGTTCATTCGGTATTGGGAAAATGGATTATATGTGCGCATTAGGCAATACGCCTTATATTGCATATAACAAACTTCGTTTTGAAGCTTTAGCACTAAATATAAATCAATATGCTATTCCTTTTAATTCTTCATATACACAATCATCTGGTGATATAAATGGTAGACCAACTATTCCTGAAGAGGATTTGAGTTCAGAGGGACAAGCCACAAGGAATTCTGGGAAAAATGAAGATAAAGGAAATAAATAGAGGAGTTTTTATTTTGGAAGGTAAATATTTTTATTGTTACTCTAAGCCATTAAAAGATTATTTTTTAAAAAATGGTTTGGGATACATATTAAAGGCAACACATAATAAAACTTATAAGCAATATTGGGTTTTTGAAAGCTGTGAAAAAATAGATAATTTACTTAAAGAGTGGAGATTAAGAAAACATTAATCTTTGCTCTTTTATTTTGGAGAATATTAGTATGGAGGTATTCACATGTCATTAAATAAAGATGGTACTTATACTGGGTACATATACAAAATAGAAAATTTAATAAATGGAAAGTGTTATATAGGTCAAACCACTACCACTATTTTATATTAATAAAGGTGGATCAAGTAAACCAGTATCTCAATATTCTTTAGATGGAAATTTTATTAAATCTTATCCATCAGCAAAAAATGCAGCACTTGCAGTTGGTTTAAAAAAAAAAAGGTAGTCAAATTACGTCTGTATGTAAAGGACACGGGAAGACAGCAAAAGGATATATATGGAAATATACTAATAGTTAATTCGAGGTATTTTATATGAACAAAAAATCACAATTTATATATACCTCAGATGAGGCAACAAAAAATAATCTAACAAAATTAGGATTCTCAGAAATTCCATCTGGGGATTCTTTTTTTATATTCATTAATGATTCAACTTTAAAATTTGATAATTCTATTGATATGACAAAAATAGGATTTACTAATAAGTTGATGCTTTAGCACTCTCCTATTCTGAGTGCTTTATTATTTTTAGAAAGGAGGATGTAATCAAACTTGAACAATAGACTTTTAACTTTAGATGATTTATATAACTTTTATAGCAAATATAAAAAATCTGTGAAATTTAATGCTTATAAAAATGATGAACCTGTTGTAGTTCAAATTGGTGGTTCTTTAAAATTTGAAGAAGAAAAAGAATCATATATTGCAGGACTTACGCGGTGTCGTTTACAAGCTTGTCATACAGAAACAAATCTTAATAAATCTACTATCAGTTACGAAGTAATGGAACAAAAATTACTTCCGTCATTTAAGAATCGTCCAATTTTAGGTTTTATTCATACAGTAAACGGTGAACCATGTTTTTATGGTCATAATGCTCATGAAGAAAATGGCGACATTGTTTATGATGAAATTGCCGTTGGGAACATTCCAGAGACGAATAATGCTACTCTTGAATATGATGAGGAAAATGAACGTTACAATGTGATGATCGATGGATATTTATATGATGAGTATACAAAAGCCACAGAGATTGTAAATAGAGAAGGTGAATGCCCTTGCTCTGTAGAAATTTCTATTTTATCAATGACATGGAATGCCAAGGATAAAACATTGCATATTGAAGATGGATATTTTTCTGGTGTAACGATTCTTGGATATGACGAAAATGGAAAAAAGGTAAAACCTGGTATGGCAGGTTCTAACATTAAATTAAAAGATTTTTCACAGGCAAAAAATTCTGTTTTAAATGATCTGTCAGATATAGAAGAATCCAAATTATTAGAAATGTTAAATAAATTAAATGATACCTTATCTAATTTTAGCAGAGAACCAGAGAAAGGAGGACAACCAAAAACTGACATGACAAAATTTGAAGAGTTACTTAAAAAATATAATAAAACTGTCGAAGATGTAGATTTCGAATATGAAAATATGTCTGATGAAGAGTTAGAAAAAATGTTTTCTGAGAAATTTGAAAAAGAACCTGATGATCCAGACCAAGATCCTGAACCAAAATCTAATCCAGATGATAAAGGCGAACCAGATGAGCCTGAAAAGAACCCAAATGATGAGCCAAAAAAATATACGAAACAGTTTGAACTCTCCCATGAAGATATTCAATGTGCTTTATATGAGCTTCTAAAACCTTTAGAAGATACTTTAAATGAATGGTATTGGATTGTAAATGTATATGATGATTATTTTATTTACAGTGGTTATGGTTGTAAGTTCTATAAACAAAAATATACAAAGACAGGTGATGTAGTCGCTCTTGACGGAGAACGTTTGGAAGTATTTAGTGAGTTCTTAACCGAAGAAGAGCTTAATGAGCTTGATAATATGAGAAAGAATTATTCTTTAGTTACAGAGAAATTAGCCGCATATGAGGAAGCTGAAAGTATTGCAGATAAAATGACTGTATTTAATGACGAAGCTTATACAAGTTATCTTGAGACTGAGGAATTTAAGTCTCTGATGGAGAAGGAAACTGTAAAGAAATTCACTAAAGAAGAGCTTGCTGAAAAGGTAGATGCAGCATTAGGTAAATTAGTAAAAGAAAATAAAACATTCTCTATGAAATTTCAACAGAAAGAAGAAAAAAGACCATCTTTTCTAGCTTTTGCTAAACCTGATACAAATTCATCTTTCTTAGATGGATTACTTAAAAAATAAAATATTATTCTATTTTTGAGATCGCATAATGCGGTCTTTAATTTTTATAAGGAGGAAATTTTAATGATTTATACAAATCTAAAAGCTAAAGAGCGTAAGCTTCATGGCATCTTTGAGTCCTCTCTACTTCTGGCTACAGACGTTGGAGATCTTTATGACGCTTTAGTTCGTGATGAACATGATAAGGAAATTGATGTAGATAATGGTGTGGCAATTGCAGTTGGTGATTATACAGGCAATGGTCTACAGGAAAGATATGCAAAGATTGCAGGTGTTAAAGATAAGATCGCTGTTACTGGCGCACCAGCTAATGTAAAAACTGCTCTTACTACAGAAGAGGCACAGAGCTATAACTACACCAATCCAGCAGGTAAACCTGTCAAGGCATATCAGATTCAGGAGCCATCTGTACACACTGATATCTTTGGCGTAGCAGCTTATCAATTCACTGACGATACTGCATCTAAAGTTAAGCAGAATGCTTTGGTTGTAGTTGATGGTAAGGGTATGTGGGAAGCACATGATGTTGACGAGCTTGAAACTCTAAAGGGAACTAATGGTTTTGTGGGTAAAATCCATAGTATTTCTGTTGGTACATATTACAACATTGTTCGTATTCAGTCCCTTCAGAATAAGACGATTGCGTAAGAAGGGAGGAATTAATAAACTATGAGAGATATTACGTGTTTTTCTGCTAATTTTTTAGCACAGTTTGAAAATGATTATAATAATGTACTTAAATTTAATGGTCTAATGATGGATGCAGCTCATTCTGTATATTCTCAGTATTCTAAAGAAGAGACGGATGTAATCATTAGAAACCAGTGTGATCGTATTCTGGGTATTAATTTTAAAGAAGCTACTCCAATGAAGCGTAGACAGGCTTGGAGAGATCATAATAAAGAGATGGCAACTCTGTTTGAGGATGTGCTTGTTGATAGAATGACATCTGGATGGAATGAGTCTAATGCTCGTTTTATGCAGTTTGTTCAGGAAGTAAACCTCGCAGATGGTGATGCTAATGAATTCTTTGTAAATGACAATTCTCTACTGACTGTATCTAAATTCTCTGGAGATCATCATAACGTGCTACGTCAAGCTGTTAAGCCTGGTAAGGCATTCTCTATTGATACATCTTTCTATACCATTAAGGTATACACGGATTTCGTTCTATTCCAGACAGGTAGAATTGATTTTGCTGATTTAGTAGCAAGAATGTATACAGCTATTGAACAGTATAGATATGCCGCTCTTAATACTGCATTTATGTCTATGGACGCTTCTCTTCCAACTGACATGGTTCTTGATACAGCAGTGTCTGAGGCTACAAAGAGTGCAATTATTGATCATATTGAAAAGGTAGTAGCTGCAACTGGTAAGAATGTAATGCTAGTTGGTGCTAGATCCGCCATTCAGAAACTTCAGAGCACAATTAATTATAACCTGTTCTCTGATGATATGAAGAATGAAAGATTCCAGAATGGTATTCTTGGTTCTTGGGAAGGTTATGAGTGTCTTGCTCTTAACCGTGTAAATATTCCGGGTACTAGAGACAGTGTATTCACAGCGGAAGATTTAAAGAAGATTTATATTCTTCCAATTGATCCAGAGTTCAAACCAATTAAGAGAGTAAACGAAGGTGATGTAGCTTACTATGAAACTGGCATGGATGGTCTAAAGAAAGATATGACCATTGATGCAGAAATCGTTTACAAAGAGGGTATTGGTGTTGTAATCGATGAACTGTTTGGTGAAATTAAAATTACTGCCTAACTAATGTAAATATTTAGAAGAGTAGTTTGTACTACTCTTCTATTTTTAAGGAGATAAATGGATAAATGAAGGTATTAGATTTAGCAAAAGAATTTGATGTAACAACCAAAGAATTAATTACTTTCTTCAAGGAAAATGGTTTTAAAGTATCTAGCCATATGCAGAAAGTAACTGATGAGATGTATGTTTTTGCAAAAAAGAATTTCGAACCATCTAATCAGATAAAAGAAGAAGATAAGACGGAAGAAACTGTAGATGTAAAGAAGGTTGTAGAAAAAACCATCTTATATAAAGCATTTGCTCCAGATGAAGAAATTCCATGTAAAAGTGTAACGCCGTGGAAATTAATTGCTCCGGGTGTTGATAAAAATACAATTTATTCTTGGAATAATTTTGGTGATATTGAGTATTTAAAGTTTCGTGACTTACAGGCTCTTAGAAAAACCGAATATGTTACTAAGCCTAAATTTTTAATTATGGATGAAAATCTTAGAGAACAGTGGAAACGTGAACTTGATGGAGTTTATAAATATTTTGAAAATATTGATTACCCAGAAGAATTTTTTGATATACCAGATGATGAGTTTATTAATCTTCTAAAAACTGCTCCATCATGGCTAAGTGAGATCATTAAATCCACCGCAATATCTATGATTAAAAATGAGAACTATCCGTCAATTGGTAAAATTAAAATTATTGATGATATGCTAGGAACATGCATCAAGGAATTTATTTAATCAAAGGAGGTAGATTATGCCCTCCCTAGAATATGAATCTATTTATAAAAGAGCGCTAACGATGATTAATGATTTGGACTTAGCGACTTATACACAGAATGATTTTTATGATGTTTTAAGAGAATGGTTACGTACTGCTGCTTCTCTTCCACTATTCAGAAAGAAATTTGAAAGTTTTTCTCTGAATGATTCTATTATGAAATTAACATTTACTCTTAATAATAGTGTAGATGATGATTATGATATAGAGTTTGTAAAAACAATTTTAGCAAAAGGGATTATTATTCATTACTTCCCATCTAAACTTGAGACTACAAAGAATCTTGCTACTATGATCGGTGGAAAAGAAGAAAAGAAACTCATAGATAATTATTCTAAAAATATGGAAAGGCTTACTGAATTAAAACGTGAATGGGAACTTGAACTTACTCGTCATAGTTATTATTTTAGTGAGAGTGGTGGAACATCCAATGGATAATTTAGTTCCACATAAATATGGAGAATTTACTCCAAATCAACTTGAATACTATCAGGAAAAACTACGAAAGAAACTTTTCTGGTTAATCCTATATACTGATGAAGAGACAAAAGAAGACTTTAAGAGTGTTGATGTTGCAAAATATCATGAAGAACTCTTGTTTGAAATTTCCTCTTACAATTCTCTTCTACTTTATCCAGACAATTTTGCTGAAATTATTAACTCTTTAAAATCTGCTCTGGAGATTCTAAAATCAAATCATTTTAATTTCAGACGATATAAGAAACTTGTGTTTGATGCTGGAACGGGATTAAAGCGTTTGAAAGTTGGTGATGCTTAGTGTCAGTTTATGAATTTTACCAACGTAAAATGCATATCAATACTAACTCTACTGGTAAGAATTATCCTACTCTTGGAGAACAATTAAAAGCTGATTCTGATAAATTAATGGAGCTTACATGGGACAACGACATTCAGAGCAAGAGGTGTTTTATTTACGATTATTTTCATGATGATTATGTAATTGATGAAAAAGGTAATCGTAAAATTCTCAAAGAAGATATGACCTATGAAAAAACAAATAAAACCCCAATTGATGCAAAATTTATTATTAAATCATATCAATCTATTGATAAAGATCGTATAGATTATTATCTTCAATTTAAACCATCACAGAAAACAAAATTTTCACCAGACGATGAATTATATTATCTTGAGAAAAATTACAAACAAAAATATGGTTCAGATATATTCATTGGTTGCTTCATAGATATTCCTGATGATGCAGGAGTTTATCATAAATGGATAATTATTGAAAAAGAGATAGCTAATCAATTTCCAAAATATCTTATTTTGCCAGCTAATTATGAATTATCATGGATTGAAAGAGATAGTTCAAGACGTATTAAACGAAAAATGTGGTGTTGCTTGAGAAGTCAAAATTCTTACAACAGTGGACTTTGGACCGATCTTAGATTTACTTCACAAGAGAACCAAGATAAAGTTTGGATGCCATTAAATTCAATCACTGACAAATTTTGGTATACAGATGATCAAGATAAAAATATGAGGCTTTTAGTTTCTGCTCCAACAGATCATCCTATTGCATGGAAAATTAGTAAATGTGAAAATTCTCAACCATTAGGCATCCAAAAACTTACGCTTTACCAAACATTTTATAATCAATTCACTGATTATATTGAAAAGGATTCTGATGGTAATATTATCGGAATGTGGGCTGATTATTACGATAGTAAAATTGAACCAGTCCCAGATGTAGATATAAGACATGAGTTATCCGCTCCTATCGCTGAAATCTCAGCTTCTAGTTATTCCCTTAAAGTTGGCGGAAGTTATAAAACACTCACAACAGAGATTACAAAAGAGTCATCTGTAATTACATCTCAATATTCTGACGCTACTTTCACATGGTCTTGTAAAATAGATGATGAAGACTATACAGATAAAGTTATATGGAGAGAAGCGACAAAATTTAATCAAATAAAATTAAAGTTTCCTCCAGATTCTTCAATGTTGGGTAAAAAAATTCAAGTAGAATGTGTTGTCGAAAAAGATGATAAAATTATTAAAGCAAAGATTTTAGAATTACAATTAATTGAATAAGAGGTGATGTTTTATGGAACGGCTTGTTAAAAAAGATGATCTTCTCGAAAAGCTCAGAGAATATAGAACATCTCCTGATGATGAAAATATTTATTATAAGCAGAAAATCAAAAATGCTCTGCTTACCTGTCCTGAACTACTCTATGCTCTTCATGAAGAAAAATATGAAGACGAGTTGTTTGACGATGATGGAAACATTAACTGGAATCCAGAAACACATGAACCATATGGTGAATGGAGTGCTTATTTTGGGGAAAATTCTAATATTCGTCCAGAATTATTTATTCCCGAAACACAAACAAATATTAAACATTTTATTTGCTATCAGGTCAGTTTTGATGATATGCCAAAATATAATTCTACACAAAAATATATGGAGATTAAATTTAATATTTTTTGTAAGGAAGGGGATATCCTAGATGAACTCACAGGTATTCCACGACATGACTTAATTGCCTCTATTATTAGAGAACGAATTAACTGGTCAAATTTATTTGGCGCACAAGCTAAATTAATTTCATCAAAAGAATCTGTAACGGACAACCATTATGTAGTCAGAACAATTATATTTCAAGTTGTTGAGACTAATGGAATTTATAAAACTACAAAAGGTAAAACATCAATCAATAATTACCAAGTAAGGCGGTGATTGTTTGGATGTTTTAGAAAGCCTTGATAGTCTCCAAGCGGCGGTAGTTGCTGACGAGGTTAAAAAGGCAGAAAAAAGTAAAAAACCAAAATATCATTTTGATAAACTAAAAATGTATTTTGGTCGAGATATTACGCTTCATAATGTAAAAATTTCCATCCCTAATATGAAAGATATTATTGATATTGGGGAATCTGAATTCTATTCCTGCGCCTCTCCTTTTCTTAATAATCCTACGTCAATTCGTGTTCTTCTTTATGATGCTTTCCATAAAGATTGGACCAAGACGAAGGATATAGAGGTGTTTTATATTTTACTTCAAACGGTAAAAAATAAAGCACCTCTAAAATTATTATTCAAAGATTTAGATTTTGATAATTTAAAACTTGTACATGGTACAAAAAATATAGATGGACAAGATACAAATTGTTTTGTTCTAGTTGATCCAAAACAAAAATTGACAATTTACGAAGATGATTATGCTGAGATTGCTGAATACATCAGAGAAATGTTTCATGTCCATCCTAAAACAGAAAAGGGCAAAGGAAAGACAACTAAGTTATGGATGCTACAAGAAGACAGGATGAAAGCTGTGGAAGAGATAAATAAGAAGAAAGAGAATTCTTCTACTCTTCTATCATTAGTATCTTCTTGTGTAAATCATCCCGGCTTTAAATATAAATTGGAAGAAATAGAAAATATAAATTTTTACTTTTTTATGGACGCAGTTGCACGTATTCAAAAATATGAACAAAGTAACGCTGCGCTACATGGCGCGTTTGGTGGAATGATATCTATGAAGGATCTTCCACAAGACCTAATCAATTATATGAGTGAGCTTTAATGCTTACTCATTTTTTATTGAAAATTTTTATTTTATAAGGAGGAAATACATATGGCTTTTAAGCTAGGTGACGTAATCGTAGACAGACTACAGTTTGGCTATGGCGCAAAATCTAATGGTACACCACTGTATGCTCTTACTCAGCTAACAGAAGCTTCTATTGAAATTACAGCAGATTCTACTGATATTAATGATAAGGATGGCAACCTGATTTATCGTAAGTACACAGGTAAGAAGGGTGAGGTAACGACTACTAATGCGTTTATTAACCTCGCTGTTGCTGAGACTCTAGCAGCAAATGATGCTGAGATTGCAACTGATGATCACGGCGTTGTAATGCCAATGATTCAGATTGTTAAGGCTGGTGAAACTCTTGACATTACTAATTATGTTGAAGGTTCTGTAGTTGTAAGTTCTCTATCTCCAAAGGGTTCTATGGGTAAGGAAACTTATACTCTTGGTTCTGGTAAGGAATCTGCAACAGAGTTTTACATTAAACATACAGATGAAGTAAAAGATTCGGGAGATCAGCATATAACTACACCAGCTAGTGATATTCTGACACCACCAACAGCAGAAGGGGAAACTCAGTATATTGTTAAATACAAGAAAACAATCCATAATGGTGCAAAGATTACCAATACTGGTAAGAAATTCCCGAAGGCTCATGAACTATTCTTCAAGGCACTTGTTGTTGACAAGTGTGATACTGAGACATTAAAGGGTGTTATTATTCATATTCCATCCTTTATGCCATCTCCAGAATTTACTCTTGCTCTTCAGGGTGGTGACTCTCAGACGATGGATTACAAGGGAGCTATGATGCTTAACGCTTGTTCTCCAGATCAGGAACTCTTCTCTATCTACTATATTGATGAGGAAGAGGAGGACATCTAATTTTAGATTCTTAGAGGTAGGTACTCTCCTACCTCTTTATATTTATTAAAGGAGTGAAATTAAATGTCTGACAGAAAAACAAGAATTTGTGCTTTATGTAAAAGTCAATATCAATTCTGTCCTCAATGTTCTCCAGTTGATGCAAAAAAACCAACTTGGTATTTTACATTCTGTTCTGAGAATTGTCATGATATTTATGCTCTTACATCCGGCTATGAAGATGGACGAATTAAAGATATTGACGCAAAAGCAAAATTACAAAAACTAGATTTATCTAAATTAGAAAACTTTGGTCAGAGTTATAAACTCTCAATTGCTGAAATTAATGAAGCAAAGAAACCAATGATTAAGATTAAGTCAGTAAGTAAAACACCTACTGAAAATGTAGATGATAAAAAGAGAAAAAGGTTGTAAAGAAGCCAAAGGAAATTGAGGCTGAAGACGTTGAATAGTGATTTTTTTAAATTCTGAAAGGGAATATATAACATCACGATTCGATGAAATATATTCCCTATTTTTTACGATTTTCAAAATCACACAGGATAAAAAGGAATAATAAAACATGAAAGTAAAATCAAATTTAAAGCCACGAAGTTATACTCAGAATGAAGTGGTTAGAATTGTAAATCAGAAGCAATATCTAACCTATATTAAAAATGGTGTTTATCCTATTGATATGTACGCCAGTATTGACGAAAAGACAGACAATACAATTTTAGCTATGATTTTCTTAAAAGAAGATACTTCTGAAGTATATAAGAAATGGTGTAATTATGAGTTAAATTAAGGGGAAATTATATATGAACGATTTAACATTTTTAACAGAATTTGCTGTTCCGATTATTGTTGGTGTATGTTTATGCGTTGGATATGTGATTAAGAATGTAATCACTACTGATGCTATTAATAAATATATTCCATTAATTATGGCAGTTTTAGGTGTTGTATTGAATATTTGGATCAATATGTCATTTACTCCTGAGATTTTATTGGGCGGTATGTTTAGTGGCTTATCCAGTACAGGCTTATACGAAGTATTCAAGCAGCTCATCAAGAAATAAGAAGGTGGGCGTATGAATGGATACAATAGAAAATTTATTTAATATTGAATGGCAAGTTGTAATACTTGGAGTTATTACTGCTCTTTTTGCATTCAAAGCTATTGTTGAAATATTTAAATGGTTATTATTTGACTTTTTAGGTATAGAAACAAAAGCTATGAGAATGAAACGAGAAGAACATGAATTGTTATTAAAAACTGCAAATGATTTAAAAGATTTATCTGCACGTCATTTAGAAGATGTGAATCAATCAATAAAACACGACGAAAAAATTCAAGAGAATTTAGATTCGTGTATAAATGAGATCAGGGAATCTCTTAAAAAAACGCAAGATGCCATTACTAAATTTGCAGAAAATAGAGTTCACGATAGAGAGCAAAGTTTTACGATTCAGAAAGAATTAACAACTAGCATTGCAAAATTAGCTAAATCAGATTCATCTCGTGATGAGCAAATAAATAATATAATGTGGGCACAAAAAGAATCTCTTGCTGATAAAATAAATCAGAAATATAAACATTATATTGCTATTAACGGTATTCCCGAAGATGAGGTTGACGAATTTGTATCGCTTCACCAGGCATATAACGGAGTTGGTGGGAATCATCATGGAGATGCAAAATTCAATTATTGTATGGAACATTTACCGATTATACCAGTAGAGGTTAAATTAAAATACGATTAAAGTTCATTATACCACAAAAATTACCAATTCTGGTTAATATTTTCTTATGTATTATATGAATATACGAAATAATTCTAAGCATACTACATTACATGAAGAATAAAGTTGGTGAATATAGGTATAAACAGAATATATCAATATCAGAATTGTCCAAGAGATGTGGACTTTCTTCTACTGCTATTTCTAATTTAGAAAATGGATATACTTCTGATATTTTATTATCTCATGCAGTCGCTTTATCTTTTGCGTTACATGTAGACTTATATGAATTATTTTGTATAAAGAGATAAAGGAGATGTATGCTTATGGGAATGTATTATAATGTAATTTGTGAAGAAATCGAAATAACAGGTGGAAAAGTAATTCATATTGACAAGAATTTAGGGAATATGAATGATGTCCATAAACTTGTCTGTGCAAATATCAGCAAATATCCAAATGCTAAATGGGAATTATATCCTATGGCGATCAATAATTAAGATCATTACATACAACAATATATTAAATATGAAAGAGCAGTTTCTTCGGAAGCTGCTCTTTTGTGTTATGTAAAAGTGTCTTTACCACTCGCTAGTCATGTGGTAAGGGCATTTTTATTTTGGAAGAAAGGAGAATAAATGAGCAGAACAAAATTTAATGTAGATAAAGACAAAAGTAAGCGCACTTATAATGATATAACTTTTGATTCTATTTTAGAAATGAAATATTATCGTGATGTTCTTTGCCCTTTAGTGGAGAGTGGCGATGTGGTTAATTATGAGTTACAAAAGCCATATGAGTTACAACCAAAGTTCATACATAATGGTAAATCTGTTCAACCAATTAAATACGTGGCTGACTTTTTTGTTGTTTATAAAGATGGTCACGAAGAGGTTATTGATACAAAAGGATGCCCAGATAGTGTTGCAATTTTAAAACGAAAATTATTTTGGTATCACTATCCCACTGTTGATTATAAATGGATTTGCTATTCAAAAATAGATGGAGGTTGGTGCGATTATGAATACGTTAAGAAACAACGAGCAGAACGAAAACGAAACAAAAAATTATAAAGTTTATATGCATACAAATCTTATAAACGGTAAGAAGTACATTGGTATTACAAAACAAAAACCTGAAAGAAGATGGAAAAATGGATGGGGTTACTATGACAAATCAGGAAGAGTGTATTTTTGGAAGGCAATACAAAAGTATGGGTGGAATAATTTTAAACATGAAATTATAGAAGATAGATTATCTTTTGAACAAGCAAAAGAGAAAGAGAGATATTATATTTCTTATTATAATTCTTCAGATAATTTAGATGGTTATAATTTAACGCTTGGTGGGGATGGTTTTTTAGGTAAAAAAAGAAGTCAAGAAACAAAAGATAAAATTAGTGAAAAAGTTAATTTATATTTTAAAAACAATCATGGTTATTGGTATGGCAAGCACATTCCATCAGAAGCAATTAAAAAGCAAAAAGAAACAAAGCGATTAAATCCATATCATCACACAGAGGAGTGGAAGAAAAATCATAGTCAACAATTAAAAGGTGCAAATAATGTAAAATCAAGACCTGTTCGTTGTATCACAACTAATGAAATTTTCGCAAATGCAAAAGAAGCCTCTGAATCGTATAAGGGAGCAGATTGTTCCAGAATACATAAATGTTGCAAAGGATATGGCAAGTCATCTGGGAAACATCCTATTACTGGTGAAAAATTAAGATGGGAATATGTGGACAAAGAGAATCCACGCACAGAAATAACAGTAAATATATTAGATTAAAGGAGATACATGGAATATGAAGATTTTAGAATTTGTGAACGGATATAAAGAAATTACAACAGATAAAGCAAAAGAAAATTATTTTAAGAAGAATGTGAATATTAAAACATATCTTCCAATTCTAAATAAAATTACTATCGCTGAAAGAATTGCTGATGTGGTATGTTTTGAACATGAAAAATACATCACTGAATCTGGAGAAGAAAAAAGTAGATCTACTATGAATGTACAGGTAAATACTCCTGTTCAGTATCTTCTTACTTGTAGAGCTATTGTAGAAAATTATACAGATCTTGAAATTGAAGATACTTCTTTTTACAAGGAATTTGATCTACTTCAGGAAAATTGTATCATGGATAAAATTCTTTGCACTATTCCAAACGATGAACTGAAGAATTTTGAAGCTATTGTAAATATGAAACGCGAAGATATTTTATATAATCATGGCACAGTAAAGGGATTCATCAGTGATAAAGTTGAGAGAATTTCCATGATTAGCTCTACTGTTCTTAAACCAGCAATGGAGAAAATTGCTACTGAACTTCAGAATATGGATGATGATAAGATTATGAAACTTTCTGATAGATTTTCAAAAGTGATGGAAAAAGTAATGAAGAAAGCTAAATAATTATATATATAAATGCAGAAAAGCCACGACTGGTTTGCCGTGGTCTTCTGTAAATCTCCTGTTATTCCTTGTTTCTCCTTTTATTCCTTGTGTCTTTCTAATTCTTATAGAAAGAGCAGCTAAATTCGAAGCCTTTAAGAAAGCTTAACTTTACATATATGTCTTTTATACGGTGGTTTCGTACATAAAGACAAAATGCAACTAAGATTATTAAAAGCCCGATGATGATAAAAATACTTGTCATCACCTATATGCTCCTTTCTAACACAAGTGTGTTGTAAAGCTTTGTGGAGAAATTTGGATTTCTCATCTGATAATAGCGTGCAGCGATTACACCACTTTCGAATGTAATCTGTTATCAGATGATTGTATTATAACATAAATATATAACTTTGAATAGAAAAACAGCACCGTATTTCTACGGTGCTGTTTTCCTGCCTCCTGTTGTACTTCTCCTTTGTAATAAGTCTTAGGCATTACAATTAGCCATATTGTAAGCTCAAGATAAGGAAAATACATTTGTAATGGTCATTTGTTCTATTGACAATTATATCATTGAATTACAATTTGTCAAGTAGACGCTTTCTCTATTTAAAATAATTTATATCTCAAGAACTCGTAAACATAGGATTTGAATTATAGGTTTTGTGTAGTAGAAGTTGGCTATTCTCCTACTGTTCTATCTAATTAATCATTTTAAGTAGATACTCACGTCTGTAAAACTAGATTATACTATTTTTTTATTATCTCTGTAGACTGTGTATATAAATCCCAAGACTGCAACACAGGCAGAAACAATTGAATAAATGGTTTCCATTACAGTTATGTCCTTATCTACCTATATTTACCACAGATACTAATATTATAACATACGTGAGGAGAAAATTAAAGTTATATTTCAGAACAAATGTTCGTTGAAGAAACATATTATTTGAGTCTCATAAGTGTCAAACCTTATGAGACTATTTTTTATTTATTTTATTATTGAGAATTTTGGAGGATGTTATGGCAAATGGTAAATTATCCGCTATGGTTTTAAAAGATATAAACAAATTAGAAAAGAATTTAGCAAAAGAATGTGCGCCAAAAATTAATAAACTTTTTAAGGAATCACTAAATTTTGCGATGTTGGATTGGTATAACGATTACGATCCAAAAAAGTACAATAGAACTTATAACTTTATGAAAGTTTTAAATACCGCAAAGACAACTGGTTCTGGAACAACTATTACTATGCAAGCTGATTCCTCTTCTATGTCTGATTATCAAGGTTTTGATGAACCACCATATAGAGGATATGAAAAAGAACCATTACCTGCGAGTTTGGCATTTGATTTCTTTTTTATTAATGGTGAACACGGTCATGGTAATTGGATGATGCATAGATCAATTCCACCATTTATGACAGTAGATCGTGATGTAGATGATGGTTTTGGAAACCGAGTACAGGATATTATTAGTGCAACTATGGGAAGTCTTTTAACAAAAAAATAGTGAGGTGATTTATACATATGTCAGGAATAGCATCATGGCAAGCGGAAATTAAGCTTGATATTAATGATTTAAAGAAAAGACTTTCTGAAGCTGAAAAAGAGCTTGGGGAAGTCACCGAAAAAGAACATAAAGTAAAATTAGATATAGATACAAAAACATTAGATTCAGCTATTAAGAAGCTGGATAAGATGCTTGATTCTCTTGGTAAAGGTACTGGAGATTTTAAACAGTTTGAGAATTTATCAAAAGAATTATCGGAAATTACATTTGAAGTAAAAGATTTTAGCAAGGCATTTGGTAAATTAGATGATTCAGGTGCTAAGACACTACTTTCTTCCATTCAGAGTATTGATAGGTCACTTTCAGAATTGAGTCAACATATTCTCAATGTTAATAAAAACATGGGTAATATGGGGAATAATACAAGTAGTGCTGTTAAGCAAGTAGAGAATATTGGTAATACTGCGGCTGATGCTGTAAAACAAGTAGATAAACTTGCAGATGCTCAGGGTAAACTTGGTAATAAAACGAATATTTCAAAAGAAAGTAAAGAAAGACAAAAAGAAATCGAAGCAGAACAAAAATTAGCTGAATCCAAGAGAAAGTCAAGACAAGATGCTAGATATTCACAAAAATCTTCTGTCGAAAAAGCATTAAAAGATCAGGAAAGTGCTTGGAAAAATATTCAATCCATTCGTGAGAAAATTTCTAAAACATCTGATTCTGCGGAAATCGAAAATCTTCAACAAATTAAAAAAGGATATCAAGAACAATATGTTGAAGCTAATAAGGTATTAAAAGCTAATTCTGATTTATATGATAAGGAATTACAGCGTTCTAAACTTCAACAGATTAAGACTGATACAAATAAGAGAATTGCTGAACCTCAAAATAAAAATGAAGAACAAGCCAGAAATAAAGCTTCTAAATATATAGAATCAGCACAGCAAAGATTAAAGAATGCTATTTCTAAATATGATTATGGTGACACTTCTGAAGCTTCTGCCGAGTTAGAAAAGTTAGGCAAGGCATGGGCTAACTTTGCTACAAAAGACAATCCTAATCCAACATTAGAGCAAGTTGAAGCTCGAATGAAAGAGATTGATAATACTATTGCTTCTATTATTTCTAAGCTCAAGACTGATCATACTTCTAATTTAAAGAAATTAAATGATGAGATCAAGGATGAAGATAAATCTAAAAAGAAGAAAGATTCCGAAAAAAAGAAGAAAACTTCTGATGAAAATGCTACTAAATGGAGTACGTTCAATAATGATTTAAATAAAACCAAGAAATCAGAAGAGCGAAAACTTCAGGGAAAATCTATTAACAAGCAAGCGAAATCTATTGAACAGTTAGAAAAGGAATTAGAAGATTTTCATACTCAAGGAATTATTAGTGAAAAACAGTTTACAGATGCTAATAATAAGATAAATGGTATCAAACAACATCTTCGAGATATGAAGGATGATATCAATAAGAATTTCACTGATAACTTAGATAAATCCGTTGAGAAATATCAGAAAGAACTTGATAAAAGACAAAATAAGCCAGAAAATCAAAATCAAGGAAAACCTTATAAAGATGCACTTAATGAATTCTCTTCTAAACTCAAAGAATTAGAAGCTATTCAAACCAAAATTAGAAATAACAAAGGTTTAGCTACTGAGGAAGATAAAACCAGAGTAGAAGAATTAACTAAGGAAATCGAAAAATATTCAGATGCTTTGAAAAATATGTCTGCTGCTAATAAGGGTTCTACTGAAATTTCTCGACAGAAGGAACTTCAAAAAATTGGAGATTATCTTCAGAGAAATACTAAGATTTCAGAAGAAGCCAAAGCAAAATTAAAAGCTTACATGACTGAGTTAAAGAGTGGAAGTGCCTCCACTAATATTGAGCATATTCATACAGAGTTCCTAAAAATTGCACAAGCTGAACGAGAGGCTGGTAGAGAGGGTAAAAGTTTCTTTAGTGTTATTAAAGAAAAAGTTTTCTATGGAGCTGCTGGTTCTATTGCTTCTTATTTTGGTATTAATGATTTAATTCAGTATGGTAAACAAGGTATTGAGACTGTACGTGAGCTTAATACTGCTCTCACAGAGATGAGAAAAGTTTCTAATGAATCTCTAGGAACATTAAAAGAATACCAGTCAACTACATTTGATACAGCAAATGATGTCGGTACAACAGCAAAACAAATCCAAGATTCCACGGCTGATTACATGCGTTTAGGAGAATCATTACAAGACGCTGCTGAGAGTGCTAAAACAGCAAATGTATTATTAAATGTATCTGAGTTTGATAACATCGGAGATGCAACTAAATCTCTTGTTGCTATGGGTCAGGCATACAAAGATTTAGATAAAATGAGTATTGTAGACAAGCTAAATGAGATCGGCAACAACTATAGTATCTCAACTGATGAATTAGCATCTGGTCTTCAAAAATCTGCTGCTACCCTCTCACTTATGGGAAATACAATTGATGAAGCTGCTGCATTGATTACAACAGCCAATAGTGTAATTCAAGATTCGGATAGTGTCTCAGCAGGTTTAAGAACGATTTCTCTTCGTTTAGTTGGTACAGAAGAATCAGAAAAAGAACTTTCTGCTATGAACGAAGAAGTTGACGCATTTGTTAAATCTACAAATTCTAAAAAGCAACAAATCATTAAAGACTACACTGCTGTAGCTTCTAACAATTATCAAGGTTTTGATATTCTTGATAGTAATGGGAATTATAAAAATACATTTCAAATCCTCCTCGGTATATCCAAAATCTACAAAGAAATTCAGGAACAAGACAAAAAGCTTGGTACAAATCATGCTGTAGCCTTAGTCGAGGAATTAGCAGGTGAACTTTTGCCTGAAGAATGCGAAAGCATTTCTTATAGAACATATTTAACTGCAAGGGCAGCCTAAAATTTCATGCCACAATATAGGGGAAACCACTATATGAAGGATTAAAAAGTTGAAAATGTAACAATGGCTTGTTTGCAACGAAGCACCCTAACGTACCCCGTAGATCATACGGTACTTTAGCCGAGGGTGAACGCTCAACGATCATCCCCATGTCGGGATTTGGAAATATTTTCCAAGGCAACGGAGAATATATAAATAAGGGTGGAAATCCCGAATATCCAAATCATTAGGAGTAGGACGTAATCGCAAATGACGTTGGTGAGAATCCATTAAATCGAAAAGGTATGAACCCTAACGTGGAGTCGAGGGTTTAAAACATGATCTATACTTTATTGAAAAATGAAGAATTTAATTATGCTATAAACAAGGAGTTTTATGAGAAATAAATGGACAAAAGAAGAATTAGATTTTATAAAAAATAATTATAAAAATATGGACGATAAAGCATTATCTGGTTATATTATTAATCATACACCAGATAGTATTGCTGTTAAAAGAAGAAGATTAGGACTAATCAAACCTAAATTGAAACATTCTTTCGAAGATGTACTATTAGCATTTCAAAAAACAAATTACATTTTATTATCTGATGAATCAGATTTTAAAGACACCGCGGCAAATACATTAAAATATATTTGTCCAAAACATAAAAACAAAGGTGTTCAAACAATTAGTTTGGGACATCTTGAAAGTGGTCGTGGTTGTTATTGGTGTGGTCGAGAAGTAACAGAAAACGCACATAAAAATGCGTTAGAAGATTGCAAGATCAAAGAAGATAAAATTCTATGTGAAAGAAAAGGATTTAAATATATTGATAGCAAAATGATCGATGGGAAAGCGAATATAGGTTTTATTTGTCCAAATCATTCTAAAGTTGGTATTCAATATATGACACGTGGAAATATGAAACGTGAAAATATTATTGGCTGTAAATATTGTTTAGATAAAAAGAAATATAAATATTCAAAAGGTGAAAAGAAAATAAAAGATTATTTAGATGCCAATAATTATGTACATATAGATCAATACACATCTTCTGATTGTAGAGATAAAACATATCTCCCATTCGATTTTTATCTTCCAAATAAAAACATAATAATTGAATATGATGGTCAACACCATTTTAAGCCAGTGACATTTAATGGTATATCGAATGAAGAAGCTTTAAAAAATCATAAAGCTACAAAATATCATGATGAACTTAAAAATGAATATTGTAAAAATAATGGCATAAATTTAATTAGAATTCCTTATTGGGAGTTTAAAAATATTGATTTAATATTAAAAGAAAAATTAGCATAATTAATTGATAAGATATTGCGAATCTTATTTACTTAAAAGAAAAACAGATCCAACATTGCATCCGCTATTTTACAAGATCCGACACAACTTGAAGCTGTTAAGAAATCATCTGAAAATGCTCAGGGTTCAGCGGCTAATGAATTAAATTCCTATTTAGATAGTATTGATGGTAAAATGGCACAACTAGAGAACCGTGGACAGGAATTCTGGTTTAAACTTATCGATAGTGATGCTATTAAAAATGGAATTAGCCTATTAACTAACTTAATAAATTTAGCAACAAAGTTTGTTGATACTATTGGTGCGGTTCCGACCTTATTTGCTGGTATATCAACATTCTTTTCTTTAAATAATGTCGGTAGGGATAAAATACATTCCCTCAAAATAAATAATTTAAAAGACCAATTTGCCGACAACATACATAATTTACTTTGGATACAAAGGTTTAGAGTATGTTATCCGTGAAATACACGGTGATAAATAAATAATTGAGACAATGAACGGGGAAGAAGGTACAACGATCTGGTAATGCAGATGTATCACTACTCTTCTACTATGGTGACATAGTAGAATCGTAACAATGTGACGCTCCTTTTATCCGTTAGGACAGATCTCTTTTTGGAGATAAGCCTCAACTGAAGCGACAACTCTCACATCAAGTTATATGCAACGATACTTGATGAATATGCGCTCGGTGTTCCTGACAAAACAGGATAATCTGTGATGGATTATAAAAATGTAGAACTTATCTTCTATGTTTGACCTTTCGTTTCAAAAGGTAGATAAGAATGAAACATACCCTCTTCGTTCAACAAAAACGGAGAATATATAAATGAAGGGACTGATAACAAAGTACCAGTCCCTAAAGGAGAATATATTGAAGAACAAAACTAAAGAATAAATAAGTAGCAAAATTAATGGAGTTTTGGAAGATTTATGTCAGTAGAGAACATTTGAGACAGACATTTGACTTTTTCATCTGACAAATTTTTATTAAAAGTAATTATTAATACGACTAATATCTTTCCAATATAATTTGCAAAATACAAATCAGTCCATAATGTTCCTACACTGTTGATACTCTGTAGAAATAGATCCATTTGAAACTCACCTCCTTTCTTAGTTAGAATTGCAATAATATAAGAAAGGGAATTTTGTTGTCCAGAACGGACAGAATTTATTCACTTTTCTTCAATACGTGTCATATGACACTACCACATGGTAAAATTATACCAAGAATCTTGTCGTGCAACGAACTACACTGTGGTAATGTAGTTACAAAGACTCTGGCATGATTTTACCATAATCAATCAGAAATATAAAGGTGGTAAACTACTTTTATATTTTGTTCTCCAAAATGGGAGAATATATATATACGAAAGGACTGGTAAGAAATACCAGCCCTTCAATAGATGTGACTTGGGAAGTTCTTGCACAAAGGAAGTAAAAACTATGCGTTGAAGACTATTTACTCTTCGTAAAATGTAGCACTTATTTCATAATCTCCGTCACTCAAAGAGATTTGAAAAGTTTCTACGCTTTTGGATAGTAGAGAAAGAGTGATTATCACTACTGTTCCAAGTTTTGCGAATTTCAATCCAAAATTTAGTATTTGGTCAACCATGTTTTCACCTCCTTTCTGTAAGATACTACATTCACAGTCTGGAAATTAAAACGTGGAGAACCCACATGATGTCGTTTCTTCATAGAACTTCAGACTCACTTTCCCCTAATATATCTAGGGATGTGAAATTGACAAGGTACAATGTAGATGACGCAACAGCCGTGGTTGCGTTCACGGCTCATCTACATTATACATTTTACCATAATTCAACATTTTTCAACAGTCGGAACTTCTGTTCTTTGTTGAGAAATATCACATTTTAGAAACAAATAATTTCAATATTTTAAACAAATATATTTACATTTATTTCATATTGTGCTAATCTGAAAATATCAAATTTTGAAAATTATTTTAGGAGGTAACACAATATGGAAGTACATGGTGGAAACAAACTTATAAAGCCTACAGTTAGTAAAGTAAAACGCAAAGTAATTCTGTTAGAGCATAAATTACAGAGAAAAGAATCTGTTTGGAAAACAAAAGAAAAGTCTCTTTTGATTGACTCTCTTCTTAGAGGATATGTTGTTCCACCAATTTATACTATTGTCGATGAAAATGGTCAGTATGTAATTGATGGGGTTCAGAGATTAAGTACATTAAACAGTTTCTATGCAGATGAATTTGCTTTATCTAAAGATTTAAAACCTGTAACAATTGAAGGAACTGAATACGAAATTGCAGGAAAGAAATACAGCAAACTAGATCAGATAGTAAAAGATACACTGGATGGTGCATCACTTGTGATTTATGAAATTAGTAAATATACAGATCTTGAAGTTAGGGAAATGTTTGGAAGACTTAATTCTGGTAAACCTTTAAATGTAGTTCAGAAGCTTCCAGTTATTATGTCAGATGATATGATCGATGTAGTCATGGATCTTAAAAATATGAACTTATTAAGATTTAGATTGACTGAGGCTCAGTTAAAACAGGCTGTAGATATTGCCGTTGCCATTGAGACATTGATGCTTTGTTCTACAGATGATGAACATGATTTTACATCATTTAGTGGTGCAGATAAAAAGAAATTTATTCATTACTATAATGAAAATATTGATCCAGACAAGATTGCATTACTGGAAAGTGGAATGCAGGAACTTGACAAAGGTCTTGAAGAGGGAACAAAGATTCCAAAGACAAGTTTTTCTGTAATACTTTACGCAGCATATAGAGTTAAAAAAGATAATAAAGATTTTGATAAGTTCATTGAAACAGTAAAAGAATTCTTATCAAATTACGATGAGAATACGGAATATAAAAATAATGTTAAAAGTGGAACAAACTCTTCTGCTAGTGTAAGATATAGATTTGATTATTGGAGAGAACTTATTAAAACGCTCTAGTCTTAAATGATGATGTAAATATATTATAGGAGGGCATAACCGCTCTCCTATTTTCTATCCATTTATCATCTTATCTAATGTGTCAATGATAGTCTCTTTACAATTTTGTTGCATTTCAAAATAAAAAAGTGTCACATAATTTATCAATATTTCTGGATCTGCTTTATACTTATTAATATCTGATACAATTTCTATAAACCTATTTTTATTTCTTTCAAGAACTTCATCAGAACATTTATTGACAATTTCAGAAATTTGCTCTCTTGTATACTTTTTCATATTATCCTCCGTAGAAATGTAATATAAGTATTATAACAGATGGTTACACAGTATACAAGATAAAATCAAAATCTTATAAAATATAGGAATAAAAGGAGAATTACTATGAGTGAGAAATTAGATAATGTTTATTTAGAAATTCAACGTAATAAGATGAAATCCGAAGGAGTGAGCAATCCAATCAGGGTAGAATGTTTCGTAGAAGGAATTTACAATACGATAAAGGACTTTGGTTTTTCGGTGATTGAGTTTGAAACTATTGTAAATGAGCTGTTAAAAAAAGTAGCCATTGATAAAAGACTGGTTTTAAAAACTCCGCTTACAAAACTTGATAAATATAAAGGAGAAGAGGGCAAGTAGCCCTCTTTAATCATCATTTAATACAGTTTCAAAATGTAACAATGCTTCTTCGTAAAATCTCTTATAATGATATGCATATTCAGCAGCATTCTTTTGATATACATCTGATACTTTTAAAGATACATTATTAGGGATTTGTTCTTTATCAATTTCACCAATAGCTGCTTGGGTTAAAATAGTTGCTACATTATGAGCTGCCAGTTCATTATCAAAATTAATTTTAGACATAATTCTTCTCCTTTGTAATAATTTAATAACATTATTATAACACAATAAATTATAATCGAGAAGAATAATTAGGAATAAAAGGAGAAATAAACTATGGAAAATAAAAAAATGTTACACACTTATTATAATGAAGATACTTATGTTTTAATCGACAGAGAAAAGTGCGAAAGACTTGAAAAAGAGATTGAAAATCTTTTAGTAGAAAATAAATTATCTCTTCTTAAATCTCGCGCACTTTTATATGAGGTTTATTCTAATCTGATGAAAAGACCTTTATAATTCATCTTTATCTCCACCTAAAAAACCTATTTTACGTTTAGGTATTTCTGGAGCAGTTTTTGGAACAACCATTAAAAGAAAATTTAATTGGTGTACATGTTGTACCAGCTCTAGTGGTTTTCCAGAGGTATCTGTTCCATGAAAACAAATTAAATTACTTCCAATACTACCAATATCATTAACTAATATGGTAATGTTCTGATTAAATTGAACAAGAGACATAGCTACATCTTCAGTATTAGGAAGTTTAGCTTGATAATCTTTAATTTCTTCATACAAATAATAAGCGACTTGTGGAGCGCTACTATCAAGTTCCATTTTTGAAGCGTTTACTTCAATTTGTCTATCTTTGGTATTCTGTCTAAGAATTTTTTGAATTTCTGGGGATGGTCCAATATACATATCAATCACTTCTCCTTTGTAATATATTCTGATAAATCAATTCTATCATAATAGTTTGCAAAGGAGAAGTCGGAACATATGTTTATTGTCAGAAACATCCTAAAACATCATCCCACAATTCTTACATTCAAAAGTCTTACCAATCTTCTTACTGAACAGCCCAAATAATCCAACTGATGTGGCACGTTCTACACTACCAATTTTCTTTACATTTAAGCTACCACACGCAGGACACTTCGGTAAATTCTGTCCACCATTTTTAAATGCTAATTTAGGATCTGCTCCTGCGCGGATAGCTTCATGTGCGTTAAGCATCCGATTATATTCTTGGCTACGTTTTTTCTGGATATATGGTCTTTTATCAAACAACTCTTGATCAAACTCTGGAGAAGTCTTAACACATTCTTCGATGAATTTATCCTCCATGTCATCACCAAAGAAATCATACTTTATATCTTCATCTTCTTCTTCCAAATCGAGATATTGTTTGGGAACAGGATACATTTTTGATTTACATATATCACAAGTTTCTGTATCATCATTGTTACCCATATAAACTCTACCACATTTTTTACAATACATTAACATATTCTCCGCCTCCAGTTTTTGATAATTATACCATCGTAATTAATAATAAACAAGCTTCAAACACTTGTTCATAATATAATAATACATGATATTTAGGTCTTTTAACAACGATGATGGCTTTTTATCTAAAATTGGCATTTATAAAAAATCATTCAAAGAAATTGGAGAAGCGTTTAAAAACGCTTTTAATACATCTGTAACAGGTTTTGCCGATGATACAATTTGGGGAGAGCGTAAAGATAAAGGATTTATTGAAAATTTAAAAAGAAATTTAATTTCTCCTATTGAGGAAGAAATGGATTTATATGATAAATTAATTGTTAAGAAAAAGGATATTGAACCATTCTTAACAGATTTGTCAATTTTTGATGGATATGATGATAAAGCGGCTACCAAAGACTTTAAAAAGATAAAACAACATCGAAATGAAGTAAATAAAAAGAAAGCGACATGGGATGATTACTTTTCAAAATTAAAACCAAATCAGAAATGGCAAAAAAAATTAATTACCGAAACAGATGGTGATATTTCTAATATCAATCAATTAAAAGAAGCCCAAGCTGGTGCAGCTCAAGCAGCCGCAGATCACAATCTTCAGTTAAAGAATTTAACTTTGAGTGCCAAAGCAGGTAAAGTTGCGTTAGGTGCTTTAAAGATGGTTGGTAATGCGGCTCTCATGGCTGGTGTTACAATGGCTATTTCTTTTGTTGTAAAACAGTTTGATAACTATATCAATAGAATTAAATATGCAAAAGAAGCTCTTGAGGAATCAAAGGCTGCATATGATAATACAGGAAAAGAAATTGACGATCTTAATACTCGGCTTCAAGACTGTAATAAGCAAATTCAAGAGCTAGAGAGTACGCAAGGTATTAGTCTTATTGATAATGCGGAATACAATAAATTAAAAGATACTCGTTCCGAATTAGAAACTATGCTTCAAATTAAACAGGCTGAACAGAAAATTGAAGCTAGAGAGCAGATGGATAATGCTGCTAAGTTATATAATTCTGGTTTCAAAACTGTTAAGACCGAAAAAACTGACATGGGTTATGTACATAATAAACAGGTTACACCTGATATAGCCATGTCAGATGCTATTGACGATTATAATCAGAAATTAGCCAAAAATAAATCTTTAAAAGAAGAACTTGTATCTGTTTCAGAAAAAATCAATAATACAACTGATACATCTTCCAGAGAGTATAAGAAGCTTATTATTCAGCAAAGCAAGGTAAATCAGGAAATTACCAAAAATGAAAAAGAATTAACAAAATCACAAAAAAATATTGTAGATTTACATAATTCAATCAACGATATTAAAGTAGGCATGGATGATTATACATCTGCTGGTTATGCCTTAAATGATTCTCAACAGCAAATGTATAACGCTATTTCTGGAAGCGTAGAGGCTTATGCTGCATGGGCTAAATCTCTCAACGAGGCTACAGATGCAGAACAAAATGCAGCTAATGGTTCTTCTGCTGTCGCAAATTCATTTACTAACAGCACTGAGCAAATGAAGACATTAAAAGAGACTGTCGATGATGTTGTTTCTTCTTATAAATCTTTAGATGCTGCTATCCTAGCTCAACAAACAGGTCAATCTATTAATCTAACAGATGATTTATCTGCTTATGCCAGTTGTTTAGAATATACAAATGGAGTGATGCAACTTAATTCAGAAAAGGCTAAAGCGTTAGCTCAGTCTAAAGCTGAAGAACAGATTGCAACTATCGAATCCACGGAAGCACAAGAACGTTATCAGTATTCTATTAACGCTTCCAAGATTGATGAATACACCGCTGCTCTCGATGGGAAAAATAAAGTTGTTCTTAACGGAAAAGAAATTACTTCTGAAATGGTTCAGGCATTAAAACAAGATAATGAACAAATCGTTTTAAATGCTAAGAATTATCAGCTGATGACTTCTCAGATTAGGGAAGCCACAGGTACATATCAGGCTTGGTTAGATGCTCAAAATGCTCCTACTCAAGGAACAATGTTTACTGATGCTGGAAATGCTATTGAACTCATCATGGAGTCATTAAAGAATGGTAAAGTTGGTACAGATGCATATAAATCTGCATTAGGATTTTTAGTTCCTGATTCCATAGATTCAGAAGACAAAGAAGCCATTTCAAAATATCTCAAAACGTTACAAAGATATTTTGCTGATAATGGTTCTGGTGTTAATAATTTCATTGCTGATGCTATTCAGAAAGGTTTAATGACAAAAACTGAAGATGGTGCTGATATTGTCAAAGGCACAAGGATTGATGATTTTGTAGAGAAATTAAATCTTACAGAAGAAGCAGTTCGTGCAATCTTCGGAGAAGCAGAAACATATGGTTCAAAATTCAATTGGAATTTAGATGGTTTAAACAGTTTAGATGATGCTCTTTTTGAAGCACAGACCAAATATGATGAACTAAGAAATGACTTTGAGCAGAATGGTTTAACCATAGAAGTAAATCAGGATGATATCAATAATGCCAAAAAAGCTCTTGAACAATTAAGTGAGTATGGTAATGTTAATTTAACAAATCGTCAAAAGGTTTCCGGGAAAACCATGCGTGATAAAGGTTGGACTGATTTCAATGATGATGATGTTGCTACTACATACACAATGTCTGATTTTGTTTGGCAAGGTGATGAAGACACAGGAAAATATGTATATGTTCATTATACTCCGATTCTTCCAGATGGCTCTGTATTATCTCCTGATGAGTTGTCAAAGTATATTGACGAAACCTTAAATGGTACAAAAAATATTTTGGAAACTGATTCAGATAATAAGAGAATTGTCATGAAAGTTGATGACGGTATTTCTCACGAAGATTCTGTTAATTATAAACAGACGGGAGAGATGTCATCTGTAATGAATCGTATCGTTCAACAAGGTAATTCTTGGGATGAGAAAGTTCATGAATATCAGGCAACATTTTATAATCTTGTGGATCAGGATTTACAGAAATTAAATGACGAGTATGGTCAGACCAGCAAACAGTTTAAAGATTTAGCAAAACAACGCGCAGATATGTTCTCCGAATCATATTCTGGAGATGAATTTCAGAGTTTAAAAGATGAATATGATTTAGTAAATAAAGCATCTCAGTTAAGATCCTTATTAAATAAAGGCATTGTTAATGGAGACGCGAAATCTTATGAAGAACTATCTAAGCAATATGAAGTATTAAGGAAAGAGCTTTCTCAAACATATGGAGTAGATATTGAAGCTGATGGAGCAGCACAAGTATTACAGGATCTTCAGCAGCAAATGATTACCCTTTCTGGTTTGAGTTCTTTTAATGTTAATATTATTGCAGATCAGGCAAAACAAGAACTCCAAAATTTACAGAACGATCTTCAAGAATTAGAAAATAAACTTAAAAAAGTTGAAAATTCTTTATCATCTGCTGATGGTGACAAGTATTTGAGTTTATCGTCAGAAAAAGAACAACTAGAAAAACAAATCGCTGAGAAGAAATCTCAAATTAAAGGTAAAGAAGAAGAAATTGATTGGATTACTACACTTAAAGTCAAATTAGATGAGAGTGTAAAAGAAGCTCAAGATAAAAAAGATGAGTTAAGTAAAGACCAAGAATTTAAGGTAACAGCCAATACAGAACAGGCAATAGAAAAGATTAATGAATTAAAAGATTTATTGAATGGACTTTCTACTAATCTTGATATTGGTGATCCTTTACCTGTATCAACAAATCCATCTGGTTCAACTTCTACGTCTAAAACCACTAAAACCAACGGTCGAACTAAAAGTTATAGTAAAAATGGTCCCGCCGCTGCATCTGGCACAAAAGGGGAAACGGTTAAAACAGAAACAGCTTTAATTGGTGAACTTGGTCCAGAAATTGTTGTTGATCCTAAGACCGGCTCTTGGCGTACATATGGTGATAATGGTGCTGAATTTGCTTCTATTCCGAAAGGTTCTATTGTTTTTGATGCTAATAAATCGAAAGAACTTCTTGAACGTGGATTTGTTAATGGGCGTGGAATTGCATATGCATCTGGTACAGCTTATGGGAAAACTGATACTAATCCAAATTCAGTAAGTGGTTCTTTTGTAAATGCTCCTGTGTACGGAGAAAGTAGATTTGATGAAAAAGCCAAAGAACTTGGCAAGACCGCTGACAAAGCTTCCAAAGCTACGGATAAACTTGCCAAGTCTACTAAAGACGCTACAGAAGCAGAAGGTAATCTAGTAGATTGGATTGAACGTAGAATTACCCTATTAGACAATCAAGCATCTCTTCTATCCAAGAAATCATCTAGTGCATACCTCTCCTATTTTGGAATGACTGAAGAGCAATTTAAGTCTATCAGTGAATTAATGTCAGATCCTACCAATGTTGAAAACTATACAGAAGGTATTCGACAGTTAGGTGAGATTTCAAAGAATACTGGTAAATCTATGGATGAGCTTCAGGCTACTATCACAAGTGGTAAATTTGAAGAATCTCGTCTTAGTGCTAATGCTTCTCAGTTAAAAATCAACGATGAGAAAATCCAAACTTTAAGAAGTGCTATTGAACAGTATCAAGCCAAGTATGAAGGATATATGGCTAAGATACCACAAGAGTATCGTGATAAAATTGAAAGTGGTGCTTTAACCTTAGAGAATTTCGCACAGGAAACTTCTAAGGATAGTAATGCTAAACAAGGTTCATCTTTATATGATAATATCCAGAAAGGTATTGAATACTACGACAAAGTTAAATCCTCTGAAAGTAGTCTATTTGACGCACAAGAAGAACATTATAAAATCCTTGAAGAAAAGCACAACAACTATATAGGTAAGCTCGAAAAAGAAAATACTCTTCTACAGACACAAGCTAGTCTTACCCAAAAAGGTATCGATTTAGCAAAAGCTTCTGGTCATATTGTTAGTGCTGATTCTTATGAAAGTCTGATTTCAAATAATAAGCTTCAACAGAATAATATGAGGAATCAGATTAATGGTAAGATTGCTAAACTTAAAGAACTCGATCCAAAAGAAGATACAGAAAAATATCTCGAATTGGAAAATGAGATCGAGTCAGCAAGAGTAAGTCTTAAAGATCTTAAACTAGAGCAAGCAAATCTCAATAAAGAATTAAAAGAAATGCCTATTACAAATATGACAACCGTCATTAATATGTATAAGGATATTTCTACTGCTATTCAGAACTGGGGTGCTGAATTAGAAGCATCTGGTACTGCTCTTACAGCAGATTATTACCAAGAACTTATCAAGAATGGTTCTACCATCATCAGTGAGTATAAAGAACAGGCTGGAATTATTAAAGATGTTATGGATACTTACGATGTTGGTTCTGATAACTGGAATGAGTTATACAGTCAGCTTCAGAATGTCAATGGCGAAATGTCCAGTATGATTCAAAATCTGAAAAAGTGGAATGAAGAATTACTCCAACTCCCATTGACTAAGATTAGCAATTATTCTTCTGATTTGAATACAGTCAAAGATGCTCTATCTTCTTTACAGGATGATTATACAACCGTCATTAGTGCTGTTACAGGTGCTATTGACGATGAGACAAAAGCCATCCAAGACCAGCAAAAAGAGTTCCAGAAGAACATTGAGAAACAGAAAGACGCTATTCAAGATAAGATTGATCTGTTGGATAAGCAGAACACGAAGCTTCAGCTTCAGAATCAGCTAGAGCAGTCATTATATGATTTACAGATCGCCAATACACAAAAGACGCAAAAAATCATAAGAAATGGCGAGGAAATTTATGTTACTGATGCTGACAAAATTCGTGAAGCACAGAAAGCATATCAAGATGCTCAATATTCTAAAACCAAAAACGATCTCCAAGAACAGTTAGATGCACTGAACGACCAGTTAGATGATTACAACGATAAGGTCGATGAACAACTTGAAGCACTTGACAAAATCAAAGAAAAGTGGTCTGAGATTGCAGAGAATGTAACCAAGGCTCAGAATGCTACTTTTGCTACTGATTATCTTGGTGCAGGATGGAAAGATAAGGTTTTGTCTGGTAATGATGCAGATATTTATAATGCATTCAAGAATCAGTATGAACAGAATGCATCTCAGCTCAAAGCATATGAGGATCAGATTCAATCTACAGAGAGAATCTATAATCTTCTGAATAGTTATATTGAAGCGTATAAGGCTGGTACTATTACAGCGAATGAAGCACAGACACAGATTCAAGGACTTTTAAATCAACTTAATAAAGGTCTAATTTCTGCTGATGCTAATCTTATGAATGTCCTTCAATACAGCAAAGATATAACAGGTGCTTCTGGTAGCAGCGCAGAACAAGTTCTTGCTGGTATTAAAGCTGATTTGAAAACATCTGGAGATAATCTCATTACTTCTTTAAAACAGTATGAAGAAAATTCCAAATTAATTGGAGAACAGACTACCAGTTGGCAACAACTTACAAAAGATGTATCTGAGATGTTGAGCGTTCTAAAAGATGTTAAGAAAGCACTAAAAGAATCTGAACGTGATGATGATGACGAAGATGAGGATGACGATTCTAGTTCCAAAAAGAAACATCATAGTAAATCTGATGGACCTGGAAAGAGCGCTTGGTCTAATAAGGACGAAAACAATGGACCCGGTGCAGAAATTAATCGTAAGAAAGCTGGCATCGCTCACAGTGGTTTGGAAGCTGGTGTGGTTGGTTCTGGTGTTGCCAATGACGATGAAGCTTGGATGAAACTTATGGGGCTTAAAGAGTTAGATCCTAATGAGTATCCATATATTCTCAAGGCTGGTGAACAGATTGTAAACGATGAACAACGCAGAACTCTAATGTCTAATTTTAATAATGCATATTCTTCTGCTTATGCTGATGGAATCAAACGTGGTATTTCTGCAATGTCATCTCTTGGAACACAGGTTAATAATGCTGTGAGCAACGTGAAAGTTAATATTGAAAAAATTATGATGAATAATGTCCAAGATCCAGATGGATTTGCCAAGGCTTTATATAATAATCTCGAATTAACTATGGCACAGCAACGCTCTAAGTTTAAATTCTAATTTTTGTGACAGCTCTGTTTATAACAGGGCTGTCACATTTTATGTTGGAGGTTTATTTTTATGAACTACCAAGAAGTAATTAAAAGTATTACCACTACTATATTCTCTCAAGTTCAATCTTTAATAAAAGAGGCTCCTTTTGATAAAACATTTAGAGCCAGAATTTTGAAGAAAATAAGTGATGGTAAATATCAAATCGAATATAAAGGTGGTAAATATACAGCTAAAAGTTCTCAATCTTATAATGAGAATGATATAGTTTATGTATGTGCGCCTATGAATAAATGGGAAGAATTATTTATTCTTCCAGTATAAAAAATTATAAATGAAAGGATGGTTTCATTCTTATGTCTATTTATCATAACGGGCAGAAAGTCGCTGGGTATACAAGTGGACGAAATTCTGCAATTTTAAGCAATGTTACTCTCCTGCCGGGGGAATTTAAAACGCAGGAAGATGGAACATATATATGTACACTTGATAATACTCTTGTTTTAGATGAAAGTATCGTGGATGTATACTTTGCATCAAGTAGTCAAAAGGTAGGAAGTAAGGCAAATATCTGGGTGTCTTCTGCTGCTGGCAAGATTTATTTTCATGCGAAAAAGGTTCCAACACAAGGGTTGATCGCAGAAACCATTCGTATTGTGAATCCATCTCAGGATGATTCATATAATTCAGATCAAAGTGCTGCTATTACTGGATTACAACAGCCAGTCTTTGAAGATTATAATGGAATTTATCCTGCTACTACAGATACAAATCATACAGATGTAGATACTTCTAAATTACCAAATTATACAGAAACCCCTGAAAATGATGAACCTCTCAATTATATTATTCCCTCTCTTGGAAAAGTAAAATCAAAAAATCCATTGGCAACTGTACTTGAAGGTGTCAAAGGAGCATTGAGTTGGAGCGCATTTTTGATTAGTAATTTGAAAGCTAATGTGACAAAATTACAGACTGATTTGACCAAGTTACAGACTGATTTAACTTCCCATATTTCAGATTATGAGAACATCAAATACAACTACGTTAATGAGAATGATTATGCTGCATATGGGTGGAGTGAGACAGGTATTACACTAACCCCTCGTACATGGACACCAATCCCCCTCTCAACTACAGGTGGCACAAATATAGAAATTTCTGATGGAAAAATGAAAATCAAAAAACGTGGTACATATTTAGTTAATGTATTTTTCCATGTAAAAAATACAGTTAATGGAACACCATATTATGATTTGGGTATATTTAAAAATGATATTCAATGGAATAATATAATTGTAAATAATTCTCGTGGCGGCGGTCTAGGATTTATAACCAGATATAATTTTACATGTGTAATATGGTTGGATGTAGGTGATTTATTACAACCTAAAGTTTATTCTGACTTAGCAGATGCTTTATTATCTTCTTCATTAGATGTAATAATGCTTAAAAATTGGTAATACGGATAAACTATTTCAGATTATGAAAACTTGATTGAAACTAAGGTCGATAAGCGATGCCCTTTACCATCAAACACTGATTTTAATACTGTTTTAACCAGTGGATTTTACAGATTAAGTAATACAACACAAGGTACGAATGCTCCACCAGACGGATCATGGGGACAAATGCTTGTAATATCTGGAGGTGGAGACACAATAACACAGATTGTATTCAGTTATAATACTTCCGAGCGTTTTAATCTAAGGAGTGGGGTTTGCAAAGCCCTTGGTGGAAGTAAAGATTCATGGACAGCATGGAAAGTTTTTAAATCTGCTTAATTATTTGAACTGCACCCACGAAGTCCACGAACCTGCATTAATCCTATGTCTTTCCCAAAAATTTCCGCTTGTGTTAATAAAAATGTGCCAAATCCAATTATTTGTGCCATTGTAAGTATAACCATCACTAACGGTTACAAATAAAACCCCGTAACAGTAACCGTTATAAGGATTTCCTTTACTTGTTCCTGCATTACTTGAGACATTATATCTTCCTTGTGTAAGATATGTATCAAATCCAAAGTTGCCGGAGATGTAACCCTCAAGACGTTTATCATATGACGATTTCACAGAATCTAATGACGATTTCACAGAATCATATGATTTAGAGAGTTCTGATGCTTTGTTCCGATAATCTGAATTTTACACACAAAATTTTATAAAAAGGAGGTGTTAAATTGTATGCCGTAATACATCCCATTGAGCCTTTTGACGCATCAAAAGGGACAATTATTAATTTTACATGGAAAGGCAATCAGATTCGTCAAGTCCATTGTATTATTAAGAAAAATGAAACTGGTGAGACAGTTTATGATATGACTGATACTAACCAAATGAAGCAAGAATTTAATATGATTGACACAAATAAACCAGATTTATCTCCTACTAGCAAGTTAGTTAATGGAGAATATTATATTGCATATATTACAGTAATTGATAGTGATGGTGTAGAATCAGAAACTCAGGCTATTGGCACTCCTTTTTATTGTTTCAGTGAACCAGATTTTAAATTATCACTTAATGATTCAGATATTGTAAGAGCATCTACATATGAAATCAATGTTTCATATGCACAGTCAGAAAACGAAGATTTGAACACATACAATATAAAATTGTACAATTACAGTATGCAATTATTACAAGATTCTGGAGAAATTGCTAGTGATGTAAATTCTATGAAATATGTAATATCAAAATTGGAGAATGGTAAGGAATATTATGTTCGTGCGACAGGGAAAACTGTTCACGGAATGGAAATAGATACAGGATTTATTTTATTTTCTGTACAATATATTCAGGCACAAGTATTCTCTCCTTTGGAAGTGAATAACATGGCTGATATTGGAGCAATTGAAGTTAAATCAAATATTATTTCTACGAATGCTACATCAGAAAAAGATGTGGAGTATATTGATGGAGATAAAATTGATTTAAGAAATAATTCTATCACATATGATATTGGTTTTGAAGTAGCTGGAGATCATAGTGATATATATCTTTTTGAAAAACCTAATCTAAATACCTCTATTGTCCATTTTACAGGAGAAAAAACATCAGCAGATGTAATTTATAGAGAAGGCTCATATTCTAATTCTGATGGTTATAAATCATATTTTGAATTACAAGTAGAGACAGGTGGGCGGATTTATACAATTTATAGTAATTATGTAAAAGTCCCAACAGACAATCAACAGTTTTCGTTATTGGTTACAAGAGAATCAAATTTATATAATATTAAAGTTGTTTTAGTAGATAAAAAGGAGGTAATTGAATGATTTTAGGAAGAACTTGCACTGGCGAACCATCTACCCTACTCAATTCTCTCCCAGCTACAGATGATATTGGAACATTAACATTATCAAATGCTATTCATGATGAGACATATGTGACTGTAGCTGTAATAAATGTATCAGATTTTACAGGTAAAATTCCTTCTCAATGGACATTTGATACGAGACTTCATTCAGTTTACAAAGGCGATTTATATGGTGGAAATGTAAGTTTTACTGAAAGTATTGTCGAATCTGTAAGAATCAAAAAGAGAACATCCAAAGATTCTAAATTCCAAACCATTTATGAAAAAGATATAAAAACCAATAAGGATTTTGAAATTCATTTTATTGATTATTTAGAACCAACTGGTGAGATTGAATATGCGTATGTTCCTGTTATTTCTGGCGGCGAAAACAAATATATCACAAATGAAGTAAAATCAGATTTTAATAATTTCTTTATGGTAGAACGTGGAGCTTCATATCCTCTTGTTATGGATATGAAATTTGATAGAACATTAAATCAACAAGTAAACGTAGTTGAAACATGGGGAAGGCAACGACCAGTAATTATACGAAATGGAAACCTCAAGTATTATTCTGGAGATATTGAATGTATTTTTGTTGAACTTAAAGATTGTGAATGGGATTGGGAAAATAGTTGGGATTTTAGAAATCAATTAAATGAATTTTTATCAAATGGTATGCCAAAAATATTAAAAGATCCTAACGGTAATATTTATATGATTGGTATCACCTCTTCTATCTCTGAATCCACAGATAATTATAATAACATTACAACTAAGTTCAGTGTAACAGAATGTGGAGATGCTTATTATGTTGGAGATCTCGCAGATAACGGTTTCATTGATTCAGAAGTAGATCGGTAGGTGATTTTATGTCTTATATAGTAACACAAGCCGATCTTAATTTGTTAAAACAGGGTGAACAAAATATTTACATTAAAGTAGAGTTACTTAGTAGTAATTTTAAAGTATTAGATATAATAACAGGTAATGTAATAGATGATACATATTCTGTTGATTCTGAAAGTATGCAAAGGCGCAGTTATAAAGTTACTCTTGTTGTGACAGATAGCACATTCCAAATAGGTAAAGATAAAAAAATATGGTTAGATAAAAGACTTCGTGTAAGTTATGGTATCTATTCTTTACGAGAAAAGAAAATCATTTGGTATCAATTAGGTATTTTTGTCTACTCTTCTGTCAATTATTCTTATAGCGCATCTGATAAAACCTTATCTTTAACCTGTCCTGATTTAATGGCTTTGTATGATGGTACATTAGGTGGAGAACTGAGTGGATATGGTTCATCTCATATGGGTGACGATACACAAAACATTACTGCTCATGGTCTTTTAATTCCTGCTGGTGAAGATATGAGAAAGTCAATTATTGCTACATTGAAAGCTGCTAATATTGAAAATTACGTAGTTGAAGAAATGAATAAAGAAATTCCTTATGATTTGGAATTTGACACAGGTGTTACATATTCTCAAGTGTGGGAAAAGATTCGAGATTTATACGATTCATGGGAGTTCTTTTTTGATATAGATGGAACATTTATTTGGAGAAAAATACCTACATGTTTAGATGATCCAGTTGTATTAGATAATACTATCATGCAGAGCATTGTTTCTGAAAGTGAGACTGTGGATGTAGATTTCACAAATGTATATAATGTTACAGAAGTTTGGGGAAAAGTTCTTGAATTAAGTAATAGTGATAGATATGCAGAAACTTCTACTTATGTAGATAATGTCTATAATATAACGCTGGAAAATCTTGAAAAATGGAGTGACCTTGATAATCTCACTCAAATAGGTATCAAAATTTGTTCTAACAATCTAGCATCTCCTAAATTTGTTATAAATAAAAAAATGGATAGTGGAATTACACCTCTTGGAGATCCTATCCCTATTTATGATGGAGATCAAAAAGAACTAACGGCAGACACTTTAAAAGCAGATACAATTTATGTTTTTAGATATAGAAGACTTAATGCTATTGACGCTGAAACATTAGAGGCTGGCTTATTTTTATTAGGTCAATATCAATGTCATGGATTATATAAAGAAACATCAAAAGAATGTCCATTTAGTATTCCCAATTTAGGATATGAAGTAAAAAAATCTGTAGATTATTCTAATCTTTCAGATGATGCAGCTTGTTTTAATCAGGCTGAATATCTTACTTATACTACTACTGCTATGATGGACACAGTAAATCTTACTACTCTCGTAATTCCGTGGTTAGATGTAAATATGAAAATAGAATATAAACCTCATAATCTAGGAAAAGATGATCCTGCAAATCAATATATCGTAAAATCATTTAGTTGGTCTGTCGGTAATGGAACTATGAGTTTAGTCCTATATAAATTCCTAGAGGATTTTTCATTTGTTTGGAAACGGAAATACAATAATACACGTTAGGAGGAATAATTTAATGAGTTATAATGAAAAAACTCAACAATATGATGAATATCCTCGTAGTCAATTTCCGGGAAAAGTAGATGACTGGGCTAATAAACAAGATGTTCCAGTTACTATACGTCCTATTTTGGCTCAATATCAGACGGCATGGGATAACATGGATGTTAATACGATGGATACATTAAAAAGTAAATATCCATCAATTTTAACATATATATTTGGTGCTGTGGATATCAATCAATTACAAGATGGTGTTAAAGCCACACAGCAATTTTTTAAGGATGATGTTAAGACTTATCTTACAAAGATCGGACAATATCAAGTAGGTCTTAATGATGCTCCTAATGAAGAAGAAAAAGCCAATACTGCTTATTCTTCTAAAAAAACAGACGAACTTACAGGTATTACGGTTGGAGAAGATATTTCTATTCCATCTGTCGATTGGAAGCCTATAGAACGTACTGACGGTTTTAAATATCAGTGGACTTATACAAATGAAAAAGTCAAGAACACCGACAGGGTTATGACATGGTTTGACAATCCAAGTATTATTCCTGCGTCAAAAGCAACTGTTGCAATTGATGATAATAGCACTGACGGAACAATCTCATTCATTTCTGTAAAAATTCCTAAAAAAGATTTAACAATAAAATTAATTAAAATATATAGAGAACAATAGAAAGGGGTGATAAAATGTTTCGAGTTTTAATTAGAAGTGATAATACTACTATTGTCACTGAAAATCAGAGAATTATGCAAAATTCCAAACTGGTTGACACTTTAGAAATTGTTGTAGATAAAGAATACAACGGATTAAGTATGGCAGAATGCACAGCTTATTTGGAGTATTTAACTCCTATCAATCACAAGATAGGACAGGTTGTACTGGAAATTGCTGATGAAAATTATGAAAATGATTATCTGTTATACAAAATGAAAATTGATACAAATCTAACAAATGAAGTTGGACAAGTTCAGTTCAGAGTTCATTTTATTCAGGTTGAAATGAATGAAGAAGGAAAAGTAACTACTCCTGTTAGACAGACTGATTCATTCATTATGACTGTTATTCCAATTTCTGATTGGATGACTTTACCTGACAATTTATTAAGTGGTCTTGATCAAAGATTGATTGTAATGCAACAAACAAACAAAGCAATGGCTGACTTACAGAATACTCTAGCAGAGGATAAATTGGATGACATTAAACTTGATGCAGAGGCTGGTACTTTGTATGGTACATCTAGTGGTGTGAGAAAAGGAACTGGTGTTAAAATTAGCGATCTCGGTGATGCGATAGCAAACGACACTAAAGATGGTATGGTTGTTATTAATACATACGATGTAAAAGACGAAGAATAATATTGTATAACAATAAATTGAAAGGAGAATCAATGGCTTTATCTTTTGGCGAGTCAATTAAAAAGACTCAGATGAAGTCATCTGTCGCTGCTGCTCCGACTAATCTGAGCACTTTTAGTACAGATGATGTCCAACCTATTGTTATGGAACAAGAAGATGTTTCGTTTGTTCGTAACAACAATTATGTGTGGTACAATAACTACACTGATGAGAAATTGTCCTACATTGACGAGGGGAAAAATATCTCTGTAGACAGTTCTCAGATTAATATTTCTCAAGAGGAAAATTCACAGTTCATTCCTTTTGAGATGAATCGTTTTTATGATGGAATTGACTTAAAAGATATGCTGATTCAAATCCATTATATTAATCAAAATAATGAAGAAGATTTTGATAATGTGGTGAATTGTGAATATAGCAAGGATAAGATTCGTTTTGCTTGGTTGATCGATCGTGGTGTTACATATTTATCAGGTGAAGTCACATTTGAAATCCGTGCCACAGGTACAAATGAGATGGGTGATAATTATTGCTGGATTTCTAAACCAAATGGCAAGTTGAATGTTCTTGCTTCTTTATCTGGTAAGGGAGTAATTAAACCTGCTGCTGATTGGTATACAGGATTTGTTAATACTATGAATAGCAAAATTAATGAAGCCGCATCTTATGCTAATCAAGCTGCTACAGCCGCAACCAAAGCAGAGGAAGCAGCAAAGACAATAGAGGTAAATATTGGTAATGTGACGAATACCGTTAACAGTAATGTAATGGCTGCTGTTACAAAAAAGCTTGCTACATACTATAATAAAACGGAAGTTGACAATCTAATTTCTAATATTGATGTAACAGATCAGTTACAGGATGTATATAATAAGATTGACGATATTGATGGACTTGCCAAATTCAAAGTAGAATATACAGAAGCCACCTCTACTCTCTCATTCTATAATGGTGAAGAAAAAATCAAGGATATTATCCTTAATACAAATCCTACTGTTGAATGGACTACGGCTTATAATCAAACAGTTGATAATAAGATTTCCAGTGCAGTAAATCCAATCTCAGAAGCTCTTAACTCTTATAAAAAATCTAACGACTCTGCTGTTTCAGTTCTTAATGAGAAAATTGGTAATATCCCAGAATCTTTACAAACTGATTATTATAAAAAGACAGATATTGATAATCTTCTAAAAGAAAAAGCATTGGCTACTGATGTTGCGAATCTTACTTCATCTGTAAATGCGATGGAGCAGACAGTAAATACAAATAAAAAGAATATAACCACTTTATCTGATAAGGTTGCTGGGTTTGAAGATAAATTATCTGGATTAAATAAGAATGATACTAGCAAAACCTATGATGCTACTTATGAAGACAGCACATATACTCTTTGGGAAATTGAGCATGAGGGTGAAAATGATAAAGAAGTTCGTACTGCTAAATCTCAATTTAAAATTGTAGGTGGTTCAGGTGGTGGAACAACTTCAACCCTAAAGATTGAATATGTCACTAAATCTCCTGTTGTTATAACAACCGAAGGAAAAGCACTCATCAAATATAATTTCTCAGGTATCGACTCTTCTGGTGATCAAGTAACTGAAGGTTCTTATACTTGGAAAATTGGTAGTAAAACTATCGCAACTGGTACTGCTATTAGTGGAGAAAATACATTCGATGCAACTCAATATATATCATTAGGTACACAGAAATTATTACTTAGTATTGTCGATGATGCTGGTACTCTTGTGACGAAATCATGGACTGTGCAGATGGTTGATATTCGCATTGAATCATCTTTTAATGATAAACTAACTTATAATATTGGAACGGTTGCATTTGATTACACTCCTTACGGAGCTATTCAGAAGACAGTACATTTCTTATTAGATGGCAGAGAAATTTATACAGTAAATACTACTTCTTCTGGTATTCCAATGGCTTACAATATCTCATCTCAAGAACATGGTTCACATCTTGTAGAAGTATATACTACTGCTGAAATTAATGGAGAAACCATTGAGTCGAATCATATTAAGAAAGATGTTATTTGGTATGATCCCACTAACAATAAACCTGTTATTGGATGTATCCAGCAGACAGCCTCAGTTCAGCAGTATGATACAGTAAATATTGAATATACTGTTTATGATTCAACAACAGAAAGTCCTGTTGTAACATTGGCAGTTGACGGTAAAGTGGTATCTACTCTTACATTAGATTCTCATACACAGATCTGGCAATATAAGCCAACAGAAGTTGGTTCTCATGTATTAACTATTACATGTAGAGATACCGTAAAAACAATTAATGTTACTGTCTCTAAATTAGATATTAATGTGGAACCTGTTACAGCAGGATTACAATTTGATTTCAATCCAATCGGAAGGTCTAATAATGATTCCAATAGATTATGGACTGATGAAACAAATTCAGATGTGAAAATAACTGTTTCTGAGAACTTTGACTGGTCTAATGGTGGTTATCAATTAGATGAAAATGGTGATCAATATTTTGGAATCAAAGCTGGTACAAAAGCAGTTATTTCTTATAATCTTTTTGCTGATGATGCAAGAAGAAATGGTAAGGAATTTAAATTTGTATTCAAGACTACAAATGTAGCAAAAGCCGATGCTACTTTCTTATCATGTGAATCTAATGGTATTGGATTGCAGATGAATGTTCATGAGGCATATATCAAATCTTCCGCCAAATTTTTATATGTTCCATATAGTGAAGAAGATATTATTGAATGGGAATTTAATATTAACAAGGATACTGATATTCCTATTGTAATGGCTTATGAAGATGGTACGCCTGGTAGACCAATGAGTTATACTTCTGATTATTCTTTTACTCAGGAGAACCCAGCATACATTACTATTGGCTCTAATGATTGTGATGTATATATCTATAGAATGAAAGCTTATAATACAAGTTTATCTTCTCAAGCAATTCTTACTAATTTCATTTGTGATGCAAGAAATGCTACAGAGATGATTGATCGTTATAAGAGAAATCAAATCTATGATGAGAACCAAGCTCTTACACCAGAGCATCTTGCAGAAGCTTGTCCTGATATGCGAATCATTATGATTGAAGCTCCGCACTTTACAAATAATAAAAAAGATTTTGTAAAAGATACTTCCGTTGAATGTATTTATAAAAATGGTGATCAGGTGTTAGACAACTGGAAGTTCGAAAACGCTTATCATAGTGGTCAGGGTACTACTTCGAATGAATATGGTGAATCTGGTAGAAATATTGATATTATTTGTTGCTTTGATGGAGTTCACCAAGTTACAAGTAAAATACCATTAGATCCAGATTATAAGACTATCTTAACATTAGGAGATGGAACAAGATATGAAGACGGATCAGGAACTATTACTTTGACCAGGACTTCTGTTCCAAATAGATGGTTTAACGTAAAAGTAAACGTCGCTTCCTCCGATATGGTAAACAACGCTTATGGTCAGAATAGATATAATACTTATCTCCCATATTCAACTCCTGCTACCAGAAAAGATTCCAAGATTAAAAACTCTATGGAATTTGTGAACTGTGTAGTATTTATTAAAGAAAGTGATCCGGATGTATCTACTCACAGAGAATTCCAAGATTGCGAATGGCATTATTACGCACTTGGCAACATTGGTGATTCAAAGAAAACCGATGTAAGTCGTGCTTATGATCCAGATGACATGAAAGAATTCTGCGTTGAAGTAAGTGATAATACTCTTGCTAATTCCACATTCCAAACTGGAATTAATAATTCAGATGGAACAATGAAATATCCTATCAGCAAATCAGAATGGATATCTGGCAACACGGCATATGATGCTCTTTATAACAACTGGGATGGATCGTTTGAATTTAGATACGATTGTTGCGGAGATTCTAAGGATGGAGATCCCACTTCTACAGATGAGGTTAAAGAGAAAATTAGAACGAATAACCGTCAGATTTGGCGAGATTTTTATGAGTTTGTAATCACATCCACAGATACAGAATTCGTAAATAATTTGAGCAATTGGTTTATTGTGGATTCTGCTACTTATTTCTATCTGTTCACTTTAAGATATACCATGATCGACAATAGAGCAAAGAACACATTCTGGCACTGGGCGAAGCATTATATCTCTAGTGATGAAGCATCTTCTATTGGAGAAAAGGCTAATTATTACACGATTGATAATGAGGCGGCAAAGATTAACAATGGATATAGGTTTGACTTCTGGGCGTATGACATGGATACTCAACTTGGAATCAATAATAGCGGAGAAATGACTATGACATACGGTAAGGAAGATATTGACTATCGTACCGATGGCAATCCTTCTTCTGGATATATTTTCAATGCTGCCGACTCCGTATTCTTCTGCCGAATTCGTGATCTTATGCAATCTCAGCTTCGTACTATGTATCAATCATGTGAATCCAAAAACTGTTGGAGTGCAACATCTCTTATTAATCAGTTTGACGACAAGCAGAATGAATGGTGTGAAGAGTTGTGGAGACTCGATTATGTCAGAAAATATGAACGTCCTTATCGTAAGGGCAACACTCGTTTTCTGGAACAGATGATGAATGGTAAAAAGAAATACCAGCGTCGTCAGTTTGAGCGTGACCAGGAAATTTACATGGCAACCAAGTTCTTAGGAACGTCCGCTACTTCCAATCAGATTATGTTCAGATGCAACACTCCGGTAGGTGCTGTTGTAAAGCCGGATTATACTTTACATCTTACTCCATATTCTGATATGTATCTGTCTGTTATGTTCGGTAACTCTTCCGCAAAACAAGTTCGTGCCAAAGCAGGACAAGTTTATGATATCACGTGTCCATATGACACCATGGATGATACTGCCGTACTGATTTATGCTGCTTCAAGAATTCAATCTATGGGTGATGTTTCTACATGTTACATCCATGATAACGACTTCTCAAAAGCTGAAAAGCTGAAAGAGTTAATCATCGGTAATACAACAGATGGATATTCAAATACATTCCTGACCAACCTCGTAATTGGTAACAATAAGCTACTTGAAAAACTCGACATTAGAAATACGCCAAATCTTTCCACAAGTTTAGACTTTTCCAAATGTCTGAATTTGAAAGAGCTTTATGCTACCGGTTCTGGGCTAACAGGTGTTCTATTTGCCAATGGTGGTAAAATCACTACTGCTCTTCTACCAAATACTCTTACTTCTATTAATATGAAAAATTTGTTATATCTTACCAATTTACAGATTACAGGATATGATAAGATTTCTACATTAATTTTAGAGAATTGTAATGTAGTAGATTGTAAAGGTTTGATTGAAAAATCTAAGAATGCAAACCGTGTTCGTATTACGGGTATTAATTGGCAATTAGATGATACTACTCTTTTAGATAGAATCTATAGCATGAAAGGTATTGACCGCAACGGATATAACACCGATCAATCTATCTTAGCTGGTTCTGTTCATGTACCTGTAATGAGAGAAAAGAAATTAGCTGAATATCAAGAAGCATGGGCTGATTTAGATATTACTTATAACACGTTGGTAGAACAGTTTACAATTGTATTTAAGAATGACGATGGCACAGTTCTTGATACTCAATATGTAGATAAAGGAGAAAAACCTGTTGATCCAATTACGAGACAGAATAATCCTATTTCTATTCCTCAAAAAGAATCTACAGCAAAAGATGATTTTACTTATGCTGGATGGGATAAGAACTTTACAACCGCGTTTACTGATGCTGTTTACACAGCAACCTATACTTCTATCGTGCGAAAATATACTGTACGTTACATCTCCAAGGGAATTGTAAAGGAAACAATCATTGCTGATTATGGTTCAACTGTATTCTATAGTGGCGACATTCCAACATACACTGCTGAGGAAGCTGCATATAAGTATTATTTATTTAATAAGTGGGATTCAAGTGGTTATGTAACAGGTGACAAAGACATTAATGCCGTATTCGATTCTTGTGAATATGTACAGGACTACTTCACTAACAAAGATTTAAGCACTATGCGACCAGTTGAGATTTATGCAATGTGTAAACTTACTAAAGAGCAGGAAATCGTATCTGAAAAAGATAGTATCTCATTTACTATGGGAACAGACTATTCCTTTGAAGATATAACTGACCAGACGATCATTAGTCAAGAAACTGTATTTACTGGAACAAATTATATAGATACCCAGATTTCCTTATTTGATGAAGATAAGGACTTTGTTATTGTAGTGGACTATATGTTTACAAGTGGGAATGCAAATAATGCTGTTTTAATGCAGTGTTATAAATCTGATGGTTCTCTTGGATTCAAACTTTGGAATAATACTCAACCTCAGTTGACATGGAATACATCTAGTCTCGTTGCATCCAATATTGGAAAACGAGATATTCTTGTACTTCGTCATATTAAAGGTGAAAAACAGATTCATGTTTATCGTGGTGATTTACCAGCGGATACGATTGCATATTCTACATTATCAAGTAACAAATCTGCAATTGCCAACAGTACACTTGTATTTGGTTGTTCCAAAGCAGATGATGGTGCTTACGAGAATTATGCAAAAGGTACTATTTACTGGGCGAAAGTATGGAATGCTGATTTAGGTGATAAAGCATGTCGTAACCTTGCGGCATGGACTCACGAAGAAATCAATTTAGAAATGTACGCATTTAAGCGTTACTATTTATCTGATAATTCTGGCAGTCGTACATCTATGTCTTTCATGGCTTCTCATGTACTGGCTAACCAGATGCAGCTAAATTCTACATCTTCTAATACAGGCGGTTGGGCGGCAATGAATCTAAATACTTTTCTGAACGAAAGATTTTATAAGGCTATGCCTGTGCAGTGGAGACAGCTTATCAAACAGGTTAAGATTCACTCTTCTAACGGACAGAAATCTACTGAAACAAGTACATCCAACTGTTACATTGCTATCCCGTCTGCTTATGAAGTGGATGGTAGTATGAATTTTGAGCCATATAGTTATGAGGGTTCACCTATTCCATTCATTACTTCTGATGCGACAAGATTGAGAAAAACTAATGATGACATAGCCGTATCTTATTGGCTGCGTTCACCCAATGTTATGTCCAATACTTATTTGTATGGAGTAAATTCAGATGGTTCTTTGAGTGGTTATAAATATGCTAACGGCGAATCGTATGTGGCAATCATTTTAAGTATCTAATAATAATAGGACGTTCTTCAGAGCGTCCTTGTTTTAATGGAGGAAAATTATGTTTTATAAAGTAATCAAAAGCAAAAATGTGATTGATGTCCTCTGTTCAATTCAATATGTTAAATTTCAGCTCAAGCACAAAATCCTATTGCAGTGCAGTGAAGAAGAGGCACAGGGTATTTTATCGTCTACAGGTGACACAGCATATCACATTCCATCATTAAATCCATTCCCCGTAGATTCATTCGCCACTGTGACTTTAGAGGAAATTACGGAACATGAATATAATCAGCTTAAATTGACTCATTGTATGTCACCAGAAGAAATTATTGATCGGTATACGATGAGTCTATTGGAACAGGGGGTAATTTGATGAGTGATTTTATAGAGAGTTTAAAAAGATTATACAGAAATAAAATGCTGAAAAATGAACAGTTAGATCATCTCCTCTCTATTGGTAAAATCTCAAAGGAGGAGTTTGAGTACATAAAACGAAAGGAGGGGTAAAACGTGCATACATTTTTAATTCAGAATGATAATAGCGTAATTGCTACGAAACGACAGAGAATCATACAGTGTTCCAGACTGGCAGATAATACAACAGATGGTATGGTCTATGTCAACGCCTTCGATGATGAGGAGGATGATGGCTAATGGCTACCAAAACTTCCTCAAGCAGAGCAAAATTCTCACTTGTTAAGTTTGATGACATCGAGCATCTTATCAATGATGGTAAACTTGATGCAAATGATATCATCTACACTAAAGATACACATGAAAATATTTTAATTGGTTCTGATTTATCCATTAATCCAGTTCGTTCTAAAATCTATCGTTTCCTCGATGTTGCTACAGCGGAAAGTGCATTAAATAGTGCAACTGATTCTTATGAAGGTCAAATTGTCGCCATTCTTACTGACGGAGCTTATACAGCCTATATTGTCAATAAGAATACAGGTGGCTCTTTTTATGTAAGCAGACTAAGTGAGGATGCAAAGACTTTAAACTATGATACGTTAGGGAATAGACCGATTGATAATCTCGATGGTACTTTAGATCGTCCAATTACCATTTCTAATTTGACAACTGGCGTTTATAAAGTTCGTGGTCAGTATAAGATTTGTCCAAGTGATTTTACAACTTATATTTCTGGTAACGATCATATTTTTCTGGTTAAACATGGAGATGCTGAAGTCTCTATTCGCAAAATCACGGCTACAGATATGTTCAACTATGTCGTAACCGATGATTCTATTACTTCTCAATCTGAAATCCCAACAAAAGACTGGATTGAAAAACAGGGATACGCAACAAAATCCTATGTCGATGAGCAGATTGCTGCCCTAAATTTTGTCACACGAGATGAAATTTCAGACTACGTTAAAAACGTTATTTCAACAACACTTGATCCGATGATCGATGCACGGATTGAAACTAAATTAAATGAAACCCTCAATGAAGTTGAGGATTCAGATATTAATAACTTATTCTAATTTTTCACAAGGAGGAAAATAATATGGCAACTACGTTTACTTATGTATCTTTACAGAACCTTCAGCAGTATGATAGTTTAATCAAACCGTATATTGATGGTAAAGTGACTGCTGGTGTTGCAAGTTCTCTTAAAACTGTATCTCTGGATGGTAACACTCTGAAATTCTATACCGTTGCAGAGCCAGTTGGTGCTACTGCCCCGGCATTTACTATCGAACTTCCACAGCAGGATCTTACTGGTTTCTTAACCAAATTTGAAGCCGCTACCGCTGGTGATGTTGTTATTGTTGGTGATGATGGTAAGGTCATCAAAGACAGCGGTATTAAACTTGTTGATCTGGCAACTCTCGCAAACGTTGATGAGAAAATTGCGGCTGCAAAGAAGCTGATTGATGCTGAAATTCAGAAGAATACCAATGCAATTACTAAACTAAATGGTGATGAGACTACAGATGGCTCTGTTGCAAAGGCTGTAAAGACAGCCCAGGATACCTTACAGGGTAAGATTGATGCAAATAAGAAAGAGGTTGATGGTAAGATTGGTACTCTCACCGATTTAACAACCGATAATAAGACAAGTCTTGTTAAGGCTATTAATGAGAATAAGGCGGCTATTGATGCGGCTAAGGCAGCGGATGAAGTAACGCTTGATACTACAACTACCACCGATGGTATGCTCAAATCTTACACTGTAAAACAGGGCACAAAAACTGTTGGCGTTATCGACATTCCAAAGGATATGGTTGTAAAATCCGGTGTTGTTGAGGTAAATCCGGAAGGACAGAAAGCAGGTACTTATATTGTTCTGACTCTGGCAAACGCTACCGAAGACAAGATTTATATTAATGTTGCATCTCTGGTAGATATTTACACTGCCGAGCAGAAAGCTACACAGGTACAGCTCACCATTAATCCAACCACCAGAGAAATCAGCGCAGTTATCGTTGCCGGTTCTATCGGTACTGCTGAGTTAGCAGATGGTGCAATTACAACCGTTAAGATTGCTGATGGCGTTGTAACCAAGGCAAAACTTGCTACCGAAGTACAGGCATCTCTTGATAAGGCAGATAGTGCTTTACAGGAAGCAGACATTGCTGATTTGAAAAAAGATGTTGCAGCTAACAAAGCTTCTCTAGCTGAGGGTGGTGCTACCGACACTGCTATTAAGGCAGCTAAACAGGCGGCAGACGATGCCAAAGCCGTTGCTGATGAAGCAAAAGCAGGAGTTTCTGGTTTAAACACTAGAGTAAAAGCACTCGAAGATGTGAAATATGTTGCTGCTACCGAAACAGAAATCAAAGCACTGTTCCCGACCGCATAATAAATTGATTTAGTAGGATGAGGGTGTTATTGCCCTCTTCTATTTTACTAATTGGAGGAAAATCATGGTAAACACATATATCGGCTTGGATGGACTCCAATGGTACGATTCCGAGATAAAGGATTATATATCCAAGCAAATTGAAGATTCAAAAAAACAAATTGTTATCACCGCCGATTCCTATTTGGAGTTTCCTACTCTTGGAGATGCTGAATGTATCTACATCGATAAAGTCAATAATAGAGTTTATAGATGGGACGATGCAAATCTAAAATATTATGTAATCGGCAGTGATTACAGCGAAATTGAAATTATAGATGGAACAGGTAAATAAATATGGCAAACACAACTTTAAAAACACGTATTATTTTAAATAACAAAACCACCGATGAATGGGCGAAGAACAGTACATTTGTCGGTTTAAAAGGTGAATTTCTTGTTGATACTGTCACCAGAAAAATTAAGATTGGTGATGGTGCAACCGTATATGCTGACTTAGCTTATGCTAACTTAACGCCAGAGGAAGTACAGGAATTAATCAAAAACACATCTCACAGCCATAGTAATAAGAGTGTTCTTGATGCAACTACCGCTTCTTTTACTGCTGAATTACTCGAAAAATTAAACGGTGTCGCAACAGGTGCAAATAAGACAACGGTGGATGACAAACTCAGTTCCACTTCTGTAAATCCAGTACAGAATAAAGTAGTAAACTCTGCTCTTGGCGGAAAAGTACCTACTTCCAGAAAGGTCAATGGTAAAGCTTTAACTGGTGATATCACTCTTTCTGCCGATGATGTAAAAGCAATTCCAGCATCTCAGAAAGGCGTAGCTAATGGTGTAGCTTCTCTTGGTGACGATGGTAAAGTAATATCTGCACAGCTTCCAAGCTTCGTTGATGATGTTCTTGAAGGTTATGTATCTGATGATTCAGCGACATTCTACAAGGATTCTAAAAAATCTAGTGCTTATACGGCTGAGGCAGGTAAAATTTATGTAGATTTGACCAATAATAAAACCTACCGTTGGTCTGGTTCCAAGTATATCGTAATCTCTGAGACTCTTGCACTGGGTACTACTGCATCTACAGCATTCCCAGGTGATAAGGGTCATGCCGCTTATACACACTCTCAGTCTGCACATGCACCGAGCAATGCAGAGAAAAATATCATTGTTGGCATTCAGAAAAATGGTGCCGATGTAGCACCTGATGAAAACCGCAAGGTAAATATCACCGTACCGACTAAGACCTCTGACATCACCAACGATAGCGGATTTATTACTTCTGGCGCAACCACTGCAAAGGCAAAACAGTTAGAAACCCCTCGCAAGATTGATGGTGTAGGTTTTAACGGCACAACAGATATCACACATTTTGCAACTTGTGCAACCGCTGCTGCTACTCAGGCAAAGACAGTTAGTGTTACAGGTTTTAACCTTGTTACTGGCGCAAGGGTAACAATTAAGTTTACTGTCACAAATACTGCTGCTAACCCGACATTAAATGTGAATGGTACTGGTGCAAAGGCAATCAAATATCGTGGTGCTCCGATTAATGCAGGTTATCTTGCAGCTAACAGAGTATACGAATTTGTATATGATGGCACTGACTACCTATTTATGGGTGATATCAATACCGATAGTAATACTACATATACGGCTGGTGCAGGTTTATCTCTCAGCGGAAATCAGTTTAAGCATAGTAATGCAGTAACAGCAGGAACAGCAAAAGGTGATGATAGTAAAACATTAGGTTTTGGTGGTACATTTACAGTCCCAAGCGTAACATACGATGCACAAGGACATATCACAGGTAAGGGTTCTACTACTATGACCATGCCATCAGCTCCGACAAGTGTATCTGGTAATGCTGGAAGTGCAACTAAGTTAGCAAATGCTAGAAACTTTAGTATCACAGGTGGAGTAACTGCCGCCGCTGTTTCATTCAATGGAACGGCTGATGTTGCATTAAATGTTACTTCTGTAAATGCAGCCAAACTAACTATTGCAGAAAGTGATACATTAATTTTAGATGGTTCAATCTAAAATCATTTATCTCTGGTAAGGTTAAAACCTTATCAGAGAATTTAAAATCTAAAAAGGAGGGAATATGGCAAATAATACTTTAAAAGCACGATTAATACAAGCCTCTAAAACTGAAGCTGAATGGAAGTCTAGCAATCCAGTGTTATTAAAAGGAGAAGTTGCTTATTCTTCAGATAAGAAACAAAGAAAAACGGGTGATGGAAGCTCTAAATGGACAGATTTAGAATATGATAAATCTGTACCAACAGCACACACGCACGATGATAGATATTATACCGAATCAGAAGTTAACACTAAACTTGGCGGTAAGGTTGATTTATCGACTGATGGTGTAAGTAAAGCCATTAATAAGCTTAGTACAGGAACCGCTACTCCAACAGATGAAGACTATTATATTTCTCAATATACAGGTGGTGGAGCTACTACTACTTCATATCATCGTAGACCTATGAAGGCTTTATGGGCGTATATTCAATCTAAACTTCATAAGGTTGCAACAAGTGGTTCTTATAATGATCTAAGTAATAAACCGACTATCGGAAACGGTAAAGTTACTATTAAACAGGCTGGAACTTCAAAAGGTACATTTACTCTTAATCAGACTGATAATACAACTATTGAGCTAACAGACGACAACACAACTTATTCCACAGGTACATCGACTGCTCCTGGTCTTACAAAACTTTATACGTCTGTTGGCACAGCCACAGATGGCACAATGACACAAGCTGCTATGAAAAGTGCATTAGATGGTAAAGCTCCGTCATCTCATACACATAATTACGCTGGATCATCTAGTGCTGGTGGTATTGCTAATAGTGCGAATAAACTGGCTACACCGAGAAAAATAAATGGTATTGCTTTTGATGGAACAAAAGATATCAATAATGTGATTTATACGACCAAGAAGGATTATGATACCCTTGTTAAAACTGGCACATACGACAAAAGTGCTATGTATGTAACAACGGATGAAATAGATGATATGTCTAAATTTAACACTGATCTGCTAGACAGTTCTACGTCTCTTGCAAAACAAGGTAAATACCTCTCCTATTCCGATCAGAATGGCGGAAAATATCTTTCAATTAAAAATACAACAGATAATTCTACTGTAGCTCACGCAAAACTTATGGATGGTGAGTCTGGAGAAGGAATGGACGTTGACGCAGATAAGGTTAAAACCATAGATTCAAAAGGAATCCTTGTAGATGCTTTGGGTGAAACCACAGCACAAGCTCTTATTGATGAGGTTGCAAAAAGAGTGATAGATCTTACTGGTAGAATGTCTACTACAGAAACAGGACTGCAAAGTGCTAATGAGGCAATTACTTCGTTAAATAGTAATATTGAAATACAAAGAGATATGACTGCTACAAATGGGCTTAGAAGTATCATACAATCATCAGCCCTTAACGAATTATATGCTGGACAATTAACACAATCATTTGTATTCCAAATGGTTAGTATAAATGCCACTAATGCTCCTGTAACAAGCGAGGGATTATGTCTCTCAATAAAAAATAAAGATGGTGGTTATGGCTCACAAATTTTCATTTCAGATTCATCTTTTTATTATAGAAGATGTAAGAAAAATATATTTGAAGATTGGATAAAAATTGTTTAAATAGTAATATGAAGAAAAATGTTCTTGTACAATCTTTTTATTCTGATGAAGGAACCTATTCATCTGGTCAAAAAGTGATCGTGCCAATTCAGATCCCAGATGGATATAATATTGTTGGAACGGTCGGTCTTCAATCATGTGGTTTTCTTGCATCTGCATATGCTTTTCTTGGAACTACTTCATTAGATGTTTGGATTGCTTCTGGTGGTGGAACGGGAAGATATGAAGTAAGAGTTTTATTCGTGGCAAAATAGTAATAAAGCCAATAAAAATATAACACCTATAAGGTGTGGCTGGGCGCAAGGATCTAAATATGCATATTTTCAAATGAGTAAGGAGACAGGAGATGTATTTCTTCCATTCCTTTGTATGCCTACAAATGATGGAACTTGGACAATTGGTGTACATTCTGCTACCAATAGATTGATCTTTCAGTATGATGTTGATGGTAATTGTTATAAATATTATTTAACACCAAAAACTGAGAAAGTTTTGTAATATAAACATTTAACAAAGTAAACTTCATAGGCTTCCTTTTGGGAGAAGATTGTAATAAGAGGAATTTATTTCTCACTACATACTAGGAGGAGGCTTATGCTAAATAGAATTATAAAAAGTGTTGTTCAGGCTATGAGTGATACATTAACATCAGAACAGTTACAGAAATTACAGGATGTGTTATACATTAATTTTCAAGGAACAAAAGTTACAAAGGATGAAACAGAGATCGTTCCTTTAGATAACAATAGCGACACGCAAAAATTGAGATTATTCAAGATGAGTAAACTTGTTTCTGGTAGACAAGAAAGTACACTTAAACAATATATAAGAGAGATTATCAAGTGCAGAAATGTAATCAATAAAAACTTTGAGGATATTACTTCTAATGATCTGCGATGCTACTTTTCGATTCTGCGTGAGCGTGATAAGATCTCCATGCGAACACTTCAGAGTAGAAGACGTTATTTGAATAGCTTTTGGGAATTTTTGAAAAATGAGGGATTTGTTAAATCTAACCCTATCAAATCAATTGAATCATTTAAGACAGATAGCAAATTAAAGCAATCGTTTTCTGGAAAAGAATTGACTGATCTACGTGCATCTTGCAACGATATTCGCGAAGTCGCATTGTTAGAGTTTTTATATGCGACAGGATTACGTGTATCAGAATTATGCAAGTTGAATATCGGGGATATAGATATGCAGAAACAGGAATTTAAAGTTGTGGGAAAAGGAAACAAGGAGCGTATTGTGTATATTCATGATAATGCGTTAAGATGGATGGAAAAATACTTTATTTGGCGAATGAAAAAGGAAAATCTTACATTTTCGGAATTAGAGAGCAAGCCGTTGTTTGTAGCTTCAAAAAAACCTTATGAGAGACTTACTGTTGCTGGTGTACAGTATCTTCTTAAACAAATTGGGAAGCGGGCATGTGTTGATAATGTTCATCCTCATCGCTTCAGAAGAACCTTTGCAACAGATTTATTAGGTCGCGGCATGAGAATTGAAGAAGTTATGGTTTTGATGGGACATGTAAAAGTGGAGACAACTTTGATTTATTGCAGCATTAAACAAAATAATATTCGAGAATCGTACAGAAAGTATGCTGCTTAATAATCTGACTACCCATATTTTATTTACAACCAGCGATGAGGTGGTCTTTTTATTATGTCTAAAAATATTCATTGAAACATTCTCTCCTATTTTAGAAAGATTCATGTAGAAAATATTTCAATAAATACTTTGTTAAATGTTTATAAATCTGCTCTGTAGTGCGTTTGTTATATGTGGGGGTAGCTTCGACCTCCGCACACACCTTTTCAAAAGGCGACAGGGATCCCCACCTTGCCGCCTTTTTAGTTGGCAGTTACTATACTTTTTACGATTTAATAATAGATGAGAATATTTAAACTTAAGACCATGTAAGAGTATCCATATTTAAATAAAACATCTTTCCATAACATAACCCACATACTATCCAATCAAATGCAAACCAAAGCATAGTACCACCAGTAGAGGGCAAGATTTCAGTATTCTTCCAATCAATATAGCCAACCCAACATTCATAGTCTTGTTGACAAAGTGTTTTTATTACTGATAAATCTGTAACTTTGCCATAAAATTTAATTTTAATATTACTATTTAACCAAAAATGACGGTAAATAAAGAGCTATCATCTGATTAATATCGGTGTGATAACTCTTTATTTTTTATATATTTATCTTCCAATGAAACTTGACTTTCATTGGAAATCGACGCCCAAAAATCCCTTATTTTACAACAACTTTTTAAAGGAGGAAATTCTAAAAATGATAGGATCTACAAATTTAAGCACTGGTGGCGGAGTTGGCTCCGATGAATTAACAGCTACCAGTGCAAATGTACTTGAAAATACAACTTATGTCGGCGCGGATACTGATGACGAGCTGGCAGAAGGTACAATGCAGCATCTCACCAGCCGCGCTACGATTACTCATACGGCAGAAAATGCCACGAAAGTAATCGAGGGTGATGCAGCTTTTACATCTATTAACAGCGATGGAACGGCACGTGCAGAAATTAGATATAATGGCACTGAAGGATTTATTACACCGAACACTTTATTTGCTGTACCACAGGGAGATATGGCTACTGCTGGCGGACTGACTGCTGAGAAATTATTAGAAGGACAAAGTGCATTTGGAATCGCTGGTGCTGCCACTTCTGATGCGACTGCGGCAGCAAATCAAATTTCAAGTGGGAAAATTGCTTATGTCAAAGGTTCTAAGATTACAGGTACTCTTGCAGAACGTGGACAAGCTCAATTTGGTAGATTTGGACAGGGCAATGGATATGTAGCCATCAATGCACTTCCAGAGGGCATTTATCGGTCAAATGGAGCTGCTTGGGCACCAGAGGCACGTATCGCAACTTCAACATTAGCAAGCGGAATTGGGCTTAATGCCAGTGTTATTAAGAAGGGTGTTTCCATATTGGGTATTACGGGAAGTTATGAGGGTTATTATTCTGGTAATGGAACTATATATAATCGTGGTTCTTGGGGCAGTGGATATAACATTGGATGGTTTACTTCGTATGTTCAGGGTGTTGATGACTCTGGTGGAGTTTCAATTACGCAACAACAAACTTCTATTGCTATTACTACAAAAAATAAATACAGACAATCAACTGAAGCAGTTGATATTGGAAAAAAAAAATTAATCGTGGGAAATCCGTGGAATAACTTAACTGTCATCATGTTCTCGAAGAGAAACGTTAATTGCACATTAGAAGCTAAAATATATAACAGCTCTGGAAGTATAATTGCTCAATCTGGTCAAGTTGCTGATGGCACAGAAAAAACTATCTCAATAAACCTTTCTAATATAAACACAAGTTTTTATATTCGTCTGGAAAATAAATATGTTAGTAGTTCTTCTTACTGGTATAGTGAAGATTTTACAATATTAAAAATACAACTATCTTAATTAGTTGAAAGATATACTTGAAATATAGATACAGATTTTATACTACTTCCAAAAACATTACCAACAGATATATAAATCCAATAATTTCCAGAAAAAGAAGATATATCACAAATACAAACACCATTTCCTGATATAACCTCAGAATTGCCCCAGTATGCTTCGGCTTTATATGATGATATATATACTTCATTATTTTTAGTAGAAACTCCACCGCCGATTCTAGCCCACATTTCGACATTACCATATATTTTTAAGTAATTCCAACCAGAAAGATTTTGAATATTATTAAATCGTATTATAATATCTCCCTTATATAACTTAGAACCTTGTATAGAGGAACCAAAAGAAACAGAACCATAAGCAGTGTGGTTGCTCATTATACTAATCCCCGATTGTCCACCACCATAAGAACCATTATTGAATAGATAAAGTGGGTTGCTTACATATCCTTCAAAACTTCCCATAATACCCATTATCTAAATAGCACATTCAGGAACATATGTTCTGTAAAATTCTTGACAACTTAACTAGCCTGTATTATGATATATTTAAAATCATAACGCAGGAGGATCGAATAACGTATGAGAACATCGCACCAAATAAAGAATTGTTCTAAATGCGGTCAAGTATATATAAATTCTACGGGACAGAACCTTTGTCCAAATTGCAGAATAAAATACTATCAACCAAATTATAATAGACACCCTATCAAACGCACAGAATTAGTCCTAGAACGCGGCAAAATACTCTCATTGAATATTTTTACGTCTAATGAATAAATCCCTCAAATAAGGCATTCTGAGAGCTTACCACGTTACCACCCTGTCTATGATCGCCCTTTGTTCGGTTGATGTCTTTCTGAGATATATTCTGGTTGTATCAATGTTTTCATGTCCCATCAAATCTGCAAGTAAAGCCAGGTCATTATGCTTATCCAAAAAATTTTTAGCATATCTGTGCCGGAATGAATGCGGATATACTACCTCGACTGATACCTTTGATTTTTCAGCATATCTTTTAATCTGCTGTGCCAATCCGCGCGTTGTAATTTGATTCCCAAAACGGTTCAGAAATATAAAGCCGCTCTTTCTCCCTGTTTTTTCAATCCATATCAATACTTCTTTTTGAAGTTTTGCTGGAATAAAGATTCTGCGAAGTTTACCGCCTTTGGTATATAAATCCACATATCCCATCTCGACATTCTCGCCCTTAAATCTGATTAGTTCACTAACACGCGCACCTGTCGCAGCCATGAACCAAATCGCAAAATACCATTGTTTGTTCTCCATTTTCTTAAATTTGCGTTTTAAATAGATATAATCGGCGTTGCTAATTACATTCTCAAGAAATGTCTTACGCTGGATTCGAACGGTCTTTAATCTGAGCTTTTCTTTTCCAAGATACTGTAAATACTTATTGATTCCCAAAATTCTGACGTTGACAGTGCTGGGCGCATAATGCTCCATTAAATACTCTTTGTATGATAAAAGATTGGTCTTATTCACTTCTTGATAATGTGCATTAAAATAATTTGCCGTCCAAACATAGTTCTGGATTGTGCTGTCGGTTAAATTTTCTCTTCTTAAAAATGTCTCGTATTTCATAAATGATATTCTCCTTTTTTCTTCCGTATATCATTTATGTTCTCTTATTCTCATTGCAATGTAGGCGAATCGCGCCAGAAAGGAAAACCACATGAAAATTTATGTTAATGAACGATATGAAATTGTGGATGTAAATACCACAACTGATGAAACCCTGAAAGAATACGAAATTTCCGATGAACAATTTAAAGGAAAATGCATCGGATTTATTCGTGGATATAAATACGAACCAGTTTGGAAAATTGCCATTGATCCTGAGACGAACCTGCCACAGGTCGATGAAGAAGGTAATCAGGTTTATGAACTTGATGAAGATGGAAACAAAATCAACGCTGGATGGAGTTTGTATCCGTACTGGGATTATAACCAGCTCTGTCAGATGCAGCTTGAATACGAAAATAAACAACTTGTGCTGGCTATGGCAAATATGATCGGAGGCGTTACAAATGATTAATGATATGCAAAAAAAGATTCTGGTAAAAGCAATCGAAATCGGTGTGGAAAGTGGTGAGGATGCGCTGGAAATTTTAAAGTCTTATCCAAACTTATCCATCGCAGAGAAACAAGAAATTGGCAAAGAAGTTGGCATTGAATACTCTCCTACTCTCGCGGAGGCTCTGACGGAGAAAATCGCGGAATTATCTAGTGCTTGCAATAAAGCCATTGAGGACGGTGTAACAATTCAAATTGATGGAGTAGATGAGCATTTTTCTTATGGTATCGCATCTGGAGATCAGAGTAACATTGATTCCTTGTTTCTGATGGCAAAAACGAGTGGCTTGTCTCAGCCATATCACTGCTCGGACGGTGGCTCTTGTAAGCTGTATACCCCGGAGCAGATGTCGGCTATTTACGTTGCAGAAAAGATGAATACGACAGCGCAGACTACTTACTTCAATCAGTTAAAGGAAATGATTACTGATACCTATAAATCTGAGAACGATGTCGATGTTGTTCTTGGTGTTACATGGGGAACACCTCTGAGCGGCAAATATCTCGATAACTACAATTTGATCATGGCACAGAGTAACCTTATCGTAAAGGCGGTGACGAAAAATGAGTCAAAGGATGCAGAAAACACTGAAGTTACTGCTTAAATATGGTTTCTTATACTGTGTAGGTGGGAGTATTTATTATGGCATAGAAATCTTGTGGCGCGGTTTCAGCCATTGGACGATGTTTTGTCTGGCTGGAATGTGTTTTATTTTTGCTGGGTTACTTAATGAAATAGAGTCTTGGGAAATGCCGTTGTGGAGACAAATTCTACAGGCATTGGTATTTACTTTATGTGGAGAATTTATATGTGGATGTATTGTGAACTTATGGCTTAAATGGGATATTTGGGATTACTCAGATATTCCATTTAATTTATTTGGTCAGATTTGTCTACCATATGCTTTATTATGGATTCCACTTATTTTGATTGCTATTGTTTTAGACGATTATTTAAGATACTGGTTTTTTGGAGAAGATAAACCAAGGTATAAGTTATTTTAGAAAGGGATGATTTGAAATGAAGACTTATTCTTCTGTTACAAATGCAATTGATGCGGTAATTAATATTGCTCTTGCTGAAGTTGGTTATTTAGAGAAAGCATCAGGTGTTAATTTATATAATAAGACTGCTAATGCTGGTAATAAGAATTATACGAAATACGGATATGAAATGAATAAGATTTATCCTGCTGTAATGGATTATCCGGCATATTGGTGTGATAGTTTTGTTGATTGGTGTTTCTATAAAGCATTTGATGTATGTAATGCTAAAAAGGTTTTATGTGGAGATTTTGATGATTACACTATAGCTTCTGCTCAATTATATAAAAATAAAGGAGCATGGCACACTTCTAAACCACAGCGAGGGGATCAAATTTTCTTCACAAACGGAAAACGTATTTGTCATACCGGATTAGTTTATAAAGTAGATTCAAAATATATTTATACTGTTGAAGGTAACACATCTGATGGAACTGCTGTTGTGCCTAATGGTGGTGCTGTGTGTAAAAAGAAATATATCTTAAATAACAGTCGCATTGCAGGCTATGGAAGACCATTATATAGTCTTGCTGTGTCAGAAGGTAGTCAGTTGGTTACATATGATATTAAAACTGGTTTTAGGGGTGTCTCAGTGTGTGTAGATAGTGGTTTAAATATTCGTTCCTACCCTGTATCAGGTTCACTCATTGGCACTGTACAGGATTCAGTTTTAGTTCATCCAACAAAAAAGACATTTGTATCAAATGGAGATGTTTGGTATTATCTTCCAGATAAGAATGGTTGGATCTCTGCAAAGTATATTGATGGTGGCTGGGTATATGAATGCTCAGTAAAATCAGCGCGTAAATGGTGGTATATCCATAAAGGATATACTTGTACTACGAATGGGTTTGAAGTAATTAATGGACTTAACTATGCCTTTGATAATGAAGGATATATGTATGAAAATGAAGAAATTCCAGCAAAGGCTAATGCGGATGGCGTAGTAGAGATTAAATAA